GTGATGATTCTCTTTATAACCCGATATGTCTAAAGGATTATTTTTTCTATTAGATATAATGCTGTTATACCATCTTGTATATTTGTTATTCTTAAACATACAAGTATTTATCAAACTTTGGATCAAACCTACCGGTAACTAAAATTATTTTGCGCATAAAGTTATTTATGTACGCAGTTAATACCTACCAGCCGAAAATGTAATCTTTTCTAACGCTGGTTAATTCTATTGCACCTAGCGACTTAAGATATTCGCCTGCTTGCTTAAACTTTGCATGTTGTTCAACAATTAAAATAGGTTTATATTTTAATATTGTTTCTGTAGCACCTTTAAGTACTTGGAGTTCGTAGGTTTCACAATCGAGTTTTATCATTCCAAATTTTGGAAGATTTAAATCATCTAATTTTTTAATTAAAATACTACCAGTTCCGAGCGAATCTTTTTTAATATAACTTGCGCCAATGTTTTCATGATCGAAAAACATATCAACAGTATTGTTTTCCTCGCCCAGCGCAAAGTTGTACAAATCAACGTTTAGCCCTTTAACATTTAGTTCTAAACATTCGTAGACTTCGTTAATTGGTTCAAATGCAATTACTTTATTAAACCGTTCAGCTAGATGCTTTGCCCAAAGTCCTACATTGGCTCCTACATCAACAACTAGATCAAAGTCAGTTACATATTTGTATGCTGCATCTCTTACGTCATCTTGATATTGTGCAGGTCCGCCTTTTTTAATACGTTTAGCAATTAACCCTTCAAAATGTTCGTCGCAATCGGGCATCCAATATTCGTAAACTTTTTTCATCTTTATACCTTGTATTTGTTGTATTCTACAAGATATTTATCTATGGTTTTCTGTTCGCCTTTGAGAGTTAAAAATACCCCATTGGTTTTATTTTTTCCACTGTTTATCCATTGTTGTCCTACTGGAGAAAAATTATAATCAGTTGACATTTGCCCAAGAATTTTTTGATCTCTTCCCCACTTCCATTCTTCAACAGGAATACTAGTTAACAACTCTGCATACCGTTTTCTAAAATCAGTATTGCCAAAAGATACTAAACATGCTAGCCATCTTGTTGATTTATGGTGCTGCATTACGTACTGTTTTGTAAATAATGTTTTAAATTCAGCTTCGGTAAAACTTCTTGTGCATATCGTATCAGTATCTACTACAATTAGGGATTCACTATTTGGAATCTTTGATGCTGCAAGAAACCTAGCAGCCTGCAAATAAGAAATTTTAGATTCGTCATTTAAAAAAGAGATGTTTTCAGTTGTATATGAAACAAAATCTAATTCTTTTGCATTTATTGGGTTAACTATATGACATCTTAGTTTAATCCACGGATTGTTATAATGTATAGATTGTAATAATGCAATCCCCCAATCGTCATAATAAGATTGGTCGCACCCAATTAAAATACTATAGTGACGCATCTTCTAATCCTGATACTCGTAATTTAACAATGTTGCTTAGATGCCATTGTTTCTGATCAAGTGCTTTAATAATGCCCAACCACTTGTTACGTAATAGGGCAAAATCGTTGATAATTTTTTCAAAGTCTACAACGTCAGCTTCACCTTCTACGAACTTTTCACAGTCCCTAGAAGATAAAGCTCGTTGATAATTTTCAAGATACTTGCGAAAATATTGACTACGAAGTCTACGAAGTTCAATGTGTAAGTACTCAAGGATACCTTCAATCTCTTGAAGTTGATTAAAGCGGTTTTCTACGATGCCGGGCATTTGCGAACTTGCTTTCTCAATGTTTCCCGCTATGCGGACATCTTGTTTTGCATGAATTAATTCAGCTTCATAATAAGCCACAGCATCGGGAATATTGCTTATATCTTTACTAACCTTGTGGTACCAGTTCATTTAATCCTCGTAATCTTCTTCGTCTTGTTCTTCGATTTCTTCACCGTCTACTGCATATTCAATAGCCTGATCTAGATATGGATCTACGCCCATTAAACTTTCTAGTACGCTTTCTTTAATCCCATGATCTAGCAAAGCGTTTACAAAATCTGCTGCAACATCTTTTCTTGCTTTCTCAGGGATATGTTCAATAACAATAGTCCAAATATCCGTAATTAAATCTTCTTTCATTCAGTAATCTCCGTTTCAGGTTCAACAATAGTAGTTATCTCTGAATCGGATTTTTCGCCATGTTTCGAAATGTCTGCCATAATAACATCGAGACCTTTCTTTTCATTGCGTTCCCACGGCTTACGGAACTGTTTGATAATTTCGCCATCACTGGTTATGTATACTAGGCTGTTACCTTCTTTCTTGAGCATCCCTTTAGCTTCGAACAAGTCGACTAATCCACTATATGGACTCATACCTGTTTCATAAGGAATCTCAACCTGTACACTTTCAAACGGCTTTGCATAACGTGTTTTCATAATCTTACAAGCTGCACGAATACCTTGCACAGTTGAAGTTTTGTTACCGGCTGCATCAAGTTTCAACTTTAACTTGCGCATAGCGACAACAATTGAACTTGCGTAGATAAAGCCTTGGCCGCCACTGATTTTATCATCCGGATCAAACATATCTTGTGATGCGTATGTGTGATTAGTACATACCATACCAATGTTGTAAGCACCAAACATATTAACACAGTTACGAACAAGTGCGGTTAGTGCCTTAGGCTTACGGCCCATATCACCTTTCATATCACCTGCTTGGAATTGATTAACATCAGTCGGAGTCAACAACATGCCCAAGCTGTCAACGATAAACAATACTTTAGGACGATCTAGTTCATCCATTGTTTTGTACTCTGAAATAAACTCTGTGATAGTCTTTGCTACATCGTCAATCATAGCCATGTTAAGTTTTAGCAACTTATCTGGACTCGTATCAACACCAAGAGCATGTAGCCATTTTTCATCAAGCGCATTCTCTGTATCAATCAAGATAGGATAGATGCCTTGTGCTTGTGCGTTCTTAACTAGATTGCCCGAACAGATAAAAGATTTACCTGCACCAGATTCCCCAGCAAATACTGTAACCTTGCCTAGTGGAATGCCTCGATCAAAGTGTCCACTGATAAGATAGTTCAATGCGTAGTTGTTTGTACTAACCCAATCTGTTGGGTCGTTAAAGCCAATACTTAAACCTTCGATTGATTTAGTGATTGACTTTCTAAATTTAGAAATATCAAATGCTTTTGCCATATTAGTCCCTGTAAATGAAGAAGAGTGGGAACCTGTCCCACTCTTTTATGTTGCTTACTCTGCTGCTTTGCGATTACGAATCATTGCAAGAATGTCTTGCGCACGACTATCGCCACCTGTTGTTGCTGCTGGTGCAGCTACTGGTGTTGGTGCTTGAGTAACTCTTGCTACAGGAGCAGGCTCGCTGTCTGCATAGTCTGCACTAGCTTTAGCAGCTGGTGTAGCTGTGTTAGCAGTTGCACGATGCGGATCGCCAGTTGCTTGACCCATACCCGCTGGCTTGTAATACTGACCCCAACGTTCCAGGTCATATGCTTCGCCATCAACTGATGCTTCAAACATTTCCTTCATTACCTTAAGCTCAACATCAGTTGGCTTTTTAGGCAGGAAGTCGCTGAGAGTGTACAACTCATTTGTTGCCAATGCACTTGCTTCAACTTCTGTCAATGCACGTTCACGACGGCTCCACTTTGAAGTAGAGTAATCAGCGAAGCCACCTTTAGATGTCTTAGCAATACGGAAGTCTACACCTTTCAGGTAGTCAGTTGGCAACTCTTCCAATTCTGGATCCATCAATGCTGAACGGATAATTTGAAAGATTTGAGGACCAATGATGAATCGACGAATTGGGTTTGCCGGAGTCTTTTCTTCACGAATAGGATCTTCAACAACAAAGCCTTGGAAAATGTATGAACGCTTTTTCCAGTACTTACGACCCATGTCTTCTAAAGATTTATCTTTAAACCAACCACGTACTTCTGATAAGATCGGACAAACAGTACCGTCATTGTACATTTCAATACAAGGAACTTGTACTTGAACTGGACGACTGTCAGTTTCACCTTTAATACCTGCGAACGGCAACTTGATCATTGCACGTTCTACCCAGAAGAATGTATTGGCAGAATTGCCATCGGGTAGCAAACGAATTACTGCTTCCTTACCTTCAGCCATGTTCCAATGTGGGTAAATTGCGTTGTCTCCACCGCCGGTGGATTGTCCTGTGGACTTTGATTGTGCTTCTGCGAGTTTAGCACGGATTTCTGCGAGTGATGCCATTTTTGTATGCCTCCTATAGCCTAAAATAAAAATGTTGTATATGCCTTAATGCACATAAGCTATTATGCGCTTTTTATTTAGTATTGTCAACGATTATCTACTACTTTATTGGTTTTATTAAGCCAAAAGAAAAGGACTTCGAAAAGTCCTTTTCATGAAGCATTGCTGCTTACATACTGTACATGCCTGATAGTGCTTTAATACGAGCTAGCTCTGGATTCTCTGCTGGTTCTGGAGCTTGTTGTTGCGGCGCCATTCTTTCAGCCATCTTACGAGCTACTGTTTCTGCCTGCTCACCAAACTTCTTACCTACCATAGTGCAAACGCCTTCTGGGCCTTTGGGAAATGTGCCTGAATCTTTATCATAAAAGCTGTGCATAAACTCAGCTAATTCTTGTACGTTCATCTTGCCACTATGTTCTTCCGGCGATTGTTCTTCCGATTCCTGTGGGACTTCTTCTGGCGCAGTTTCTTCACCCCCTTGGTCTGTCGCCGGCTCACCGCCCACTGGTTCTGGTTGAAAATCACCAAAATCTAATACCTCTAACACTTCTGGAGCATTGGCTTCCAGCCATACTTGTACTAGGCCTCTTACATCTGCTTCCGGATCTTCTTTAGATTGCGTCTTAATTTCTTCTTCTAATCGTGGATCATCTATGATGCCTTTAAGACTTTCAATTGCATTAGAACCGTCTACGCCTGCGGGGAATGCCTGGCTAACTAACTCTTGTAATTGTTGTGCTGCTGCTGCCTGTTCTTCTTCATCTTGGCTTTGTATTGCGCTTTCTTCGCCTAAATTCATAGCCCATTGTTCAAACTTTGCAAATGGGTCATAGCGGTCTGCGTTGAAATCCTCGTCTTCAGTTTGGATTTCTTCTTGTGTCATGGCGACTATGTCGTCGTAGCCTAGTTCACTTTCTTTCATTAAACGATACAGTACAGGAAATACTGCGGCCATATCTTCTTTGAAATTCTTCACTGTAAATTGATCTTTAAATTGTTCTGCAATTTCTTGCGGAACTTCCATAGGTTGCTGTGCCTGGAAACTTTCTTTGTAAGCCTCATAGTGGCCTTGTTTTGATAGTGCTTTTATTTGCTCACGTAATCCGTTAAGTGCTTGTGTACTACGCTCAACAACACTGTTCGTGTCGCTGTTCATTAGATCATTGCGTACAACATAATTGCCAAAGCTCTTTAATTGTGCAATCTCTTCACTCATCTTAATGATGCTTTCACCAATGGCATCGTACGGTAAGCCACCGTTAGCCACATGGCGTTGCATAGCACGGGCGCCTGCTAAGTGAATGAATGGATATTTAAATCTTTCACCGTCTGCGTTTTCTACAAACAGGCCAGCGATATTACGACTTCTGGCACCCGGTGCCATATCGTCATTTAACTTTTGACTGTGTTTAACAATCAATCGTGTATTTTCTAATTTTTGGTAACTAACGCTTTTAGTACCGTACATTGTGCTTTCTGCCATAACGCCTTCTCCGACTGGAACTGAATTTTGTGCTTCTTGTTTAGGTTGAGCATTACGAGTTAAAAATTTGTAATCTCTTTTATCTAGGTTGTCTTTGGCAATATCTCTAGTGTCAAAGTTTAGTAATCTACGCTTGGCAAACATACGTAATTCTTTTAGGAATCCGTACCACCTGTCTTTTTGCTCTGCGTCCATTGATTCTGTAATTCCGTGACTGAAGTAAATCTTCATGGAATTATCTTCTGCTAGACTAATGCTAACGTGACCAATAGGAGTTTCACCTTCCATATAGTCAAAATCAAAGAAACGTGCTTCTTGTGGATTTATAGTAATTTCGCCAATTTCTGTACCTAATTTTAGACCAGAGAATCTGCTACGAATTTTGTAGAATAAATCTGTTGCGATGTTGTTAGTTGCGTCCATAGTTATATTTATCAATATCCTGTGCTTACAAAGATCGGCATTGGCATTTGTTCTTCAGAAAGTCGTTCAGACATTTTTTCGTAAATCTTAGGATCCCAATCTGCTAATACATCTGCCATACGTATAATTAGCAATGCAGCGCTTATTAGATCGTCATTTTCTCCTGATTTAGCATTAAATCCTAGGCCGCTGGCTACGAATGTTTTAAGTTCTGATAATAGAGGTTTTGATTTAATAATTAGTTTGTTAGTTTCGACTAAGTTCTTAAACTGACTACATGCTGTGACTTTACTGCGATGTGTTGTATTAAATCCCTTACGAAATTTACGCACATGCCCTTTGCGAATAGGTTCGCTTAGGAATAGTCCTGGAAAGTTTTCTTCACCGATGTCACTGATAACAATAAGTGCTGCTTCACCTAGACTGTTGTTTTCTACTGAGTAATACATCTGGGGCGCACCGCCTTTTTCTATGCCACGATCTTGGATATATCGCAGTATCTCTCTCATGTGCTTTATCTGCTGTTGTATAGGAGTTAAATTATGACGCCACTCTGCAACCTGTATCATACTAGGCATTTCAAATACTTGAATAGCTGCATAGTTGCCGCCTGTTCCCAGACTGGGATCTAACGACAATAAGTAAGTTGCCTTAGGATCAATGTCTTTGTAGAATCTAGTTTGCCCCATAGTCATTACAGGATCAACTCCAGACAGCTCTGCAAGTTTTACAGTATTAATCAAGGTTTCGTCAAAGATCAAGAATTCGCAATCAAACTCGCGCCGGAAACGTTCAGGACCAATTTTAGCACGTTCTACTGCCGCCCACTTCTCATCTCGATCTGGATGTTCATTCCAGTGTGCAAAGAAGCTGTGGAATCCGTTTGTGCCAAGTTCTTGTTCGTTGCCATACTCGTCAAACTTCTTATTAGCTTCTGTCCAGATTAAAGCAAATTGATCTTCGTCGCTGTTTGGTGTCGATGTAATGATACACTTACCACCTGTTGACAATGTAGGGCTTAGTGCCGTCCAGAACTCTTTAGCTTTCTCTGGCGGCTGCACGAATGCGAATTCATCACAGTAAATTAATGATAGTGACTTACCACGACCAGTGTTTTCTGTTGTAGTAGTTGCTTGAATACGTGCGCCGTTGTCGTATTCAATTGTGTTTCTGTTGTAGCTGTATACACCTGCACGAATAAAGTCAGGCAAGTTCTCATAACCGAATCGGTAACGATTCATAATATCCTGCGCACCTTCGTACTTATGAGCAGCAATTAATACTTGTGCTTCTGGCACAAACATTGTGTACCATAGTAAATATCCCGTAGCGCAAGTAGTCTTACCCATCTGACGAGGCAGCATACCAATAGACTGTTTGTAGTTGTGGTATGACTGTATTAGCCTCTCTTGGTATTCATACGGTTCAAACTTAATCGATCCACGTACAGGATGTTGAATCTTTAAAAAGTTTTTACAGAAGTATAACGGACCGTCTACCGGATGCATACATGCTTCAAGATGCTTAACTTCCTCTAACGTGTATCGGATCGGAGCATGTGCTTTCTTAATTAAATTACCGTCTAGTGATTTTGCCATATTGTTATTTACTGAAAAAAATAGGCTCCGAAGAGCCTATTTGGTTTTATAGCTGTATTAAGCGAAAGATAACCCAGTCAATGCCACTTCAGTAATTGTGATATCATTTTCTGCAACACCAAGTGCTGCGCCAATTGCATCTTCAAGATTTTCATAAGATCCGTCAAAACTTGTTGATGCTCCGTAGCCGTCTCCAGTATCTTCAGAGTGGATTAGCGCTACAAACTGATTAGCACCGGATGCTGTTGGCTTGCCTGCGTAATAAATCTCTGCACGGCTTTGAAGTCCTGTAAGTGCCTTAGACATATTACTGTTAGCAACTGTAGGTGTTGTGGTAAAGTTAATAGTTGCTGAAACAATCTTAATTGCCGTTAGCGTAGGAGTACCAAAACTTGTATATGGTCCAACTCCTGCTGCGCCATCTCCTAATACTCTTCTTGCATTGGCGTCAACATTAACTGCTGTGCCGCCCGCGGTTGTTCCATATAAATCTGCCATTATTTTGCTCCCTTAGCTTCTGCTAATCTTTGTAATAGTTCTGCACGGATACTAGCACGTAGGTCGGCGCCTTCTCTAACACGGTTCATTGGGTTGTCGCCGCCAGCCACTTTAGGATGTGTTCCTTTAGGCTTATTCATGCCACCGGCTAATTGGTTGTTCATATAGTCAACACTTTTAACTTCAGGATCTGGCTCGTTTGCATATGATTCGTCTTTTTCTTTATCACGCATCTTCTTTTCTAGCTTGTGATCGTCCATGTCGTGATCACCATCGCCATCTTGGTCGCCCATTGCTTTCTGCATAGCGTCCATTGGACTGTCATCTTTCTCCATATCGTGATCGTCCATGTCGTGATCACCATCACCATCTTGGTCACCCATTGCTTTCTGCATAGCGTCCATTGGACTGTCATCTTTCTCCATATCGTGATCGTCCATGTCGTGATCACCATCACCATCTTGGTCACCCATTGCTTTATCAAAGTCTGGTAACATCTTCAACGGACCTTTATCTAGATTACCTAAACTTAAAGGTGCAATGCTAGGTCCAGGAGGAGTTAAACTAGGCATTGGTTGATTGATCATATCCGGATTTACTTTAGTCATTAACTTTAGTAAACTTTCAATGCTGTCCATACCTTGTGCATTAAGATTAACACTCATTGATGGTGGAGTTACTGCAGGAGTAGATGACATTGGGGGCATCATTCCACTCATCATAGAATCACCGCAGGCTTCTACTGCTACGTTACTGACCGGGCGATCTAAGTCACGCATTGTTTGCATTAATTTATTAAAATCCATTATACTTTTCCTTTAAGTGGATCTGGATTACTAATCTTGCTCATAGGAGCCATAGATCCAGCTTTGTCTTGTTTTGCCTTAGGTAATTTGTATTCCCCAACACCGTCTTCTTTCTTACGGGCTTTAGCCGTTTTCTCTAAATCTTTTAAGAAACTCTTGTTAAAATCATCCCCAAAATAATCTTTGTGTTTAATTTTTTCATTTTTGTACTCTGCTTCATCTAGTACTGCTTCACCGCTAGGGTCTAGGTCAAATGTAGCATGTTCTGCTTCAGCTGGGTCGCCGCCGTTACGCACTCTGAAATTAGATTCAGGCACTAAGTGGCCAACGTGTACAGCAAGTTCGGGTGCAGTAATTGGATATTCACAAACCACTTCGAATGTGTACACTTCCATGTTTGCAAGTTCTGGGAAATCCAACGGAATCGCTTGAGCAGATGTTTTAGACTTTTCAATGATTGTTGGATTAGCTGCCCCGAGCATTTCCTTTAATTTTTTTTCAAAATCCTTAGGCAATTCGCCTGCGACTTTTACTCTAAAAGGGTATGCTTTTTTGCTTTCAGCAAGATATTCTTTAAAAGTTTTCATATCAGTATTTAGTCCTTTTGACCCAAACTCTTGAGCAATGCATTACGGTCTGTGATTATATAACCTGAACCTTTTAGCACATCGTTAGGGTCTTCTGGTGAATCTTTATCCATTTTTAGTTTCTTTAACTGTAGATCAATAGCTTTGAGCTTTTTATCTACTTTGTTAGTCTTTGCGGTGATAGCATGTCCTAGCATACTGCTAGCAACTTCAAATATTCTGCTAGAATATCGTACTTCTACGTTCATACCTAGATCCATTAGTTCGTCATAGGCTTTTTCTGCTTTTGCTGCTAGATCGTCAAGTTCGTCGTCGCCTAAGTCGTCCAACTCTGTAATCTGCGGTAATGTTCGAGTGATCTCTGCTACTGCGTTGTAACTATCAGTTATGCTTTTAACTTGAGAATGGGTAGGAGGTTCAATAACTGGCTTAGCTTCTGGCTCTGCTGAGTCTAGGTTGAACAATTCTTCTAACTTTTTGGTCATATAATTACTTATCTACGTTTACTGCCTTGGTGGAAAATATCGCCTTCATTTACTATTCGAAATTTGATACCTTGCTGTTTGCACCATGCAGTAGCAGCTTCCCATTTGGCTACATTCTTAACATACTGTTGCTGATTGTATTGACTCTTTCCTACTTTATCTATAAATGTTTGACTAGACGGCTTTACTTCTATTAGCTCTGCATGTTTCGCGCCGTTTTTATCGTTGTACACTACAAAGAAATCAGGAACATAAATGGTATATTTGCCAGTGAGCGGATCCCTATACGGTATTTGTACGCTTTCGCTTGCCCACTTCTCAACGCTAGGATGTTCGTCTAGCATTTTCATAAAGATAAATTCCCAAGAGCTGCGAGACATAGGAGTTTTCTTCCCAACATACTTTTCGGGATTTTTTACTTCATATCTACCTTGTGCAAACTTTGCCATTATGCTGCAATATTCCTAATTTGAGTTGGTTTTACATCAGCAGTTCTAAATCCTAGTGTACTACTAGGAGTTCTATTATTATTAAGAACTTCTCCGACTACTTGACTTAACCCTAGATTATCAAACCCAGTTAGGCTGTCTAATATTTGAAATATAGGAGTACCGTCTAACTTTGCCTGTTTTAATAAAACAGTTGATACTGTTTGTGCTGCATCTAATTCGAATCCTTTTGATCTAAAGAATGCAATAGTTGCATTGACATCATCAGCATTAAATTCTAAAGGTGCTTGCCCATAACTATCAAAGAATAGTTTTGTTCCTGCTGCACTATCCTGTTTAATTTGTGCGGGGAGATTAGTAGTTGCCATATTACGGTGCTAGGTTCTTTGGTGAAGCAGTAGTTGTTTCTGTGTTGCTGGAGCTTTTAGGAAATATTGTTCCTACAAGGCCGCCTACGGTGCTTACTGCGGTTGCAATATTTGCTGGGTTGCTTAAAACATTTATTGCTTCTCTCTTAAGACTATCTTTTGAAAGTTCTTTAAAATTCTTGTAGGTGTTGACCGTTTTAATAGCACTCCCTAAGAATCCCCCAAAACTGTCAAAAGTATTACCATTAGCTAAATCGCCAAATATACTTTCTAATCCATCAAGGACTCCGCCGTCACCTGTTAAGTTGCTTACGCCGCCGCCTGCTACACTTAATGGACTTGGTACAGTATCATAGTGCAGTGTGGCAAATCCTTTTGGACTATCATATCCTACATTACCCGCACTATACTTTACCGCTTCATATTCTAAAGTCATTTGACTTTCTAGTACTTCACTACCTGCTGCATAATCTAATGATCCGTGATTCCAGTTAGTAATTTTTGGATTAATTAACGTGTATCCGGTAAAGCGTCTGCGCGCCATAGTGTATATGCTAATGCTTTTAAAGAAAGGAACAGAAATATTATTATCCATACCGTATCTAAAATTATCTAGTGGTGTCTTTGTAGGCCTGAATTTATTTTCGTTATACGCAGAAGTTGGCAAGTGTCTATCAGCAACATAGTATCCGTAGTATATTGCCCATAATGCATTAGTTACACCTGCTGCATCATCGTGCATGGTAATTGATATAGGTTCGTAGTTGATGTTTTTGTAAACAATCTTTTTTCTATTATATTGATTTTTTGTAAGAGTATCAAATTTAAATTTAGGAAGTTCTGTAGTTTTAACCAGCATACCAACTTCTTGAGAATGTTTAGCTGTAAATGCTGCTGCTGCGTGGGCAGTTGGATCAATCTCAAATCGCACATAGTAATTAAACTTTGTACGAGGAGCTAATCTCATAGTATCGTCTATGAATAGACGCGTGGCATGCTGCCAGTTAGAAACTATTCCCTTAGGAGTAGTTAACCCTGTGCCTACGCCATTTAGAAAACGAGTAAAGTAGTTTGCCATAATAATATTTATGCCGTAAAAAAAGCCCGGAATGCGTCCGAGCTTTTTCTAGTACTGCGTAGATTAGACTGGTGTACCTGCTCCAGTAACTGCCTCGCCAAGTGTACGACCAACTGCTGCACCGATACCAGATCCAACACTGGATGCTCCTGCACCCCATTGTTCCATGTTATCAAAGCGGATTGTTAGTGCCACAGTAGCTGCTTCGTTAGTAGCGTAATTCATATCGCCGTAGTCTGCATTCATTAAGATGCAACCATACATGTTCATAGTTTCTAGAACGTTTGATACGTAGTTACCGTTACCGCCGTCTAGTACTTCAACACGAGTTGTGAACTTATAGTCAATACCTGAACGTGCAGATGATTGTTCCATAAAGTCAAACTGTTTCTGAATTTGCTGACCAACTAACTTTTGAACTTCACCACTAGCATCATCACGTAATGTTAATGATAATGTTTCAAAGCTAGGCTTACCAGCAAGGTAAACCTTGCTGTTGTAAACGTCTAACATAATCTCTTCAAAGTTTACCTTTGGACGAGTAACGTCTTGTACTTGCTTGGTTAGCTCAGTGGCTGCTGCAACACCAAAACCTAAGAGAGTCACTCTAAAGCGATACTTCAGTTTTGGCATCAATAGTACTTGCGTACTGCCGGCGCCTCCTGTCGGGATACCAAAATTATTTAATGATGTAATAGCCATTTTTAAATCTCTCCTGTGTTCTTGACACGCAATGGAATGTAAATGAACTCAACTGCCTTGACGGGTTCGATAGCGATATCTACCCAAAGCTCGTTGCGATCAATTCTTGCCGCTGTGTTATTTGACTCGTCACACACTACAGCAAAGTCATACAATGCACGTAAGCCTACCAATTCTAACAATAGACTTTCACATGCTTGTTTAACTTCATCTCTAGTAATCTTATCATTTGGTTCAAAGATAAACGGACGAGCTAATTTGTTTAACTGACTACGTAAGTATACTGTTAAACGTGCTACGTTGATACGATCTAATGCTGATGCGTTTCTTGCACGAGTCTTCTGACCATAGTTAACTAGTCCAACACCATTAAAGAATGTAATTGGGTTAATTTTTAAGTCATATAACGTATCACGTTGACCTTCATTCAGTGCAACAGTTTGGAATTCACCGCTTGCTGCATCAATGTAACCAACGGCTGTAGCGTTAGTAATGCCACCGCGTCTTGTACCTGCTGGAGCAAACCATGGGTAAGAAACGTTGTCGCTTAGTGCAATAGTCTTAAGCATCATGTGTGAGCTAGGAACAACTGCATTGGCGCCGCTTAGGTCTGTGGTAAATCCACTTGGGTAGAACGTAGCCAAGTATTCGTCGTAAGTAACAAGCCCTTTATCGCCGTTATCAGTAACTAGCTCTGCATTTGAACCCCAGTTAGTTAATGTTGTAGCATCGCTAGCTAAACGTAGTGGAGTGTCACCAACTACAAACGCTGTAATTCCACGATCGATATTCAAGTTAACTAGATTGCTCATTAGCTCAGGATATCCTGGGCAAGAAATAATGTTAAAGTTACGTCTTTCTTCGTCACGGATCTCGCTGCTTGTATCAACTGCACTCTTAAGCGCAGCAACTACAACACCACGTTGTGCATGACGTAGGAATGATCCAGAACCGTCTTCATTATTTGGGCTAGCTGTAACCCAACGATCAGTTGCATAGTCTGCCATAGATTCGTTGTTGTTAAAACGTACATTATCACTTGCTGTATTCACGTAGTTGTTTTGGTAACGCTTAACGTTGCCGCCACTTCTGCGCAAGTTCCACAGCAACATGCCTCTTGGATATAGATCTGGATCTGGAGCATCAAAGTCTAAGAAGTTACTGTTAGCTAGATCGCTAATAGAAGCTGCAATAGTTTCTTCGCCGTTCAAGTCATAACGTGCATCGGCAAACAAGATACCTTCTTCAGTTTGTTGATCAGTCTTGTCAACTAATTCCCAACGATTCTTTCCGTCGGCAATATCAGTTCTTGCTGAATTGTAACGGTAAATTGTTGGATAATTTTCTAAGTCGGCTGTGCTAATCCACAAGTCGCCTGTTAGTGTTCCGGCTATCCAAGGATTGCTTGCTGATACCACTGGAGTGTATCCAATACGTGTTGTATCTACGCTATTAAAATCTGATGCAGCGTTTCTGTAACCAACCCAAGTTGTACCATCATGTATCATAATGTCAACATCGCCAACACTAGAGCTGTACCATAATTGTCCATCATCTGCTTCGTTTAGAGGAGCGCTAGCAGATGCACTAAAGGCAGTAGTTGTAAATGGTGCCCAGGCTGAGACAACATAGTCATCACTTGAACCTGCAGGCGCAGCATATACATTTAGTGCGCTGGCAAACAAGTTACCAAATACACTGTCAGTGTCGACAATTCTAAAGTCGCCTCCTAACTTGTGGTAAATGCTCAATACGTTAGTTGCATTAGTAGGCGCGGTACTTGCTGCTACTGATTCTGCTTCAATGTTTGCAAATCCTGCTGCGTTAATTGCTTGAGCAATTAGTTCAGCATCGTCCATGTCGTTGGTAGCAGTGAATGAAATAGTCTTTGCTGTACCTAATGCAATAACACCCTTAACACTTTCTGCAATTGTGAATGACTTTGGACCAGTAGATGCAACTGATCCTACTGTTATGCTAGTAGCAATTGTTGTGTATTGTCCGGCCGCAACAGACCGTCTCCACATTCTAAATGTAACACTATCAGGCACTATGTCATTGAACGAGCCTTCTTGGCTGTTTGTTTGAACCATTAATGCGTTAGCACTAATGTTGATTCCGCCGCCGCTGCGGTCTAAGTAATACAATGCTGCATTTGTAGTAGCATAGATAGGAGCTTCGCTTGCTACCCAAGTAGCAGTCGCTGAATTCCATTGCTTAACTCTCCAACGTGCGCCATTGTTTGGCTCAGTTGTCTTTAACCATACTGAACCTGTTGGGCGTGCAGTTGCATCGTTGCTCTTCCATGTTGGAACTTGCGTATGTGGAGTTTGCTGTAGACCTGGAGCATAAAATGTGCCAGCAACTAAACCTAATAAGGATAGTGTAGTAGTGCCTGCACCAATGGTAATTGTTGTTGACAGACTAGAATCAACAGTAGCTGGTTGATCGTTAGTACCGGAAGTATAAAGATAAATTTCGCCGCCAACTGCTCTAGCAAATACGCCTCTTGCTTCTTCAGCATCAACAATAGTTAATCCATTAATAAGTGCAACTGTTGCTGCAACAGTTTCGCCACCGGTCAATGTAATAGTTGTTCCGTTAATTGTAAAGTTGCCTGCTATAGGAGTACTAAAGCCAGAGCCAGTTACAGTTGCGTGGCTTAATGCCCACTCTGTAGAACCAACTAGCGCCCATGCACCTGCAACAACACCAGCGACTGGTAGTCCAGCGCTCTTGAAATAAATTTTAGCTTCTTCGCTACCTGCGCCGCTTCCTTGCACTGTTTGGAACACAACACAGTAGTCACCGATAGAGCCAATAGATGCTTTTGGAACACCGCCTGATTCAATTTTAGAACTGTCGTCGTCTGTTAGTACTATTGGAGTTTTTGCTGCAAACTTCTGTCCACCGGTAGTGCTAACATCTGCACTGTTCCACTCTTGGATGCCCCAAGTAGTCGCTTGCGTATCAACCCACCATTTGCCGTTATTCGGGGCCGCTCCCGGAGCAGTTGCTTGGGCTTCTAACTCTGATAGATCAACATCAGCACGTACAATAAATGCTGCGTTGCTGACTCCTAGCAAGCTGTAAGCTGCTAGCAGACCGTATTCGTTTCTTTCACCGCCGTGTACTGGACTTGAAGAAGCAGTCTTCTCAAAGAATGGTACTCCAAACAGATCAGTAAGATCGCGTTGGCTAGTTAGTTTAAATGCCTTGCCGGCATTTGCTTTTGTTGTGGATGAGGCAACCGCTGTCCCTGATCCGTTCGTTTTGTCTTGCGCTGTAGCTACTACGATAAGAGGAGTAGTACCAGGCTCTGCTGGTGTGTAAAAACTCTCGTCGATAACTGTAACTTGTACGCCTGGTGATTGTAGTGCCATATTCCCTATTCTCCTGGTAATAGTTTACTCAAAGTATTTACCTGAATGCAGGAAAAATAGTCCGTTATAACCCCTGAAAAAGGGGCAGAAAAGGCTAAGTATTTTTATGAGACCACTTTGCAAGTGCGGATACCGCCCTAAAGCAGTAAATTACAAGAAAAATGACAGAGTATACTACCGAAGTCTCTGTGAAATCTGCATGTCCAACGGAATTGGTCATGGAATACCCCGCTGGGTTAGAGCAGGGTATCAGATAAAGTTACAATGCGATAAGTGCGGGTTTCGATCACCGCATAAAGAAGTGTTTAGAGTATTTCACGTAGACGGTAATTTAAACAACTGCCGTCCTAACAATCTAAAAACTGTTTGCTGTAACTGTGCTCAAGTACTAGGCAAAGAAGGAATTGCCTGGAAGCAGGGTGACCTCATCGCTGACTATTGAAGCGGCCTGCTTGTACAATGCGTCAATAGTATGATTGTTGTCTAGAACAGCGTCAAAGTCTGTGCCCACCCATGCTGTTTCACTAGCATGAATTTTTCGCATCTTTAATTCTTGAATTGCATAATTGCGGCCTGTGTTTGCGTCGAGAGCCACTTGATACCAATCAGGTAATTCTCCACGTTGTACCCAGACAATCTTACCACCTGCATTTCGAATACTTTGAATTTCATTAGGAAATCTACAATCACTAATTACTACATTATCTTTACTTAGACGGAGTTTGTTTTCCAAGCTAGCGATCCAGATATCGTCATGGAATGTTTTGCGGCATACTTCTGTACCCCAATATTGGAGAACCCAACGAGGAGTTAGTGTAGGCATTGCTAGGCGAGTTGCCCACCACGGATCTACTTGTTCTCGCCATTCGCGAGCTTCCTTAGTACGACCTTCTAGCATAGTTCGGTCCCAACCAAATACTGCTGCCACTGCATCTTTAAGAGTTGATGCAAAGCTCTCTCTACGATACCGATGAAAATTTACGAGATAATCCGCAACAGTATCTTTGCCGCTGCCTATAAATCCCACTACCCCAATTATAGCCATAAGTTTTTTCCTTTTTCATATTATATTACACTTTTATATACTTGTCAACCATAATTATAAATACAAAGTCATGAAAGATTACCAATCTCAAGCATTTGTTTATAAATGGAAGCATATACCAACTAGTATGTGGTATATCGGATCACGAACTGCAAAAAATTGTCATCTTAACGATGGATTGCTAACAGCAGTATAGATGTCAGCGCTGTTAATCAGCGTTCTACCAGTTGTGGGCCTTTCTAAGAACCCGCATACACCTATAATCATAACTATCTCCTATACGACAATTATACTATAATAATGATATAGGGTCAACCTATCTATAAGGTTTTGGTTGTTTTGGTTTGTTAGTGTTCAATCTATTAGCTAATACACTTGCAGTATTGATAGATTTAGTTCTTTGAGTTCTTCTAGCTGCTTGAGGAGCAGTACGTGCTCTAGTAGTTTTCATCTTCTGGGCCTGTGCCATATCCATAGGCTGGTGGCATTTTGATGGATGACTAACTTGTCGGCTCTTCCTTGGTCCTGATGAACAACGGAATTTTAATTTAGTTGTGCCGCCACGAGCAGTGTGCTTGCCAACACCCCAAACCATTTTAGCAGTTTCAGTATATAACTCTTCGTCATCTTCAAAAATAAATTCATTAGCTTTCATTATCCGATCACCCATCCCCAACCTTGTGTAGTAATACCAGTCTTAAGGTCTTCACTTAGTCTATCCATATCAGATTGTCCTTCAGCTTTCATTGCTGCCCCGTTAAGCGCTGTGCCGCCCTGCGGACCTGCAATGCTGGCAAACTTTTCACGGGCTTGACCAAGCATCATTTTGCAATTAGCAAGGGTGTAATCTTTAATCCATTGTCCTGCATACGTATCTTCGATAATTGCGTGATCAGGTTTGACGTTATAAACCAACAACATAACTGACTCTTGAGTGCGAGGACGTTGATGAATTGTTAGTTTACGGTTTTGTGGATTCCAATTAAAGTTAATAAAAGATCCAAACATCTTACCAACCATTTCTTGATAGCCTGCAAACAGTTCGTATGTTGCTAGCCCACCCATGTTTGTTGATGATAACAAATAGGTATTTGTGTAGGCTAAGTTAAACGGTTCAAATACGGTACCGCCGCTTCCTCCGCCTGTGCGCGAACCAATAGTTCTACGATAAATCTGTCGGACAACCTGTATTTCTTTTGGCAAAATATACTCGTTTTGATCTTCTTCAAGATTCAAAAAGATGTAACTTTCTTCAACAGCATTATCTGCACGTTGTCGAAATACTGCTAAACTGCGTGTTAGCGCAGTTTCGTAATGGATAGGATCTAGCTCTATATCAATCATGCCGTCACCCAGCATGGCTTTACAGTAGTCGTAAACGCTTTGTTTGGTAATATCTATTTGGCTCATACAAGTATTTATCGTTACGGTAAATATAGTATGCCAAGATTAAGCCTCTACCGCGCCCAAAAGGGCAATGATTTTAAATTCATCGATAAAACCGTTTGGGAAATGTTCCAAGTCGGCGGAGTCGATGTACTTGTTCACAAGTATATAGGACCTGGTTCTAGCAGTGAAGTTACTCCGACAACTCCTGCATATACCACAGACAATCCTTTACAAATACAAGATTTACTATTCTTAGAAAATAGAGATCGTAAGTATGATCCGGATATATATAGGCTGCGAGGTGTTTATAATATTCAAGACATTGACTTTAACCTAAGTCAGTTTGGTCTATTTCTACAAAATGACACAGTATTCATGACGTTTCATATTAACGATACTGTCGAAAAACTTGGACGTAAAATTATGTCGGGCGATGTAATTGAGCTACCGCACTTAAAAGACGAGTATGCACTTAACGATTTGCAGTTTGCTCTAAAACGTTTTTACGTTGTTGAGGAAGTCAATCGTGCAGCGGAAGGATATTCAGTAACTTGGTATCCGCACCTATATCGTGCTAAATGTAAACCACTAGTAGACAGTCAAGAATTTAAAGACATTCTCAACGGTCTCGCTGACGGAGATGGTAACGATACTACCACTACCTTACGTGACATTATGTCTACGTATGAAAAAGAAATGCAGATTACCCAAGCAGTTCTTAACCAAGCAGAAGCAGATGCTCCTAAGAGCGGATACGATACTACTAAATTCTGGACTGTTCAACTGGATGAAAACGGAAATGCTGATCTAGTAACTGTTGACAATGAAACTATTGATGCTAGCTTGCAAACGCAGGCCACTGATGCTAATGGCAACTTGTTGTTTGATGCCAACAACGACCCAATATATGTTGGGCCAACAGCTAGCACAATGTTACAAACTGCCAAGGGCAATGGCTACCAAGGTTACCTAACAGGAGATGGCATTCCTTCAAACGGCGCGCCGTTTACTGCTGGCATTGCATTTCCACTGTCAGGCGTAGACGGACAGTATTGCCTAAGAAAAGATTACATGCCTAACAGACTGTTTAGGTTCAACGGAACAAGATGGGTTAAGATGGAAGATATACAGCGTATGACTATGAACAATCTAGGTGCTAGCGATACCGGAGTTGGCGATACATTTGAAGGTAAAGATGTTCGTCAAACACAGAAAGGTACATTTATTAACAATACAAATACAGCAGTCATCGACGGGCATACTGTTGAAGAGAAACAAAGCCTTAGCAAGGCGCTTAGACCACAGGCGGATGTATAATGTATATCTATAAATTTATACATACCGAAAGCGGAAGAGCGTATATAGGGCAAACTATACAAAATCCAAATCGGCGTCGGCTTGAACATATTGCCGATAGTAGGAATACTCCAAGAACATATCACTTTCACAATGCTTTAAAAAAATACGGATCAGAATCATTTATATTTGAAGTTATTGCAGAAGCGAAATCTTTGGAAGAATTAAACTTGTTAGAGGAAAAATATGTGAATCAATACGATTCTATTAACAATGGGTTTAATATTCGACAAGCAGGTGGCAACAAGCTACATTCTGAAGAGAGTAAACAACGGATGAGTGATGCTCAAAAAGCTGCTCATTTACAGAGAAGATTAGAAGGAAGAGATAGCGGATGGAAAAGGAAAGATGGCGGGCCTATGAAAGGAAAAATCTGTTCCGAAGAAAATAAACAAAAAAAACGAGAAGCACATTTAAAAGCACAGCACTATACTGGAAAAACTTGGAAAGTTATAGATGGTAAAAGAGTGTGGTTAACTAAGGAGGCTGTGGCTAACGCTACTGTATAATCATCGACTATTTTTATGACGGACAAATAAGACGATATGTAACGCAATTCATGCGTGTGTTTATAGGATTTAAGTATCAAGACGGAGAAGGCAATCAATTAAGTGTTCCGGTGCTGTACGGAGATATGACCAGGCAAGTTGCTAGTATTATTAAAGATAACAGCGAAAACAAAATGTCTACCGTTCCTCGCATTGCCTGTTATATCAGTGGCGTTGACATGGATATGAGTCGGATGAGTGATGCTACGTTTGTTAGTAAGGTTAATATTAGAGAACGTAGATATGACGATATCGACGGTACAATTGATTATCAAAATGCACAAGGCGGCAACTATACCGTCGAACGGCTAATGCCTACTCCGTTCACACTGTCTATGAAAGCAGACATCTGGACCAGTAACACTGATCAAAAGTTACAATTATTTGAACAGATTATGGTATTGTTTAATCCTAGTCTTGAGTTACAAACAACGGACAACTATATTGATTGGACTAGTTTAAGCGTTCTAAATATAAAGACAACTAATTTTAGTTCTAGAACAATACCACAAGGCACTGACAGTGACATTGACATTTGTTCTGTTGAGTTCGATATGCCTATATGGTTATCTCCGCCAGCCAAGGTCAAGAAGTTAGGCGTGGTTAGATCAGTTATTGCTAATGTGTTCACAGAAGCCGGTGATATTGTTAATCTTGAAGATTTAGCATTTAATCGGGATAAGGGATCTTTCCAGACTAATCCGTTGCGCTTTCGTGTACTATTGTTTAAATCTAATACTGGTAATATCAGTGATAATATTTACGATCTTACACTAGTCAATCCAGGTGCTGCTGTTATTGCACAAGGGTTAGATCAAAAAGCATTCAAGTTAGGTGAACCAGTTGATTGGAATAGTTTGTTATCAGCTACCGGTGGGTTTAAAGCTGGAGACCATATTTTCTTTAAGCAGGCTAGCGGCTTTGACATGGTAGGCACATTTGATATTAACCCTACTGATCCAACTATTCTAACTGTGTCGTTTGCAGACGATCCTAACCAAATTTCTAATACTGTTATTGCAGGCAAAACTTATGTAGATGCAATCATTGATCCTTATAGATTCAATCCTGTTACTACATTTAACGGACAGGCAAATATACCTGAGATTAGATATCTAATGTTAGACGATGTCAATCCTAATAGTGCAAATGCAGATGGACCCGATGGCTGGAAGAATCTCGACCTTAGTGACCCAGTTATCAAAGCCAACAGTATTATTGAATGGAACGGCACTAACTGGGTTGAAGTTTGGGATCCTGCTACTGCTACTGTTCCAACTTATATTCAAAACTATCGTACAGGTATCCAATATCGCTGGGACGGTACTCAATGGATGAAAGCATTTGAAGGCGAGTACGCTCCAGGATACTGGGGAATAGTTAACGGGTAATAATTCTAAAGTTTAAAGAGTAGAGATAGTTTTAACAGTAATCAGCCCTACCATTGAGCCGTGTACGCTACACTGATATCGGTATCCACCTGATATGTCCGATGGTACTTTCCAATATAATGTTCCAGAAACCTTACCTTGTGCATTAGTTCCAGTTGATACTGTACCACCAGTTGATACATGAATTAATCCAGTATTATAATTTATACCGCCTGGTGTTTGTATTAGGAAAGGATGGCCGCTTACATTTAAATTAAAAGCAATAGTCATTCCTGTAATTGCATATACTGTTGGGTTATCAGTAGATCCGTATTGATCAAATCTATATGCCGATGCTCCGTTATTTGTTACTAACAACATTGTCATTGCTGGTAAGTAGATTTGATCTATAGTTGCGCCGGCCGAATCGCTTAATCCTGTAAATGCAGTGGCTCCAGAGGCTACTGTACTTGTAATAGTTACTGTGTCTGTACTCTCATTTGTAGTTATGCTAATACCTGTACCAGCGGAGATCGTTAACGTATCAGTAGCACTATCTGCTACTACATCATTTTGTCCGGTAACTGCAATAGTTGCAAAAGCATTAGCAGAGCTAGAACTGTTAGTAATAGTCACAGTGTCTGTGCCTGCATCTGTAGTTATACTGATACCGGTGCCAGCGACTAGTGTTAACGTATCAGTAGCTGAATCTGCTGCAACACTAGTCTGTCCTGCTACTGCTATTGTTGCAAAACTATCTGATTGTGCGCCACCGCCAGCTACGGTTGTCCAAGTATTATCGCCTCTCAAGAACGTGGTAGTATCTCTAGTTCCAGCAGTGCCTAACCTCAAAACTGGCACAGTACCACTTGCTAAGTTACTAGCATTTAATGCTGTTAAGTTTATTCCGCTTACTACTGGAAGCGTAGCAGGGAATCTAGCATCTGGCATAGTACCACTTGCTAAGTTGCTAGCATTTAATGCTGTTAAGTTTACTCCGCTGGCAACAGGCAGCGTAGCAGGAAATCTAGCATTAGGAACTGTACCACTTGCTAAGTTGCTAGCATTTAATGCTGTTAGACTTGTTCCTATACCGCTGAATGATGTTGCTGATAATATTCCAGTATCGCTGATAGAAGCCAAACTAGTTTGTATAGATGTACCGGATACACCGTTGTACCGGACAAGGTTGTTATCTGCATAGCCGCCATTTACTGAGCTAACATCGCCGGCGCCGCTACCTGTAGGACCAGGAGGGCCTTCATCGCCTTGCGGCCCTACTAACGTTGCTGTGCTTTGTCTACTACCGTCCCCAAATACGATTTCGCTGCCTATTTCCACATCTGCTGAAAAACTTACATCGGTTAAAAAGGATATACTGCTGCCTGTTGACAAATCTATAGTGTTAGTAGAGAAAATTAAGTCGCCTGCGGCAGCAGAAGAATTTATAGTAACTACTCCTTGATTAGTAGTTAGTGTGATTCCGGTACCTGCAGTAATGCTTAACACTCCTGTATTAGATACCGTAAATGCACCTGCGGTTTCAGAAACTGCAATCCCTGCGGCTGCTTGAATATCTAATACACCTGTATTAGTCACAGTAGTTACATTATCAACTACTGCTACAGAAATGCCACTACCTGGGGTTATATTAGCAATTCCACCTGATCCTGGATCTGCTACTGATATGGCATTTCCCATAACTAAATGGTTAGAACACCAATAGTAAAGAGTCGCTGGTGTTGAGTTGGTTATTGTTATCCAAACTTGTCTAGAGGTGGCTGAGTTGAACGCTGAACTATTATATACAGTCTCAGTTACAGTAAGCCCATTAAGAAAATATCTTACGTTGGACAAATAACGTGTGCCGCCGCCCAACGATCCACTTAAATTGTCATCGGAAAAATTCAAAGGATGAGGATTAGGAGTAGAGTTGGTAGCATTTGGAAAGTATACATTAGTAGCATCGCCTTGATCAAATACATAAGTGTATCCTACTACAAGAGTTGGACTTGCACGATAAATATTGTTAAGATTGTATTTGTTTCCCGCGTCGGCCTCCTGTGGTCCAGTAACAGTTACTGTATAAACAACAGTTGACACTCTAGATTCTACAGATTTTTTTCTAAATCCTATATTATCTATATTAGAAAGATCAGCCTTAGCAAGCGAAATTCCGCCTGTCAGATCACCATCAAATAATCTAAGTGTATTTGAATCTCTATCGTAAAAAATTTCTCCCCTGCTCCCAACTTTCCTGTCTAGAAAGTCAGATTCTCTAGGAATAATTCTTACGCTGTTTAGTATAGGTGCTTTGTTTGACATGTATAATTCCCGTATCAATATATTTATTCATAATACAACATAGAATTGTGTGCCAATACTGGGGTAGTTACCATTATACTATAGGGTAGTTAACTGCTAACGATAAGTATTGGTATGCAACAGCGTGCCGGATTACTATTCTTAGCAAAAACAACAGGTAGGGTACTTCTTATATTAGAAGAATCTAAATGGACAGTTCCTACCTTCCCTCGTAGCCGATCGCTCCTAGAAGATGCTGATGTATTATTAGACAGGTATTCTAAAGGACGTATTTTGCCTATTGAATTGTACCTATCAGAAGACCGGGGATTTGAATATGGTACGTATGTTTGTCTCGTTGATGAAGAATTTTTAACAACTGCTGCCTCAACTATTGCTTGGAGTAACCTAGAATATTTGCCTAAGCAATTACATACTGGATTAAAAATTACATTAAATAATTCAGTTATAAGAACTAAAATTGAAACTATATTGGAGTTAGAAAAATGTTAGAAATACTTAAATCTGAAAGATTTCAAGAAGAATATAAAATGTATCAAGCTAGTATTGATGCTATAGCTAATAGTGATATTCGAGCACAAGCAGAGATATTACTTAAAAGTTTAGTTAACGAAGTGAGAAAACTTGATAATCAACATCAAGAAATGTTTTCCGGTAATCAAATTCCTATGGCGCTAGGAGACTCTAGATTGGGGATTACTCAGTTACGGAAAAAACTTGATGTTCTTTGTAAAGAGTTGAAAACTTTAAAAAAATAATATGCTTATTTGATCTACTAATATAAGTTACCTTGTCTTGTTATTACTATGTTTGATGCAAACACAACTCTCGATTCAGTTGTTTGATTATAGAATACATAATGTTCGAGGCATGATGGAAATATTATTAATATTCCCTCTTCCATTGGTGGCTTATATACATTCGGATATTGATCTAGTGGGTCCAATTCTAAATATTTCAAATGATTCGATAGATTAGGAGTCCTAAAAACAAGCTGGCCCGAATTCAAATTAGGTTGTTTTAATATCGCTATACATGAAAATGCTGGTACATTAGTTGTTATATGATTATGCAATTGTTGGTGATCGTATTGATTATGAACATTATACCATGTATCTATTTCAACTTTATACGGAAATTGAAACATAAAAGAATCTATGTAGGACTGAATGTAAGGTCCAGGTAGTACTGTATCATTCCATTTTTTAAAGAATTCAGCATCGCACCAGCGTTGAGATGCATTTTTAGAAATTCTACTTTCATCGCCTTTGTATTCATCTTCTTCTCCATTTAGTATTAATGGAAGATAATGATCTTGTAGCGTTTTTAGATCTACAGGATTCAATCGAGAAATGCTTATTGGGTATCCTTCAAGTTGTATTTTCATTAGATATTGTCTTTGGTGTACAAGCCAGTTTTAAAATTACTTGTGAGATCTACAGTATTACCAGTGTTAAAGAAGTCAATTACTTTGTCTGCTAAAATTTTATGATTAACTTCTGAAAAGTGATTAAAACGCAGGTCGCCAGTTGCTGCACGATATATCGCAGCCGTTTCATCGTAGTCAAACTCAGAGCTTGAAGTGTTAAACATAGTGCCTTCTACTCCTGTAACGGAGTGAAACCCTGGTAGAATCAAACATCGAACACCTTGCTGTGCATATAGTTTAGTTCTAAAAGTTATCGCATCAAGAATTGCATCATAGTGTATTAAAAGGCGGTGATCGGAATATAAATATTTTTTATACATTTCTAATGCTTCGGCTTGTTCTTTTGTAACATGAATTCCGGGCACAAATTTTGCATTTAGGAAGTTTCCCATGTCTGGGTTATCTTCAAAGAACCATTCTCTGTAATAAGAAGTAAGTTGTATTATAACATAGTCACCACTTTTAAATGACGGTTCACGACTTCTTAGGGTATGGAAAATATACTCATTGGCACAGCCAGCTACAGCGTCATTTATATAATCGCTATCTCCAGTAAAACTTTCAAAAACAATATCGGTCCAATTCTTTTCTAAAGGCATGAACGTTACCGGGCCGTTAATCCCAATAACTTCATCCTTATGAGCATTGGGTAAACTAAAACTGTCGCCGAAAATATATAACATTAATTAGTTGCTCCGGTTTCTAATAAAATATTGAAAGATAAACTAATACGATCTTCATTAGTTTTATTTTCATCAACGCTATGATCTAAATAGCCTGGCCACATACTTATTCTGCCTTGATCCGGAGAGAATGCGTTTTCATGAGCATATGAACTTCCGATTGGATTACATTTTAATGCTTTAAGCGCATTTTTAAAAACTATATCACCATCTTGACCATTTGTCTTGAACCAATATACTCCGCTAATATGACTGGTCCCGTGATCATGAAGATGAACATACTGACCGGGTTTGGTTAGTGTTAGCCATGAGGATTCAATTGCAGGCTTATAAAGAGGTTTAACATTCATCATTCTCATATAATTGAGACAATTATGCATAATACATGACGTAACTGCCCTCATTTCTTCGACTCGTAAAATAGACTCTCCAAAATTACCTTTATTAGACAGACAATTGGTGTTAGAATTCCAATGTGGATTTTGCCCCCATTGATCTTCTAAATAAAGTTTATCAACTACAGTTTGCAATTCGGTTTGTATCTCAGCATATTCCCTATTTTCTGTTTTATAGGTATAAAAAGGCGTAGGAAATAACGAATAAATTTTAGCTTCATTTTCGTTGTTCATATTTTATTCCGTATTTAAATAAACATCATTTGATTAATTCTATAAGAATCGCCAACAAACCAATCAGGTTGCATTACTGCTGTATGTACATCAGTCTGTCTATATAATACTAATCTATTAAACATCATTTCTGCATAACCTAGTTCCTGCCCGTTTTCAGAATAGAACGCAGTGCCGCCGCGTGATTCGTTGTTGTAATTTAAATATATCGATGCTGCAAATCTTCCAGGATTTGCACTATCTCGATGAGGCGTTGGCTGGTCTTGTCCTTGCATTACATTTACTAAAAATGGCATGAAATTAAACGCTTCACGTATATCGTTACTAGTCTTTCGAGGACCATCATTAAAATTCTCATTGATTAATTTAACAAATGTTTCTGCTAACCCTGTTAGATTAATTCCAAGACTGATTGATAATCCTGGGTAAGTATTTCTAATCATGCTTTTTGATGCAGGAATAGAAAGGGTCAATTCTCTAATCTTTTCAGGATTAACATAAAAGTCATCAACAATAACGCATTTGGAATCGCCTAATTGATGTACACATACTTTAAAATTAGGATTGATTGCAAATATGTCGCATTCATTTATTTTTTTAATCATGCTCTAGCATTATGCTCAATCTCTACCAGCATTCTAACTGCCGGGAAATAGATGTAATTAATTCCGGAATTATACAGAGTACGCATAGCATCGTCAATAGTTTCAACTAATGGCTCACCGCCTAAATTAAAACTAGTATTAAACAATGCAGGAACTCCTGTTTGATTTTTAAATTCTTTAATTAAATTATACCAATGAAAGTTTTGCTCTTCAGTTACAGTTTGAATTCTACATGTACCATCGATGTGTATAACTGCTGGAATCTTTTCTTCTATTCCCGGCTGACAATTAACAGCATACATCATCGAAGGAGAATCTTCCATGCCTCTTAGATCGAACCAATCATGCACATCGTCCTGTAGTACAGATGCAGCAAATGGTCTAAAGTATTCTCGCTTCTTAATTAAATTAACAAAATCTTTACCATCTGTAAATGTTGGATCAAACATCAGTGATCGATTGCCTAATGCACGCGGTCCGTTTTCACATCTTTCTTGAAATAATGCTACAATGTTCTTTGATCGGATAGTATTAATAATATCTTTGTAATCAACATCTAGTGTTACGCTTCCGCCGTATTTGCTTGCAGTCTCTATCACTGCATCTTCAGTAATGCGCTGCACTGGCCCAAGATATAGTCCTTCGTCTTTAGCTCTAATTTTCCTATCTTGTGTAACTTTATAGTAATGATAAAGTGCTGCACCCATTGCGGTGCCAGCATCGCTTGATATTGGCTCAACATATATCTTTACGCCTTTTGGTAAGTGCTGTAGATAGAAATAGTTAGCTACGCAATTTAAAGCATATCCTCCGCTAATAACAATATTTTTATTGCCAGTACGTTCAATTGATTTTAGAATTAAGTCTAGCACCAATTGCTGAGATTCAGTTTGAACATTGTACGCCATATTTCTTCTAGAGGACAATAGCGTTACATCTTCTGCATTAGCTTCAAGCATTTGTTGTTCGTAACGCTGCCTCTGTTGTTGATCAGTAGGGTCTGTTACTGCTCTATGAATTACTGTTGGATTATGTAGCCTATCATCTAGCTCGTCGTATAGTTCTTCATTGACCAATGCTCCATTGGGATAGGTTGGTACGATTAAATTCTTATTTGCACCAATTTTTTCATAAATCTTTGGTGCTTTATTTGGTTCACCGTATGGGAATAGTCCCATAGTTTTACCTGCTTCGATTGAATGCCACCCGCAAAATCTAGTAACGGCTTCGTATGCTTTAACAATGCCTGCTCTATCACTAATTACAACTTCACATCCGTTATGGTGAATCTCAGTTGCCCACGGTCCGTTTCCAGCACAGTGTTTATACACTTCTGTAAACACTGAAGGATATGATACGTCATATATACTTTCTACTTCCCACATTGTGTCGCCATCGTGACGTTTAATAAAAGTGCCAGCACCATCTACAATAATAGCACTTGCTTTATCAAACCCAGATCTATAAAATGCACATGCAGCATGATTTCTATGATGTTGATCATGGTACTCAGCTACTTGTGTACTAACATCATCAATCAGCCCAACTTTTCTTGCTAGAGAAGAATAAATATTTTCACCAGTGTAATCAACTCTTGCATTACATTCATCAGTGTGTGAAATTACCAAATAATCAATTTTATCAGTATAGTCAAGTATTTTTAAAATGCTAGCAAACGGGCCGCCGTCATACTTCTGTCGAGTTAATCTTTCTTCTTCGATAGCAAATACAATTTCTCCATCTTTTAAAAGACAAACTCCTGCATTATGTCCTCGAGCAATACCTGCGATATAACCTGTTTTTTGCATTATTTTTCCTTGTAGCATTTATTTTAAGAACAACCGGGAGTAGAACAACCAGCAAGTTGTTTAGGTTCAGTATATGTACTGGTAGTTTTACTTAAAGTAGTTTTAATTCCTTTAGTAAGTGTCTTGATAGTTTCGTCATTAAGTTTCATTAAATTTTCGTTATGCCTATCAATTCTAATATCTACTACAACTCTTATTGGAGAATATCGTCTTTCGTCTTTGCCATTATCTAGTATCGTAAGTGTACTGCTACTAGGATACGAAATATTTTCTGGGAATGTGCTGCCTATAACCACTGTACCTGGTTTGTTTAGAGCATGTGCAATATGCTGTCCAACTGAGTCGCAACCTAAAAAATAATCAGCAGCATTAACAATTCCGGTCCATTGTAATAGGCTAACACTCTCCGGAACCATTACTCCTAATGCTTTATTTGTAGGAATTTTTAACTCGCTCATCATTATAACGGCGTAATTTTTATTCAGTTCTTCGAGTATTTTTATAATATCGTCAACTTCAAATGATCTACCACTTTCGTCAATTATAACATCGCCTTGTATTCTAGCTGTAGATCCGAATGGTTGAAATATTACTACTTGTTGCTTTTTAAAATGATTCCTAGCTTCATTAACTAGTTCGTTTGATGTTACAATGTCTTTTTTACCAATAAAGATATTGTATTCTTTTGTTTCTGGAATAGTTTCGGGCGGAACGTCGTAGTTAATCAACATATCAAATGCTTGGACAAGATTGCATCGTTGAGTAAAGTATGCGTTTAGTTTGTACGGTTCGGGAGTAATTATTTCTCTGTCTTTTAATTTTTCAAAAAGATTCGGGTCGTTAGCAGGATGTACATTACTTGCTAAGATTTTGCTAGTTAAATATAAATCGATCCAACCTTCGACAATAATAACTACAGTCGGATCGATATGTTTGACGTAATATTCTAGTGCGGGAATTGCACATAGTACTCTGCCTGCGCCGCCATTTATAAAAAATGCTTTTTTCATTAATATTACAACCTTTGATAACTCATCGTATTATAATATTTATTGTGAAGTATGTACCTCTAAGAACAATGTGGCTGTTAAGTATTGTGCCGTTTCCAGCATAATACTATTTAAGATTACTTAACGCCAGCAGGTAGCTGTGACAATGCATCATTGTCTATATCAGTTCTATCAGCAATTCTAATAACATCAACGTATGGGTCATTAAATTCCATATCAACAGAGTCATCGGGGCTCATTGGAAATCTTATTAGGTAGCCTGGAACTCCTGCCCAATCTGCTGGCAAATCTCTAAGTTTTTGTCTGTATGTCATCCATTGTTCTTTTAATGCAGCAGGCATATCTGATGCAAGTCTACCGTCACTAGCTGCTAATAGTGAGTTTCTTTCAATTTTAGTAAACTCTATTGACCTATCTCGTAGGTACTCAAAGAACGAAAGAGGTGCAGTATAGTCGCTATCTACAGTCTCTCTATTGTAAACTATTCTAACATCGGACGGATCTACAACTGTAGCATTTGCCGCATCAGCTGGGCCAACTGCAACTTCGTAAATTTTTGGCTTGTCGAATCCGCTGTGTATTAATCCAATTCTAATACAGTTTTCGTCAGTGTCTGCTTTTAAGATCTCTCTTTTAAGATCCAATGGCAGCGGTTGTGCTGGCTCATTTTCTGCTTCCCACGATTGTGTAACCCGGCCGGTATCTTTACTAATCCAAAGTATCAATTCGGCTGGACCGTTGTACAACTGTGTACTAGTTTTACCCAACGTAGTTGCAGTTGAGTACATTTCATCTGGTACGCTATATGTTAGCATTTTAGTTATTTTTGCCATTTTATTCTCCTTAACTATACGTTATTTTAACTAGGCCGCCGGCGCCAAAACTACCCCAACATGCACTTGATGAGTCAGTTGCGTGTCCCGCGCCCCCGCCACCTGGGAACGCCGCGTGTGCAGAGCAACAGGCTAAGTTCCCAACACATCGATGTTTTCCGCCTATGCCATGAGGAGCAGTAAATGGTCCACTTGGTCCACCTGCTACTGAGAATGCATCTGCACAACAGTTATACTGCCTGTTAAATGATCCCGTAGTTCCTCTAAATTCAATATCGCCGCCATAAGTTGGTGAGTTGCAGCTATGGTTGACCCAACCTGCGTTGTAGTTACCTCTGTCACATTGAGTATTACCAATATGACAGTTATAACAGTTTGATGTCATATCCCAGCTAGTTGAGCCGCCCATGCCGCCAATTGCACAGAAATTACTTAGGCCAGTTCCCTGAACCCAACTAGTACATCCATGACGGCAGTTCATGTTACATGAACAGCAGCAGCTACAGTTTGACGAACCAGCAGCACACACAGTATACCCAGTACCATCTCCAAATCCATGCACTGATTTAGTCAATGTCTTTGCGGTATAATTGCCGCCTGCGCCTCCTACACCGTGGTCATAGTCACCACCTGAGGAGCCGCCTGGGCCGCCTCCTGATAATATTTCAAACTTTATAGAAGTAGTTCCTGCTGGGGCTATAAATTGACAGCATCTTCCGCCGTTTTCTGGCGTCCAGTTGTTTGTATTATATACCCATATTTCTTTAACTTCAGCAATTGCGCATTGGTGCTGTCCATTAGCATATACTATACCGTTATTTGATAATTGTACTGGCATTTTTTTTATTTCCTCTTAACTATATGTTATTTTAACTAGGCCGCCGGCACCAAAGCTGCCCCAACATGCATTTGATGACATTGTTGTGTGACCTGCTCCGCCGCCACCTGGATAAGCCGCATGTGCAGAACAACAGGCTAAGTTGCCAACACATGGATGCTTTCCGCCTATGCCGTGGGCAGCACTTATTGGTCCTGATGGAGAACCTGCAACTGAGAAGTGGTCTGCACAACAGCTGTACTCTCGGTTCATAGATCCAGCTGTACCTCTAAATTCCATATCGCCGCCATAAGTCGGTGAGTTGCAGGCATTTGCCTGCCAGCTAGAGTTGTATAATCCTAGATTACACTGGACATTGCCAATGTGACAGTTATAACATTGACTCATCTTGTCCCAGATCGTTGGGCCACCCATGCCGCCAATAGCGCAGAAATTACTTAGACCTGTTCCTTGGACCCAACCTGTGCATCCATGACGGCAGTTTACGTTACACGAACAACAGCAACTACAATCCGATGTGCCAGCGGCGCATACTGTATATGTTTGACCATCTGTAAATCCATGCACTGATTTTTGTAGTGTTTTTGCAGTATAATTGCCGCCCTGTCCGCCTATACCATAATCATAGTCGCCGCCTGATGAGCCACCTGGCCCGCCGCCTGATAGTATTTCAAACTTTATAGAAGTAGTCCCTGTAGGCACAACCCAGCCACAACATCTGCCACCATTTGCAGGCGACCAATGGTTTCCGTTATAAACATAAACTTCTATTTTTTCTTCAATCGTACACTTATGTTGATTGTTGGAATAAATAATACCGCAATTTGATAGTTGCACTGCCATTATTAAATCTCTCTTTTAATATTGTCAATTTCTTCTTTTAGAGTTTTAATAGACTCTATTAACAAAGGAATTATCTTATTATAATTTACAGCAAGATACCCGTCGTCTCTTTGGACTACAGCTGATGGCAATACTTCCTTTACTTCTTGAGCAATAACTCCCACGTCTAGCGTAGTTCGCTCTGGATGTAGTTCTTGCGCAATGCTATTCCAGTAATACTCATATCCTGATATTTTTAATAGTTTTTCTAAGCTATTATCAATTTTTGTAATATTTTCTTTTAGTCTAATATCAGAAGCAGCAAATGCAACAATATCGCCGCCTACATATAGTGATCCACCAATGCCTGCCCCGCCAGTTACAACTAATGCGCCCGTAGTCTTACTTGATGACCCTGTAGAAGCACTAGCTCTTAGTTCAGAGGAAGATACTGTTCCGGTACTAGGTTGATATGTCAGTTTTGAACTCGACACACTAACTGATGTTGCTGCGCCTGATGTAGCAGTGGTAAACAACGGATACTGAAAAGTTGCTGTAGTAATTTCATCACCAATTATAACTGACTTCGATGACCAACTTAGTGTACCTGCTGCATTTGTAGTTAATACCTGATCGCTAGATCCGTCAGTTGCCGGTAATGTCCAGATTACGTCTGATACAATAGTTGCAGGAGGTTTAAAACCTACCCAATTTGAACTATCAGCATCTGAAAATCTTAACTCGCTCTGGGTGCTTAACTCAAAAGCCGTGGTAGAAATTAATATGCCGCCAGCTCCAGGACTAATGGTAATATTTTGATCGTCTGCTGTAGCAAGTTCTGCATTGGCCGAAATCTGAATAGTTCCTATAAATGTCGAACTACCTGCCAGTCCGCCTGTAATTTTTCTTGCCATGATATTATCCTTTTTTAAACTGTGGCGGTTTCAATACCATATACTATTGCATTAACGCTAATAGCACTTGATCTTACAACCAGTAACTTTCCTGCATCTAGTACAATACCAGTACGCTCTAACACACCCTTTGCTAGTAAAGTTATATCAAATTCTAGATACTCGTCGACACCCGGAGTTGAGGTATCACAAATTGCCAGTTGAACTGTTGCCGAACCACTTCCGCGATTACATACACTAACTGTTACTACTGCAAATGTATCAGCAGGGCAAGTATACACCGTAGTGTTAGTTGCTGCTGTTAAATCTGCTGTTCCTAATCTTCCTGTTGCCATAATTTATTTCTCCAATGTATTTAGTTTAAAAAGTAGTTGAATGCTAGTGGTAAGCCTATTACTCCACCACGGAATTCAAAAGTTGCATTCATCTTAATCGGTGTACCTGTAACTGTAGTAATTACATTACTGCTAATAAAAATAGCACCTGCTGTTACGCTATTTACGTTCAACGATGCGCCACCGCCACCAATTTGTGAAGCAATAAATGCTTTAATTGCTCGCTGTGTTGGTACAATATTATCGCTATCTGCTGTAAAGAACGGATCTGTTGAGAATTCTGTAATAGTTGCTGATCCGCCACCAAGTGTAACATTACCTAGATTAAGTTCCTGTAGACCACTAATATTAAACGCATCAGCATTCAATGTAGCAATACCAGTCGACTGCTCAATAGCAAACAAACTACCAACTCGGAAGTTGCCGTCTTGGTCAGTTGAAGTAAAGAATACTCGTCCGCCGTCAGCTTCAACCGTCTCGTTACCCGGTATTGGATCTTGCAATGGATCATTAGGGTAGTTACTTTCTGTGAAGCTACCTGTACCAATGTCTAAGAAATCGTGTCCAGTTAATCGTACCTGACTGTAGCGCAATCTAGTAGTTACACCCTCTAAATGTTCAGGAGCTTGACTGATTGTTAATTGAGGACTTATTTGTAAGAATGCTGTATATTCTCCATCATTCGTACCAAGGAAAGTTACAATATTTACTAACTTAAAAGTTACTCCTGGTACACCATCGAACACTACGTTAGATCCAGCTACTGGACGTGTTGCTAGTTGTCGAACTGCAACAAAACTACCTGTTTGATAGTTATCAGCAAATCCGTCGCCACTACCTATCTCAGCACTTGCTGTTTCGTACTGGATTCCGCGATTAATAAATGACGGGTTGGCTAATGTTCCTTTACCTGTTCTGACTGTAAATGGTGCTTCGAAGATATTGTTAGGGTCAGTAATGGTCATTGTTGGCAATGAAGCATAACCCGATCCAGGTTCTAAGATATTAATTGCAAATATTTTACCGTTAGCTACTTGCGCTCTTGCTCGGGCACGGGTGCTAGCAGTTATCACACTAACATTAGATGCGCCGCTGTTACTAATTGTTACAAATTTACCAATTCTATTTGTATTTCCAAATACTACGGCTACACTGTTACTTGTACTAATAGTTCTTGAAGTCCAAACAACTCCGTCTGGAGAGCTAGCTGCTGTTGTACCTGCGCCTACTGCAACAAATGTTCCTTGGCCGTAAGCAACTGACAGGTAAGCAGCACTAATAATAGTGCTAGCTACCCAAGTAATGCCGTCTAAGCTGAAAGCTGCTGCTGTTCCGCTAGTACTTGATACTGCAACAAATCTATTATTGCCAAATTCAACACTCTTCCAGTTAGTGCTAGATGGTAAAGCAGCCGTAACCCAGGTTAAACCGTAATTTATAGAGTATGCTGCTTGAGTTCCGCCTGAAGCTACTGCAACAAATTTTCCAGCACCGTAAGTAACGCTAGTCCAAGTAGTGCTTGCAGGCAATACTGCTCCGGCTACCCATGTTAGTCCGCCGTTTGTGCTATATGCATTTGCAGTTCCGCCCGTAGCAACTGCAACCCATACTCCGCCACCGTAGGCAATACTAGTCCAAGTAGTAGTTGCAGGTAAGTTTCCGCCGGCTGTCCAATTAATTCCGCCATCGACTGAGCGTGTAGTTGTGTTAGAGCCAGTTGCAATTGCAACTATTATAGAATTAACTGCTACAACTGTTCCAGTGCCTGTAGTAGCGCCTGTGGCAATAAATGTAGTTCCAACAAAGTTGTTTACTGCTCCTACTGTATTGAACAACGAATCACCTAATACTGTAATCTTATATGCTGTTCCAGCTACTAGACTGTCAGCGGTGATAGCTGTAATATCTTGTCCAGATGCAGCGGCAATCCAATCTCTGCTAGCAGATAGTGTTCTTGAGGTCCATGTGCCGCCGATTGATGTTTCAGCTGTAGCACTTCCTGACAACAATGCAACAAAATTGCCGCCAACTCCGCTACCAGTAGTGTCAACTGCAAGTACTGCACCAGATAGGCTGTTAATTGCTGTGATAGTGATAGTGATATCATTGGTTGTGCTAACACCGCCTAGCGATGTCCCTGCAATTGTTAGAGTGTTTAATCTAACATATCCAGTTCCGGCAGCGGCAATACTTACAAGGTACTTGGTTCCTTTCTTGATAACATTAAATGTAGCGCCAGTTCCTGTGCCGCCTGTGCCAGCAACTCCGAGGTAAGTAGTTACTGCTGATGCAAATTTTACATCAGTGTATGTACCAGCAGTTGGAAGCCCTGTTCCTGCCGCAGAAGCATATGATGGTGCTGTAAACGTTAATCTTGGTTCAACAGTGTACGTAGTACTTGCATCCGGAGAAGCAATAGTAGTTCCTGCTACAAAATGTTCCCACCCTGCTGCGCCTGTAGATTCGGTAATTATTGTGGCAATTTTGGTACCGGTGTTGTATGTATCGATGATACCAAACTGGCCTACTCCTGTTCCGCCAGTAATTACTACCTTCATTCCAATATATCCTGTACTAATTGTACTATCAGTAGCAGCTAGTGTAATTTGCGTAGTAGATCCTGCTTGAGCTGTGTTGGAGTTAGTTAGGTATCCTGAGCCGCCAAACTCGCCATTAAGCCCATCTTCTGCTAATTGCACCAATCTAACTTGGTAAACTGCATCGTCTCGGAACTCGTCCGCTTCAGAAGTAGCATTAATTCCGCCGCCCGTTAGTACAAATTGTGCATCAGTGTAGTCTATACCTGCATTACTAAACTCTAAACCAATAAACTGTGCGCCAGTTGTAGTTACATTACCGACTGTTGCAACAAACTGCAATATGTTATCGACTACCGCAGTGTTTGGTGTTTCGCGATCGTCGAATCCTTCTGCTACAGAACCAAAATCTCCATAAGAGTTATTGCCATTAGTAGCTCTGATTCGTCCGCCGTTTTCAGCTAGGTATGCTATGTGTGCATAGTATGAGAACACAGATACTAACTCTGCACGACCATTGTTGGTGATCCAAGCACCGATACCGTCTGATATTACCTGCGTAAAGTCATTAGATACTATAGAATCGTTACCGCCATTATGCAATGCGCCGTCAATTTTTTGTCCTACTGCTCCGTTACCAAATGTAGTTAACCCTTGCACATACGGTGAACGGCTGATAATCCATGTACGGAAGTCATTTGGTCCCCAACCTGGATCTAAACTTGCATATGCTCCAGCTGACACGCGGCTAGTGCCAAATTCATTTTCTGCTAACATGTCACCTGTTAGTCCAACTAATGTCTGATCTCGTAATCCAGTGCCATCACGTAGATAATACATATCTTCTTCTAGACTTCCAAGCACTGCATTTGCATAATAACGTGAAGCAAATCTTGATTGATAGTTAGAAGTATATTTCAAATCCCACTTTAGTGCGTCAATGTATGTACCAACATCTCGTGCGCATGACTCTGTGTTGTAAGCTAAATTAACAGCCATTGACCCTGTATCGTCAGTAAATAATGCAGCAGTTCCATAACGTGTTGTGGATACTGTAAAGGTAGTTGAGCTAACTACACTTTGAACATAATACCTAGTACCTACGGTAATCCCGCCAAATGTTGTGCCACTGAATACAATCTCAGCGTTTCTTTTTAACCAGCTAGTATCGCTAATTGTAATTACGTTAGTAGTCACAGCGGTAGCAGTATCACTAAAGGTATTAGCAATATATGCATTAACTTCTGCTACAATAAATGATCGGTTAAGTTCAAGTTGTAAGATTGCATAATCTCTGTTACGTAATTCTGTTGAACAAACATTTCCTTCATTTGATCCGCTGTAGATAATCGTAGTAATCAAAGGCATCAATATGTTTATACGTGCAATCGCAGTTGCATCACTACTCACATTAGCAATAGCCTGTGTTCGAGCATACTCAATTGCTTCTATAGTAACTGCCTTTTGTCCTAAAGTATATACTTCAGCAGCGTTATCTCTCAAATAAGACTGTGCTGCAATAATTGATTTAAAGTTAGTAGACACATTATTAGCTGCAACATTACCAAGCATAAAATCGTAGCCAACAGCTTTTAGAATAATACCAATATCTCTTGAACACTTTGCACTATCGTATGTTAATGCCGGATATTGTGCATTAATATAGGAGATTGTATTTGCTCTAATAGTTGCTGCTGCTGAATTCAATGCACTATATGCACCAATTAATGCAGTAGTAGAGCTTACTCCGTCAGTAGTAGCTGGGTCAGATAATGTTACGGTAGATCCAACTGCGCCAGGACCAGTATCGATAATTTCAATAATTGCATCTAAACTATTACCAATAAGTGTTGACGATTCTGCACTGCCTACTGTATCAGTATACGGTGTAATCACAGTCTGTAGTGGAGTAAATGCGCTACCGAGTGCAACTGCCTGCATTCTAGTTTTTAAAAATGCAAGTCCGGCAAGTGTTGCTGGTTTAAATGATGCAGAAAGTATTGATTTAGCAATAGTACTGTCAGCACTGTCGCCATCAAAATATGCTAGACCAGCAGTAACACTTTGAGAGTTTCCGCCGTAAGTTAAGTCATATATCACGGCATCAATTGCATACCCAGTATCTCTTCGATTAGCAGTTCTACTATATTTTGTATCAGCTTTAATTATAGTAGATGGCACTGTTTGAAACTTACTTACTTCGTATGTACCAATTTCACCAGTAGCGCCTGAAAGTTGTTTATCGATACGTGTGCCTTGAATTACACTTTCACCGTGAATTAATGCATCATTAGTAACCACGCCACTTTCAACTGAAGTAACAGTTAACACATTTCCAGCAATTGATCCAGTAAATGCTAGAGAACTGTATGAATTTTTAAGATACGTAATTACTTCTTCTTGCAAGAACTTTTTGTTTTCTTTAATTAATTTTCTAGCATTACCATATCCTGCTAGATAGCCGGCATTGTAGCCCACAGGATCTATAAGATTTGTAGTATGCAATGTGCCTAAGCGATAATCACTTTGCAACTTAATTACGTCAACTAATTGAGTAACGGCAACATTTTCTGCTACATCAGCGAATGGCCAATTTGCGCTTTGTGCTACAATGTTTCCGGTTGTCGGTGTGACTGTGCTGCCTGTAACAATATTGCCAATAAATCCACTAATGTGTGCCAGAGAGCTAAGGCTGTAGTAGCTATCTGAAATATCAACTAAGCTGCCTGCTGGACCAACATTAGTAGAACGTAGTTCGTCACCTTGTATACAAGTGTTTGCTGGTACAATAATTGGCAATGTTTCACGATACTGCCCAGTTGCTACATTAATTAATGTGAACGGTACGTATCTTGCAGGAATTGTAGGTAACGGTCCAACTTGTGTAGGATTAGCTAGTGCATCGGTAATAATGGCCACTAGTAAAGTAATAGTTGTTAGTACTCCTGCTTCTGCAACTAATGTAATATCAATAAATTGTCCAGCAATTGCTGTAGAATCATCTGTTACATTTTGATATGCAACTGCAGGTGCTTGGTTAGCTAACACTGCTGCAACAACCACTAGCAGATAATTATATGCTGCGATTCCTTGAGCTGTTTCTGACGATAATGTAGAATATGGTGCATCTTCTTCGGCTACTGAAAATGGTCCATCGACTAAAAGTCCTAGCAAAGATTGAGCTGCTGCTCTAATCTTTAAATTGCCTCCATGCCCAATATCCCACTGTAGTCTGTCAACAACGAACCCAATATCTCTTGCGCACTTGGCATCTTCGTATACAAAGTTTTCCCAAATGCTGTCAGAAGTTGCATTTGCAACTTGATAGTCAATCCAGCTAGTAACTTCACGTTGAATAAACACGCGGTTCAGTTCTAATAGTCGTTGTGCGCTAGGGTTACGTGGTCCGTTTTCAACTTGCTCACATGCGTATCGGATTGTTTTAAACGGCTTATCTAAAGTTTTGCCTTGTACTGGACTTGGTGCGTCGGAACCATGTGGTGCAACATAATACACTTGGTCAGCAGCACCTAATGACACCCATTCTGGATCGTCTGCTCCTGCACGTAAAACTTGTCCTTCAGTACCAATTGGTAACCTAGTTGGGCCTGCTCCGCCAAAGTACACTAAATCGCCACGAGTAGTTAATACAGATACTTCTGTACCGATAGATAACAGATTCCAGTACGTACCACTAATATCTTGGTCTGGACGGCTGTTTACATTGCCGCCGCCTTGTGGATCATTGCCAATAGTTGATCCATCGTCTGCTTCAGATTTATGACCCAATACACAGATATAAGCATTTGATCCGTAACGGACTGCATCTCCCAATTTGTATATAACATCATCTACCCACTCGGCTTGCCATGAAATACCAGAATTAAGTTTTTGCCAGTATGTTAAGTTTGGCGGTTCTTGATTTGTACTGTCTGCGGTGGCAATATATGTGTATCCGCGTTGGCTAATTACATTACCGACACGATAGGCAGTTGCACTACTCCATTCTGATTCGAACGTAATGCCTTCACTAAATAATGACCAGATAGCAGTACTTGTACTAGGCGTTGCATTGAAATGGTTAGTTATTGCAATATATTGATTGCCGCCGTAACGTACAATATCACCTATCTGGTAGACTGTTGAACTGTTCCAATTATCTTCAAATTGTACACCCTCAACAAACTGACTCCAGTACGCGGAACTATCAGTAATGAAGTTAGTAGTAGAAATGTGTTTATCTATACAAATCCATAATCCTGCACCTTGTTTAACAATATCGTTAAGTTTGTAAAGTACTGAGCTTCCACTCCATGCGCCTTTATATTCTAATCCGGCGTTAAACTCGTCCCAATTTGCGGCGTTGGCTTCTAATCCTAATAGTTCAGTAGCTGCTGAAGTATGTCCGGTCTTACAAACATATGTGTATGCGCCGGTTCTAACTAGATCGCCGATTTTGTATCGAGTACTAATTGTCCAGGTGTTTTTCCACTCGGTACCTTCAGCAAATACATCCCAATTGTCTGGCAAATTAGCTTCAAGCCCTAGTGCTAAGGTAGCAGCCGATGTGTGAGAATTTGTACAGATATATAAAAGAGCTCCGTATTTTACAACATCGTTATCTTTATAAAATGTACCTACAGTCCAGTCACTTTTCCATTCTTGACCGTCTGTCATTTGATTCCATTTTGTTGGATTGTAATCAAGATTGGTATAGAAGTCGGCAGCGGCTGTGTGTCCTACAGTACAAATATAGGTTTTGCCGCCGTTTCTAACTACATCGTCAACATAATATGTTGTACCGGTGATCCATACATCTTTCCATACAAATCTAATTCTACCTAATTTAAATTCTGCCATTTTCTACTCCGTATCTTATATTTATGTATCTGTTATTACTATTGTTTAGAATGATTTATAAAACATAGTTTGTGCTAGTATACTGCCGCTGACGCCTGCAAACTCGCCTTCAAATTTTGCGAGTTTAGGAAAGATTATTTTTGACCCAGCAGTATTTCCCATTTTATCTGGACCTACTAGTACTGTACCTGCAATAAAACTTCCCACTGCAATTTCTGATCCACCAATACTTAATCTTCCTGCCAAGTACGCACGAATTGCTCGTTGTGTAGGAACTACATTATTAGAATCTGCAGTAAATAACGAATCTGTTGAAAATTCCCTAACTACTGCTCCAGTACCTCCTACTCTAATACCACCCAAGGTCAATTCTGTCAATCCGCTAAAGTCAAAGAAGTCTGCACTAATTGTAACAGTACCAGTTGCCTGTTCTACAGCAAATAATTCGCCTGTTCTAAAATTACCTGATTGATCAGTACTTGTATAGAATACGCGGCCACCGCCTGTTTCAACAATTTCGTTTTCTGGAGAAGGTGTATAAAATCCTGAATATAATAGTGGGTAATTAGTTTCTTGAAAATTGCCAGTTCCGACGTCTAAAAAGTCGTGTCCAGTAATTCGACATTGGCTATATCGTGATCTAATGGATACCTGAGTATTGTGTTGTAGGTTATCTCTAACTGTAATTTCCGGACTAATTCGAATCCTTGCAGCAAGTCCTTGATCAGTTTGCCCAATTGGTGTAATTGCAACTAATGTGAAAATACCCTCGAGACCAGCAATAGTTAGCTGTGCGCCAGGTCCTGGATAATTTTCCAACTCGTTTATAACAATAAATTTACCGGACGGAATAATGTCAGCGAATCCATTTCCAGCTATTGTAATTTTAGTAGAATTAGTACGATATCCCAACCCTCGGTTAATCCATGTTGGATTAGGTAATACTCCGTCTCCGACTCTACTTTCAAGTAGCACATCAGATGTATTATTTGGATCAATTAGCGTAATCGCAGGACCATCAAGATAGCCTGATCCCGGATCCCATAATCTAATCTCTGATATTTTGCCTGCTACAACAGTTGCTCTTCCTAACGCTCTAGCTCCTGTTAACACTTTGTTAAATTTATCAGTAGCCGCAGGAACTACTACCCACATTGGTGAACGTTTTCCTATAGACGAGTCTCTTGACGCAATGTAAGGATTTCCAAAGCCAACTGCTTCCCATGATTGCTCTGATGCTAATTCTCTGTTAGTCCAAACTATGCCGTCGAATGATGTTGCTGCGAAAGTTGTAGGTCCTGCAGTAGCATCAGCGCCGACTAATCGTGCTCCAGTATCGCCAATAGCAAAGAATACGCCTTGGGCGTATCTAATTTTCTTCCAATTGTGTGAAGTTGATCCGTCCTGACTTGGCATCGTTCCTGGATACCATTCTACTCCATCAAAGCTGTATCCGACGTCACCAGTAGATGATATTGCCACAAATCTATTATTGCCATATGCAATACTTTGCCAAGACTTGTTAGATGAGTCAGCAATAACATCCATTGTGCGAGGAGTCCATGTAATAATACCGTCTTCACTGTTATATACTCCAATTCCAACATAGTTTCCACTATTTGACAATGCTACAAATTTTCTTGCGCCGTAGGCTATGTCAACCCATTCGCTAAAACTTGAGTCGCCAAATTCTGGTAAATTAGTTGATGTCCAAGTAGTTCCGTTAGTACTAATAGCTCCTGCATCTAAATCACCAGCAACTGCAACAAATATACCGTTACCGTAAACAACTGAGTTCCAAAGCCTACTTGCTGGCATCGTTCTAGCAGTCCATGTTATTCCGTCCAATGAACTAGCTGCGGCATTACTTCCTGTACGGATGGCTACAAATTTGTTATCGCCTGCGGCTGTACATTTCCAGTCTCCCGCAGTAGGTAAAGTAAATGATTCCCATGTGTCTCCGTCGCCGCTATAAAGGCCTGCTGTTCCGCCTGACGAGATAACAACAAATTTACCGCTTGATGCTTCGATGCCGTTTCCTGCTCCGAATGTTCTCTGATCAATAGCTAAAATTGAGTTAGTGCTGTCATCACTAGCAGAAGTTACTACAAGTAACAAATCGTTTAATGGAGTTTCTCCGCCGATTTTTTCTCCAGTAATTATTAACTGGTCGCCAACAAGGTACCCTGAACCTGCCGTTGCAATATCAACAGTGTAATCTCTTCCAATTTTAGTAATAGTAAAAGTTGCGGCAGTTACTACTAGGCCATCACGACCATCGACACTGCCAGTGCCTGTACCGGCTGTTAACTCTGTATATGTTTCAGTAGTTTCACCGTAGGCAATATCAGTCCAAGTAGTACTAACAGGAGTAGTAACTTCAGCAGCAATGTACTGAGGAGCTGCAAAGATAATTCTTGGCTCTATTCGATATGTAGTTCCAGTAGTTAACGGTATAGTTGCTGGCTTTCCCGGAACAACATGATCCCAGCCGGGCTGATCGTCACTTTCTCTATAAACTGTGAGAACTTTACTTGTATTATTGTAAGCTGTTACGTAACCATATTGTCCAGTACCTGGTCCGCTAGTTAACACAATTCTCATGCCTAGATAATTAGATTGTGCGTTTGGATCATTAGTTGCTAGAGTGATAGTTGTTGCGTTTCCTGTTTGTGCGTTGTTCTGAACAATGATGTAGCCGCCGCCGCCGATATCCTGTGTGATAGTCTCACTGACATCTAAACGACGTGCTTCAAACACTGCGTCATCTCTAAATTCTTCAAATAATACTTCAGCGTCTACTCCAGCTCCTACAAAGGTAGCAGTTGCTTGTGTATAATCTTGTCCAGCATTAGTCCACTCAAATATTTGAATCTCATCAACGAAGTCGCCGGCAAACGCCGATGATATAATTGCCTCGTTGGCTCTAGTACCAACTGCTGCTGCTACAGGTACTTCTGTTAGGTCAACTCCAGATGCAATGGCTCCAAACGTACCGTATGAACTGTTACCGTTAGTTGCACGAATAATTCCGCCGTTTTGAGTTAAGTAGCCAATGTGTGCATAATACGAGAAAACAGATACAAGCTCTCCTCTACCATTATTCGTAACCCATGCACCAATACCATCACTGATTACTTGTGTAAAGTCGTTAGATACAATAGATCTATTTCCGCCATTATGTAAGTTACCGTCGATCTTTTGCCCAGTACATCCAGTACCAAATGTAGTAACTCCTTGAATATAAGGAGAACGATTAATAATCCAAGTACGATTATCAGCTGGACCCCAGCCTGGATCTAATGATATATATGCTCCAGCAGTGGGCACTCTAAAAATATCAGCCACTCCTAACGGATTTAAGACTCCAGCTAACCCTGTTAATGTACAGTTTCTAACTCCAGTAGTATCGCGGCAGTAAAACATATCTTCAGTTGCTGAGCCTAATACCGAATTACGATAGCATCTTGCTGCTAATTTTGATTTATAATTACCAGTATAGATAATGTCATACTTCCATGCATCAATGTATCTACTTAAGTCTGCTTTAACTAGCTCGCTATCAAAATTGTAGTCTGGGTGAGTAAATTCAATAAATGCAACAGCTTCAGCAATTATGAACTGTCTGTTAGCTTCGAGAATACGCACAGCATTTACGTATCCAGCTGATGTAATCGCAACGTTACTACCGACTAATGTCGGATCAATTCCAGTTGAATTAACATAAAAATTAATATAATTTTTAATATCTAAAATTAATAGTTGAATATCAGTTGCGGCTTGTTGATCAGCTACTACCACCCCTGTAGAAGTTGATGTTGTAGAAATACCATACTCATCTATAACTGTTTCTGAAACTGTTTCAGTTAATATTACTTGATCTTTTAAATTTCCAACAGTTTTTGGCGGTATTAATTCTGTACCTCCAATTACTCCTTCAATTACTTGTGAAATTCTAGTTAACACTGCAATAGTGTAAGCACTATCTAATGCCAATGATGCAATCGGTCCAGCGGCATTTATCACAGTAGTTCTTAACTCTGAGCCTAACACCACTGTTCTTGCAGGGACACTTATTGGCAAAATTTCATCGTATGTGCCAGCGCCAACTTTTACTGTAGATGTTCCGGCAAATCCGTCGTCTAGTTGATCACAGGCAAATCTAATTGTGCGCCATGGTTTAAATTGACTGTTTCCTTGTTGTGGATCAGAGGTATCATCAGTGCCATTGATATCTACGTAAACAACTCTGTTAGCTTGTCCGAAGATTTTATAGATAACACTATCTGTATTGTTAATAGCAACTACCTGTCCAGGAGTTCCAATATTAACTGCTGCTGCGCCAAATGTACTGCCGTCGCCTGCTGCGCCACGACTAAGATCATAAGTTAATAAATCTCCTCGAAGTCTAAGACCTGATTCAGAACCAGCTAATAGTACCAACTCCCAGTAGAAATATCCTGAGCCGTTATCTCCAGGATAATTCTGATCCGTTGACACATGCTCAGTTATCGATTTATATGTGCTTCCTAGAAAAATTACTAGATCGTTAGGAGAATAGCGATTGCCGTCAGCCCAAAAATTACGCCAGTTTTGGCCAACAGTAATAAGTTCCCAGTTTGTATCGTCTAGATAATCTAGACTACTGCCGTCGGCTGTTGTATCTAGTAATGCACTATAAGTGTTTCCGCCTCGGCGGACTAGGTCGCCTGTTTTATATAATCCAGTAACGCTCCAGTCGCCTCTAAAATTAATATTCTTAGCTGCAATTTGCCAATCTATTGCATCAACTCTATCTTCTAATTGATAGATGCTGTTACTTGGATTGCTACCGTAATTATTAGTTAAACTATAAAATAAGTACCCACCATGTTTAACCAAGTCACCGACTTGATATACCGTAGTAGTGTTCCACTCGTTACTAAACTGAAATCCTGGAAATTCAATTTCCCAATTTTCTTCTTGATTAAAGTTTAAAGTTGAGTCGCTGCCAGCAGTATGTCCTTTCTTACAACGGAATAATGTTCCACCAAATGTTGTTAGATCATTTTTACGATATCGAGTGCCATTTGCCCACTGTCCTACATATTCTACGCCGTCGTAAACAAGTTCCCACTTTTCTTGATCTGCTTCTAATCCGTCGCTAATTGAGCTTGCAGTATGTCCAGTAATAGCACGATACACAATACCATTGTATTTTACAACATCGCCTGCACCATACCGTGTACTATCAATCCAATCTGATTTAAATGCTGAACCCTCAGTGTACACAATCCAATTACTAATATCGTCATCAAATATACTAGTTGAGGTATAGCTAACTGCACACAGATATAAGTTACCACCGTTTAATACGATGTCGCCGGGGTTATATAACGTAGATCCTGTCCAAGCTGAACGCCACGCATAACCGTCGGTCATTTTGCGCCATGCTGGTGTTGGATCTGTATCGTTAGGATTTGCTAAAAATGTTTGGTCAGCAGCAAATGCCCCGGCAGTATGTTGTCTAAAACATACCCAAGAATAACCACCGTATTGTACTACATCATCTCTATTATACTCAGTTGAAAGAACCCATGTTCCTTTCCAGGTATATCGTAATCTACTGATCTTAAATTCTGCCATAATATATTCCGTTTAACTTGATGTACCTGTTGGATACACGTATCCTTGATTTATTCGTTGTACTAATCGACCTTCTGCACCAATATAGTACAGCATATTTCTATTATCCCATCGATACTGAGTCCAATTTAAATTGTCATACTCAACTACATGATCGGCAGTAACACCTTCAAAATAATCAACACCAGGTTCAAAATCTTCAAAATTTTCCGAAGGAATTCCTGCAGTATTTAATTCAATCGAATCTTTATCTTTTAATTGATCACTACGCAGTAAAAATAATTCACCGTCATCGTTTCTACGAAGTGCGTACCAGTACCTAGGACTATCTCCTAGGGCTTCATCTGGACTGGTACCTAAATAATATGGGCTTGGCATTAGTTTTTCCTTATGATATCTCTACGTAACTTACCGTAGCATCAATGCTGTCAGGGGTATCGCATACTAATCTTAACCCTGTTGTTGACGGAAGAATTAACTTTTCTCCCTGTGTAATTACTTTAACACTAGTATTTGGAGGAATTACTAATCCTCGTATGTAATAACTTACTGTGGTGTCTGCTCCTACAACTTGTAGGTCAGCAACAACAGTATCATAATCTGTTATATTTGCAAGGTTACAACCAATTACAGTTGCTCTAACTCCTGCATCAATAGTTACTAGATCTTGAGGAACAGTTCCTATTTCTGTTACTAGTGCATGTCTAAATACGGTTGGCATATTATAATTATCCTAATGTTAGTGCGAACGAAACTGCAATATCTTCTGCTTGGATACCGCTAACTGCACCTGATGCGCCTGCTGGGCTAGCCCATGCAAATCCGTCCCAAATTTCAAGAGCTTTCGAGTTCGTGTTATACCGTGTCATACCAGCTATTGCATAAGCAGTTGGACGTTGAGCATCATTGCCTACAGGTGGTACAAATCCGTTAGTGGTTGCTATTTTAAAATAGCCGGTTCCGGTTTGCGCAATTTGAGTAATTGCATTATTTGATACGTTTGTAATAACGTTGTCAACAATTCTAAAATTACCTAATCTAACGCCGCCGACGCCACTTCCATCTATGTATAAATCGCTGCCGGAAGTTGTTGTAATTTCATTATCACGAAATATTAAATTACCAACATCTAGTGTAGGTAATGTAACTGAAGTTGTGTAGAAATTGTTAACGTATAAATTATTCCATCTAAAAGAGGCGCTACCTAAATCATATAGCGTGTCAGTTTCGGGAATTAAATCACTTTTAATAGCAGCGTTAATAACAATGTTATCAGTTAGTGCATCACCAATTACAATGTTGCCGCCAATAGTAACGTTACCTGTTGCTGAAATATTTCCAGCAACATCTAAATTACCAGTGATTTGAGTGTTACCAGTAATTTCAACAATGCCAGACCCATTAGGTTGAAGTTCTAAATTACTGTTTGAAACAAAAGTAGATATTACATTACCAGTAATCTGTATATCATCAACTTGTAAAATTGCGTTGTAGATTACAGGATTCCCTGCGCTGGCAACAAAACTAATAGTATCGATATCACTGGAAATTGTATTGCCAGTGATATGTAAATTGCCTACATCTAGTTGGTCGGTTACAGAAAGTGTTGTAGTACGGGTTGTACCGATAACATCTAGGTCTGTGGTCGGATTGGAGTTATTCACGCCTATGCGTGAGTTAGTAACATCTAGGTATAACAGGTCAGTCTCAAAAGCAAGATCCACACCATCTCTGATGAGGTTAGCCTTTAAGAGCGGACCACTAATTCGACCAATAGCCATGTGCTCTCCATTTCCACCGACTTACACGGATACGGACACCTTACATAGCGGTCCTGCGCTGTTGAGTATCGTAAAAACTTGGTCAGTCTTTACAGTAATAGTATTTAGCCCAAAGGACATTTTAGCCAAGTATGAGGCTAAAAACGTTACCTAAATCTTCCATAACACCTTGAGTAACTTCTTCACCACCGCCAGTAGCAATAACATATACATTACCGTCAAAACACTCTAGGTAGCTTATCTCAGTATTCCATCGAGTATCGCCTAATTCAGGAACAGCTGGGCGACTAGCATTATCACCTGCTGGGATTGCTAACGCATTTGTACCAACAAATTTTACATATCCAATACCTCCATTATTTCTAAATGTTAATGCAGTATTAAGCAAGTTAGTAATGTCATTTTCTTGCCATTTAATGTTTTCAATATAAACAACGCCAGTCTCTGGGTTTAGTAGTACATCTTCATTAGATTGCAAACCGCTAATCTTATTGTCAACTCCGTTAATAAATAGCTGGTCGCTAACTATAACGTTAGTTGGTCGTATAGTATCTATCTGTTGCCAGACAGGAGAACGAAGTTCGGACCAACGTTTATTGCTCTTACCTAGATCATAAGTAATATCAGTTCCCGGAATAATGCTCTGTGTAAAATCAGTGTTAACTGTTACAGTATCTAATATGTTGTCACCAACTGTAATAGTGCCGTCGGCTTGTAAATTGCCTCCCATAACAATATTACCAGTACCGGTTCCTTGTACTGTGACATTACCATAAGTTTGTACATTTGATTCAGCTACAACTTGACCAGTGCCATTAGGGTCTAATTTAATATTAGAATTAGCGATGCTATCAATTCGACCATTATATATTTCTAAATAATCGCTTTTTAGCTTACCCATTGAGATAACTGAATTAGGTATTGCTGTAGAAATAATAATAGGACCAGTGTATGATCCAAACGAGCCGGCTGCATTGATTAAGATATTATCAATACGTGCTTGACCTGTAACATTTAAAACTGTAGTTTTAACATCAGTATCAATCTGTAGATCGTATAACGGTGCATCAGTATTAATACCGATACGCAGGTTATTAACGTCAAGATATAATAAGTCGTCGTCAGTAGGAGCGTTTCTAAAGGTTAGATCGCTACCGTTGCGTAGAAGGTTTTCAGTAAGTAGCTTACCGCTGATTCTACCTAAACTGGCTGCATAAGATTCTGGCATTACATATCTCCGTTCGATATGTATATTTACTCTAAATCTAGTTAGTTAGCAAAGCCGTAATAGACTGTAACGTACTTGCCGCCCGGGATAGCACTGGTAAATTCGATTTCAGTGTTGCCGTTGATCAAGTTATAGTTAGTAACAGAAATTTGCATAACGTTTTCTACTAGAACAATAAGATTATCTGCACTAGATGGTGCTATATCAAATGGTGGGTTAAGAGTATAAGTAGTTTCGACATCGTTGCCAGGGCCTAATGTTTCTTTAGTAATTGCAGTTGCACCCGGACCTCGTACAATTTCCCATACTCCTGCAATAAGAGCTTCTAAGCTGTTAGTGTCTAAGTTGTAACGAATTGTACCGTCGGCAAATTCAGCGCCACTAATGCCGCCTGGATAACGTACAAGTGTTTCGTTAGGACGTTGTGCAGTTGTTCCCTGTGGCAATCTTAACCCACCAGTTAGTCCCATTACTGCACGACCAAATTGATTAGTGAATAGAGTTTGGTCTCTAATACTAAACTTTGAAATATTTTTTTGTTTTAGAAATTTCATATTATACCGGCAATGAACTTACTGTTACTGCGATTAAGTCTGCAACATCTGCGCCTACATAAATTGTATCGTTTGCATCTAACACTATTCTTTCTTCTGAAAAGAAAACAGTTTCGCCTGCTGGAATAATCAAGTTGCTAACAATCCTGTTATAATTTTGATTGCCAATTCCAGCACGAGCAAACCAAATATTAACTGTAACTGCATTAGCTGTTTCGTCAGTTAGTGTTACATCACCAATATTACATAATGCAATAGTTGTTATAGCATTCACTTGCCCAGTCCCGCCACTAGCTCCGTTAGTAGTGCTAACAAAAATAGGAAGTCCTGGAGATGTAAGTGCTCTTGTTACATCAATCAATGTACTTGTAATCATAGTTGTCTCTTTAAAATATCATGCTAAAAACAAGTGCCTTGTTTTTGCTTATTAATTCGCCAGTTCGGTGATTAGTGCTTGCACTATCGTTTACATAGTAAACACCGCTAGTTCCTAATCCCGGGTCGCCTGCTCGAATTAATGTTGCCCCAGAAACAAAAGCAGGATCACTAGATATTTGATCTAGTTGTAATGCATAATTTGTTTGAAGCTTTCCAGTACTGCCGGCATCAAATCGAGCAGTGTTGATAAAAATATTTTGATCCGATACACCGTTGGGCGTTCTTACTTCAAAATTTACCCCGTCGATCTCAATACCATTCAGTCCTTTGAGTCCAACTAAAAATCTATCTGCAAAAAACTGAGCCGTTAGCGTAGTATCCACTACAATAGATACAGAGCTTTCATTAATTAATTGACCAACAGTTGCAGTAGCAAATGCAAGCGAGCCTGCTGTATCTGTATTATTAGGAGTAACATCGGCGTCAGCAATAATTACTCTAGTGTTATCTTTAAGAATTTGAAATGTTGGATTATTTTGAATTGCATCATCAACATATTTTTTGTTTGTTAACACATCGTCGTGTGTAACTTGATCTTCATAGCTAGTAGTACCAGATACTTTAACAACTCCTGTTCCCTGACCAATCAATGTCAAGTCTCCGGCGTCTGTTATACTATCTGTAATTATTTGTCTTAATTTTAAACGACTGTTTTGGAATGTATAAGCGTCTTCGGCGCCGACTAGTTTCCATCCGCCTGCGGTTGCTCCTAGTTCTAAACTTGGAAATGTCTGTGCTGTTGGTATAGCAATATTCTCATCCCAAAGTAAAGAAGCGTCATCAGCTGAACCTCGATCAATTCGGATTCCGGAAATAATTAATGATACTCCGTCGCCTCCTTCACCTTTGTTTAGCGTGATAACGTTGTCTTCAATTTCTAATTGTGTTGCAGCAACATAGACAGTTTCCCCTTCAACTAGTAATCCGCCAGTTACAATAACCGTACCTGAAGGTCCAGTATCTAGAGTAATTGTACCTCCGGATACTGAATCTCTAATGGCTTGTATATTATAATCGCCGTTGACTCTTAAAAACTGTCCCATGTTGTAATCCTAAATTAAACGATTGCTGTTAGTACAATGTAGTCTGCTGATGAGTCATTTTCTAAGTACCAATTGTACTTAACGCCGTCGAAGTCTGTAGCTACACGTTTAGTAATCTTAGCAATTTGTTTGGTATTATTAAGTCCGTTTCCGCCAACATAACCAGTGATACGCATTTCGCCGTATGCATTAGGTTCATCAGATACTACAGTTGCAGTAACATATGATGAAGTTGTACCAATGTTTCCTACTTGAGTAACTACGAAAGTTTTTGCGCCACGTTGCTTGAGAATAACACCGTCTGTTCTTAACGATGCATCAAAAAACTCAACTCTTACACCAGTAGCTGTAGTAGCACCAGTTCCGATAACATCAACTCCGTTTACATCTTTTCTTAATGGACGTCCCATTTTGTTTCTCCTTAATTTGACGTTCTAGGTCTACGCAGAGGGATTCTGCATAAATCTTCTTGACTCTTTATTTATCCACGACTAAGCATTGCCATTAGCTCAATTTTTTCAACTGTGCTTAGTATTTGATTAATAGTGTCTATTTCTTTTTGTGCTTTTTCTAAATAGGCTCGACTTTTAGTTTGTCTATGCTGTACCATAATAATACTATGTTGCTTTATGCGATTTTCAATCATATGTTCTATCTGATTAACATCGTGAGTAAACATAGGAAAGCGTTTACGCCATATACTAAACTGCTCACGCATCTGTTTAAAGTCGTTGTCTGATTCTATTTGCATTAGGTATTTAAGTCAACAAAAAAGCCCCGAAGGGCCTTTTTGAATCTTTCTTCTTGTTTCTAAGAATTAAGCAAAACGTAGGTTTGCGCTAGTTACAGCAACAGTACCTAGGTAATCAGCTGCGTTACCTAAAGAAGATGCTGTGTTTGTCAACTCAACATAACCATAGCGTGTCATGAATGACACCACTGGTTCGAATGTTGATGGATCTAACACTACACCAGAACTCATTAGAGGAATGTAAGGGCAGTAAAATGCCGCTGCATCTGACTCAGATGAACCTTTGTAACCTACTAATACGTTGTCGTCAGTAGCATAGCCGTTAACATAAATCTTCATTGCACTGTTCAATGTACCAACAAACTTTGTGTTTGTAGGAGCTTCGAATGTACCTTCTGTTGTACGAGCAAATGCGCTTGTAGTAGCAGATTGTAGAAGAGTTAGAACTGTTGGAGATACAACAGCCCAGTTACCAGCACCACGACGTGTGCGTTGAGCAATCAAGTTAGCAGTACGATTGATTTGAACAGCTAAAGCAGCGTGCTCGTCACCAACGAAAGTTGCAGTACCAGAAACAGCAGCTTGGTCGTATGTTAATACGATACCAGACAAGCTCTTCAAGCTAGCAATAACTTCTTGGTCAATTTCAGCAGTAATTTCTTGCGCCAAAGCAGCCATAATTTCTGCTTCGATGTCAATACCCTGTTGGGCTTGTGCATCTTGTGCAGACTCAAACGTCCAGCGAGCTGACAATTTACGTGTCTTAGCTTCAACTGTCTGTTTCAAGATTTGAATGCTTAGTCTGTTACCAGCACGACCTTCTAAAGCTGCTGTACTAGCTGCTTTGTCAGATGCTGAACCGGAATAGCCTTCGGCGATCTTGAATGGGCTTAGTGCCTCATCACCAGCTGTGATGTCAGTACCGGCTGCGCTGTTAAAGCTATCTGCATAGCGAACACGCAAGGTATGGATCTGACCAACTGGGCCAGTCATTGGTTGTACACCTACTAACTCGTTAGCGATAACGGTAGGCATTACACGTCTGATCACTGGAAGGATCACACGATTTAAAGTTGCAACGTTGCCAGCGGATGTAGCTCCAGCAGTAGCACTCTCAGCCAAATACTTGCGGGTATTTTCTAAAGTAGTAGCCATTACTGAACGCTTGTTACCTTGAAGACCTTCTAGAAGGGCGTCTTTGGTTTCCGACCAGCGTGACTCGAGTAATTGTGACATTATAGTTCTCCTTAAACTTTTAGTCCCGCAAGCCTGCGGATGTCAAATATTTCAGCAGTTTTTTCTTCACTGCTAAATTGTTGTGCCTGATGTTTATTGCCTGTAATTTCTTTGCCTTCGGTCAATGCTTTCTTGGCCGGAGTTCCACCATTCATTACTGCTGGTAGATACTTGTCAAAAGCTGCATTTAGCTTATCTGTTTGTACTGACTCTAATAGTTGGCTCATTACTGAACGCTTATCACCACCTAATGGTCCTAACAACTCGCCTATAACTGCTGTGCGCTTTGCGGATTCTTTAATGATTCTTAATTCAGTTTTATTGCTTTCTACTAATTTTTCTGTTTCTGCAACAATCTTTGCTGCTTCTTCTAATTCCATTTCTTTCTGTGCAACTACCTTTAACAGGCGTGCAGTTTCAGATTTTTCATTTAGATGACTTGCAGCAAACTCGCTTGCGAATGATTCAAAAATTCTGCGACCAAAGTCGTTTCTGCGAGCAGAGTTGATATCTTCTTTCAACTGAGTCATTTCAGATTTCAATCCCTTAGAGACTGTTTCTTCAATGATTTGTGCTGAACGAGCGATGAAATCTTTCCTGACAGCTTCAAACTTAACTCTACTATCACGTACTAGACGTACTTTAGTTTCAGCTAAATCTTTCTTGTCGCTGTGGAATTCTGCGATTTCTTTCGCTAGTGAGTCCACAATAAAAGACTCTAATTTTTCAACGTTGCCTGCAACTGCGTTACGGTCTTCGTGTAATTCTGCAATTTCTTTGCGTAGATTATTTAAGATAAATGATTCCATAGTGGCCGCATCATCTTTCATTTTTCTAGCGTATTTTGCACGGGCTTCGATAAGTCCTTGACGGTCTTCAGCAAGTTCTGTTAGCTCTGCGGTTAAGCGATCAGCTAACATTCCTTCAACAGCTTCAACCATTGCGGTTTTATCGTGCGCATATTTCTGCGCAAATTCTTCACGTAGTGTAGCAGTGACTTGATCACGAGATTCTTGAATCTGCGTATTCCAAGCAGTTTCAATCTCCGATTTGATGTCCTCGGAAATCACATTGTTTTCAAATAATTGTTTAACGAAATCTAGCATGTGATTCTCCTTTTTATTTGAGATCCTTGATGATTTTCACCAAGCTCTCTGCTATATATCTTTGTGCCTGTGGGTTGCCTTGTACTTCTAATGCCATTTTAAATGCCTGATAGCCACCTGTGTTATTCATCAAGTGCTCATATACTGGAGTTGGGTAAGCTCCGGGTGCGCTTGGCTGCGCAACAATGTCAACAGTGATAATTTCAAATCCCTGGACATTGCCGCCACCGTCTACTTCGCCGGATCCTCTTGAACTTACACCCAACTTAACTCCTGCCGTCAACATGGATTCAATTAATTTACCCATTGGTGTTGGCAAGATTTTTAGTTTTCCGTAGCCGTTAGGACCATCCATCCACATCTTGGTAATCATATGACTAACACGATCTAGATTAATTTTTAAATCCTGAGGATGATCAACTTCACCTAGCACAGAGTAACCACCAGAGATCTGTTCGTTGAGCGTTTTGACAGCCCTGCCAATCTCTTGAGAAGAATAAACACGTTGATTTGCATTGCGGATATCACCTTGGATGCAAATCCCGTTGAGATGTAACGACTTACCGCCGTTACCATCTTCTTCGCTCTCAAGAACAATCTTAGCCTGATCGTAACTTAAATGTTCTGCTAGAGTAAATTTTTTCACCATTCGGTCCTATTATCTACGACCACGGAAAAGACTTTGGCCATCAGTGGAACCTTCCGCTGCGCCCTTTTTCTCAGCACCATGACCTGACTCTTTCTTGGAGAAAGCACTACCTGCTTTTCCGCCTGGGACATTGATGTTACCTGTATTTTGTTCTTTTGGATTACCTTTTAACAGACCGTTGCCTTTTAATGCACCTGTCTCTGAACCTTCGCTACCGTTACGGCCGCTTAGGATGTTAGCAGTTGTACCACCCATATCATTCTTACCAGCTACTGGGGACTTGCCGCCGTCAGCTTTTTCGGATTGACCTTTCTTTTCTGCGCCGTGACCTGCTGGAACTTTCTCAACATATTCACGCACTGTTTCTAGATCAAAGTCATCTTTCATTTCCATTTCGTCGCCCATGTCGTCGCTGTCGTCAGCCATGTCGCCACCTTTCAATGCATCAAACTTAGCTTGTAGTTCATCTACAATACTGTCTAGATCTTGGAATAATTCTTCTTCGGACTTTTCTTCGTCATCTTCTTCTGGACCCATGTCCATATCTAAATCACTTTCTAGATCGTCAGTTGCGTCGCCGCCCATTTCGTGATCGCCTTCATATGCGATATCTTCGAAGTTTTCATCCATCTTGTCTTCTTCAGCATCTTCATCTTCAGCTGCTTCGTCCATTTCTTCTTCGTCTTCGTCTTCTTCTTCTTCTTCAGAAATTTCGGAATCGATTAGATTTTCGTAAATTTCACGTGAAGCAGCAACTACGTATTCGTGGAATAGTTCTTCTGCTTTAGCTTGGTCTTCGTTAACTAGATGCGCTAGCATCTGTTCTAAAATATTTTTGTCTGCCATGTTATGTTCTCCTTCAAGATTGTTAGGCTGTAGTATATTTAATGCGTAGATTTAAAACCGGCGTTAAATGATAGTTTTTTGATTCGTTTGATCTGAATATGCAGTTTCTGGAAATTTTTGTTCAAATTGACTAAAACTTATATGGCTAAGATTACCTAGCTGATTTCCAAGTTTATCTGGAATAAAAGCAGTTGTCGGTATAACTCTATAAAATTTAATACCTTTAAACTCTTTAATAACTTTTTCCGTCTGACTTAACCAGTTTCCATGAAAAGTTGCTGCGTCTGTTGATTTTTTGTAGTTAAATGTATCTGCATACACATTGTTAAACTTTCCAGCAATACCTTGATAGTCAAACCCTAAAATGTAAACTTCTTTATGGCCTTGACTTGCAGCATGCCATAGTGCTGTTGGACCACTTGACCAACCTTTATGAGGTGTAAAGAAATTTATACCTGCTTTAGAGCTAATACCTTTATTAGGATTAGTCCATACCTGGTGTGTCTTATGATAGCCAGACTCAATAATCTCATTAACCATTTTAACATCTACTGCAATTAAAACGTGTGGTTCATATTCTCTATACTGGGCATTACATCCGTAAACAATACCTTTAGGTAGCAGAGATTTAGGATCAACAGATAGTCTGCTGGTTCCATTTCCTAGTACAAATGCTGGAGTATTATTCGGCTGCTGCTTCAACTGGGATACCATACATCTGTTGGATAAACCCTTGCTCTGAATTTTCTTCTGCTTGGTGCGCTTCAGATTGTAACCTAAGCTGATTTATCTGTCTTAGTGTTAAGCGAATCTTGCGAGTGTCGCTTTTTTTCACAACTGAACTGTCTTTACTGTTATCGTATCTACGATCGTTAGCAAAGTCGTTATTTTCGTTGTTGAAATAAAAAAATTCTAATAGGAGCATACTTGTATTTAGTCTTATACTGCTGGAGGTTCTTCTGCAGGTGCCTGGGCTGCTGCGCCTGCTTCGGCTGCTGCTGCCATATCATCAGGAGCTGTTTCATCTTGGGCGCCTAAATCAGCTGACATACCGCTTGGAGTAATACCTGCTGATCGCATCTCGCTTGCTGCATCTGTGGATGCTTTTAGCTTGTTGCCGTTTTCTTCGCGCCATAATGTTTCGTTTTCTACAATCTCTTCCTGAGTAAGACCAAGATATCGTTTCATAGCAAAACGTTTGCTCATATGTGGAATTTCTTGCACCTGCGCAAACACTCCAACACGAGTAGTATCAAGTTCTGCTTGACGGTAAGCAGCAAAGTTTTGCGGAGGATTAAATCTTAAGTCAAACAAACTTGAATCAATATTGATGCCTTGGTGCTGCATCCATAACTTAAATTCTAAGTCGAATGTTTCGACAACCATTGCCTGCAACCGTTCGCAGTACTTGTTAAATCGTAGTTCTTGAATGTATGCTGTGCCAACTTTGCCATCGGCAACTGAGTTACTTGATTCTTCAACACCTGTTGGCAAGTAAGCACTGGGAATTCTCAACGCACGGAATAACTTGTTAGTAAAGAAGCGTAAGTCAGTAATTTCACCTAGGTTAGTACCGCCTGGTAACGTTTCTACTTTTGATCCGCGACCTTCTGCTGTCTGCGGAAAGAAATAATCTTCGTTAGTGCTTAATGGATTATAACTTGAGTCAACAATGTTTGAACCGCCGCCACTAGCACTAGGAATGCGGCGCTGCTGTATTTCGTTTTTAACACGTTCAACAAAGCTCATGGCCATGTGTGCTGGCATATTACCCACGTCAACATAGAAAATCCTACGTTCAGGCGCACGTTGAATACGATAGATAATAATTGCATCTTCCAGCAATTCTTTTTGCTTGTAAACTTTGAATACTGATTCTAGCAAGCTATTGCCGAAAGGATAGTTTCTATCTAGTCCTTCACTTAATGAAATATGCACAACATCTTTTGCATCAACGCAAAATTCGTTTGAAGCATTTTGAAAACGTGTACCAGGAGACTGTCCCATATCACCAACCATACCGCGTCCAAATCCGCCACCTGTGGTGTAAGAGCTTGTACCGCTAGGGCTAGTGTTAGATGTTCCGTGTGGAGTAACCGCAACTAGATTTGCAAAGTTGAAGTTCATATCTTTAATAACATACTGCTCAGGAACTTTACCTTCGCTTTCGTTTACAATAATTTTGCTTACTTTGGCAGCATCAACAAATAGCCATTTTTTAGTTTCAGGATCACGTACAAAGAAACAGTCGCCGTATTTGAATGCATTACGCACAATGCGGAATATACGTGTTTCAAATTGTTGTTGCTTGACCCACTTCTGCAGGCTGTCTTTAATTAGTTTAACTTCAGTGCTAGTCGGCTTGCCGCGGAAGTGTGTACTAAACGGTGTTTCGTTTTCTTTATCGCGCTGTGTACAAAATTCAGCAAGGATATCTAGTGCAGCGTTAACTTCACTGTCCATATCCATTGTGTCGTATTGAATATACTTTTCAATACGGTTCGGACTACCTGCGTATACATCTGGCAAGTAGCTTGAGTAATTAGTACGAGCTGGCCCGGGTCTCCCTTGGCCGCCCAATGGACTCATTGATCCTGATTGATTCGATGTGTCTACTGGGGTGAAGTATTTTTTCCAACTCATTATATTATCCTATTATTAGACGCTGGCAAATAAGTCACCGCTCAATCCTTGCTGCACTGTAAGCTGTCTATCTTGAACATCTTTCATGTTCATATTTACTTTTATTAACTGCTCCAACTTAGTATTTAAGCTAGCAAGTAATGATTCTGCTGATTCTTGAGTAGGTGCCGCAGCAGTAGCAGCGCCTCCTGAGTTCTTCATCTCTGCTTTGTCTGCTTTAGCTTTAACTTCAGCTTCTTTTTTATTTTCAATATCTTTCTTTCCGGCTTCAGCTGTAGACATACCGCCTGATTTTGGTCCTCCGGCAATTGCTACTTCAGATTTCAACAAGTCTAAACTATTGTTTGTATTAAAATTAGTCTTTGCTTGTGCTGCCTCGGCTTTATCGTTTTCAACACCAATTTTCTTAGTATGACTATCTTTTAGTCCAATAAGTTTTTTATCTATTTCAGTTTTCTTTTGCTCTCTGGCTTCTTTCTTTGTTTCACTGCTTCGTTCGTTAGCTACCCCTTTTCTTTCTGCATCTCTAACTTTTTCTTTTTCGTCTAATGCTTGTCGTTCAGCTGCTACTTCTTGTTGTTTAAGTTTAACTGCTTTATTTGCATCACCAAATGTAATTTTATCAAGTACTGCTAAAAATCCGTCTTGCAACAATAGAAAGAATCGTTTTAAATTATCTCCGACTGCATCAAGTGCTGTGCTAAATGACCAACCAGTATCATAGAGCTGTTTAAATCCTGCAATAAGTGCAACAACACCTGCAACTATACCAATAATTGGAAGAGTAAGCAAAGATAGTGCCGTTGTGGCTAAAAAGGATGCTGCAGATTGTGCTAGAGTTGCGGCTGTCGTTATAGCTAGATAGCCTCCATATATTGCTAATGCTGTACCTAATCCCAAAAATATTGGCATCAGATTATCAGCAATAAATGTTCCTATACGTTCAAACATAGGCATTACATAGGTGCCTATTAGATTAGCAATGTCGTTAAACACGGGTACAACATAGTCGTTAATAGCTGATGCCATTAGTTGCAACACTGGAACAATATCTACCAACACAAATGCTGCCAAAGTTAGGAAAGCTGGGTACAGGCTATCTCTAATAAAGTTTCCAATACTTTCAAATATTGGTTTTAAATTTGTTACAAGATACATACCAACTTGTGTAATAATATCGCTAAAAATCATAAAGGCAGGTAACACATAAGTTGTTACTAGATCGGCAACAATTTTAAATGCTCCCATTAATACATCAAGCATACCACTTCCAGCTAATGCCATTGAAAAAGCGTTTCCAATTTCTGCAAGACTTTGCTGAAACTTTTGCATCTTCTCATTCATCTTGTCAGTGTTCTTTGCAGCTTCGCCCTGTTGTTCCCCTGCTTTCTTCACACCGTCTGTGGCAATTTGGTAAGTGGCTGCAAGTGCATTAGTGGTTCCTGCAAGACTAGCATCGGCTGCTGCTGCACTTTTAATATTTTTTAGATTCTTTGCACCCTCTTCCTTCATTTTATTGTTAAGAGCGTTACGTTCTGCATCAGTAACCGCTTCACCACGCTGCATCTTCTGTTGCATAGTAGTTAACATAGCCGCCGACTGAGGCAATTGCGCTAACAACTTTTGATTCTCTTCAGTAGTTGCTGTACCGTTGGCCAACATATCTTTGGTAAAGTTCTGCAACGGTTCTGGCAATCCGAGAACAGTATTTCTAAAAGACTTTTGTACTTCTTCGTTCTGTCCAGCCATTGCTGCTTGGAACTGTGCATCTTTAGCCAGTGTTGCTGCTTGTGCTTCTTTAGCAGAACGTTCTTCGCCGGTAATCTTTGCAAGGCCGTCCATCTCTTTTAGATATGTCCTTGCACCTTGTGCTAGTTGAGCATTAGTCTTACCGCCAGACAACCCTTGGCTTCTTAATAACGCACCATATCGAATAAGACCGCCATTAATTTCTTGACTACTCATACCTAGTGCATATAACTCCGAACTAGTTGACCGTACTGATTTTGAAACTTGTGCAAAGTTTTTAGCACCATCTTCGGTAGTTGTACCAAAGGCCATCAAGCCGGCACCGTTATTTTTAATTAATGATCCAAATTCTGCCATGTTCATGCCAGCTTGAGATGCTGATGCAGAGAAACTAGCCATGCTTCCACCGAAACTTGCTCCGCCGCCTGCGGCATTTACAAATGATTTAGTAACTCTATCAGCTGCGCCAGCAACTGCTCCAAATGCTCCACCTACTAGGCCGCCCACAATTGGTAACTGTTTAAATATATCAGCTGCATCTGTAATTGAACCATCTAACTGAGCGAACTGGCTAACAGTGCTGGTTAGTTTATTACCTAGAGTAAAGAACCCTCCAACAACACTACTGATACCAACTGTTAGTCTTTTAAAATGATCAGTGCTAGCTTTCCGGTTACCGTTATCTTCTTTCTGATTTTTATTTCGATCTCTCTGATTCTTTTCGTCGTCTTTATTACCTTTTCCACCTTTCATTCCCTTAATAGCACTGACTAACTCTCGTAAGGTGGCTTCAGACGCTGCATTCTTAGCTTCTACATTTCCTATGCCTGGTATATCAATTGTTACTGATGCCATTAAATAAATTCCTGGTAAACTGCGTACATAAATACGTTATAACACTATTGTATTTATCGGAGAAAAATATGAATCAAAATGTAAATATACCGCAAACGCCAAAATTAAATCCTTTGGCTAATTGGTATAGACAGCCTAAAATCTATGTGAGATTGCCTAGTCAAGGTCGATTCTATCCCCCAGGTGCATTAGACGTTAGTGCAAACGAAGAATATCCTGTATACTCAATGACTGCCAAAGACGAGTTAATGTTTAAAACTCCTGATGCACTGTTAAGCGGGCAAAGTACAGTTGAAGTTATTAAAAGTTGTATTCCTGCTATTTTAGATCCCTGGGCAATGCCCAGTATTGATCTAGACTTTGCACTCATTGCTATCCGCATCGCTACCTACGGCGAAAACATGGAAGTTAGAGTAGACTGTCCACATTGCAAAGAAGAAAATACCTACGATATCAACCTGTCAGACTGGATTGGTATCTTTAGCCAATTTACTTACAATTCAATTGTAGAAGCTGGGCCGCTAAACGTGCATGTGAGACCTTACAACTATAAAGAAGTTACAAAAGCATCAATTAAAACACTAGAGCAACAGAAGATCTTTGGCATTATTAACAATGAAGAAATCAGCGATGAACTAAAGTTAGAAAAGTTTGGTGAAAGTTTTGTTAGACTAACTGAACTCACAGTTGATATTATTGCAGATTGCATTACACATATTGAAACTCCAGACGGATCCACTGACGATAAAGTTCAGATCAAAGACTTTATTAATAATTCATCTAAAGATGTATTTGAAGCTATCCAAACACACATTACTAAAATTAAAGATACTATAGAGTTTAAAGCAAAAGATGTCCAATGCGGAGACTGTCATAAGGAGTTCTTACTACCTGTGACAATGGACCAATCAAATTTTTTCGCAGTAAAATCTTAAACAGCCCTTTGCCGGAGATTTTACAGATAGCCAAACGGATGGAGTCTGAGGTTAAGGGAATCAAGAAAGACGTTCTCAAAATGTGTTGGTACATGAGAGGTCTTTCTTATAGTGAAGGCATGAATCTAAGTCATGATGAAAGAGAAATTGTTGCTGAGATTATTAAAGAAAACTTAGAGACTACAAAGAAAACTAACTTACCTTTCTTTTAATCATAAAAAAGCCTGCTTAAAGCAGGCTTTTTGTTGGCTGTATATATTACTTTTGACGGAACAATGTAAAGCCTTCGGCAACTACTTTACCGCTATTAACTTTACTTTGAGTCTGCATAGCTGGTTGAGCTGGTTGAGCTGCTGCTCTGCCAGTAACTCTAACTGGATTTTTGCGTACAGGAGCCGGCGCTGTCATTGAAGTTTGTAGCATAGCAAGAATTTTCTGTTTCTCGCTAGGCTTTAAAGTGGCAATGGCCTGCTGTGCTTGTTTGTACCCAGATGCTGCTGCCATTGGTGCTGCGTTCTTAGGAGCTGCTTTCTTAGGAGCTGCTTTCTTAGGAGCCGTAACTTTAGCATATTCATCGTCATATGCTTTTTTCACAGCTGGATCTTGTTCTGCATCTGGTTCTGCATCTGGAACATCACCTGCAATGTTTGCAGTAGAAGTAGCTTTACCTTTTTGGTACGCTTTCTTAACGCCACCTGCAATGCCGCCAATCATACCAACGCCTTTAGCAACCCCGCCAATGCCCTTAGCTAGTCCACGACCAATAGCACCTAACGGTCCTTCTTCAAGTTCTTGTGATTCAGTTAAGATTTCAGTTAGTCGCATTTTAATTCATTCCTAGGCATATGTTATAATCTTTTTCAGATCTATAGTTTATTTATTACAATAATGAGCTAAAGCTCATTTGCTTTTTCGCTCACGCTCAAAGCACTTCTTTTATTTAACAGTATTTTAAGAGATATGTTATTAATGCAATTAAGTATTATGCAGATTGTTCAGTCACACTTAGCCCTTGCGGGCTAAGAAAATCTAGCATTATGCGAGTTGCACAGTACACAGTAGCGTTAGAACTATAAGCATTGCTGCTTGCGTAGGCGGTTATCCGGTACCTACTCATTCCGTCTTAATAATAACGGCGAATTACTATGCACACGCTATCGCACATAGTAATCGTGGGTCTCTCTCCCATCTTTTAGCCTTTTTTAATATTCTCTTTATAAATCAAACCGGTTGTACGTAGGCGTATCCGATCGTCGTCCTGTTAAGGATAGTGATTTATAACCTCTTCACCAAGTAGAGATTCCTTACCGTCACACATCAGAACGGATTTGGGGCACAGTTATAGTCGCCGGTGCGGGCTTTTTTGGTGATTAAATGCCTGGATTTGTTGAAATTGTCTGTGCCTAGCGGCAATGGTGTTGCTTAAATTTTGGGTTTTTTGAGGATATGTGAGCCGTGAACTCGAACCTGTATGTGACCGTTGTACCAGTCAGTAGATTCTAGAACTTTGTGTTTAAATTGTTCTCTTGCCTCGATGTAGCTGCATTCTGATTTGTTTTTGCAGTAAAATAGAATTTCTCTGGTGAAGTTATTTTTGCCTAAAGTCTTAATATCTGCTGTAAGCGCATCGCTAGAACCATAATAGTCCTTCCAATCGCTTTCAATCTTGCCTCTAATTTTCTTTTTTTTCTTAGTGCCGTTCTTAAGTGTAACTGTTTTATAAGTTGTTTTTGCGAACTTTGCTAGTTTTTTGCCTATATACTTGCGCCCAGAGATGACATTGGTAATAAGATATACGAAACCGATATAATCTTCGGAGATTGCAGTAATTTCTTTCTTCTTATAGTACCATGTCATCGAGTACTTATTTTAGGGGGTCTTCCTACCATGCCTTTCCTGGCTGCTTTACGTTCGTCTCTTTTTGCCTGTATTTCTGTGCGCCTTAAACTTGCCTCATTGCGTATCTCACTCAGCCAATATCGTGCTCTAACACCAGCACTATCTGAACCTCGATGTTCAAAGCGATCCTGATACTTAAAGTATTCCTGAAAAGCGTGGATCATACGATCATGACTGTCTGTACTCATTTATTGTACTATCTCTACGTCGTTGCTGTAAGTGGTAAAGCCGCCTTCTTTTATTACTTTGAGCACATGATTTACTCGACTGGTTAAATCATCACGGTGACTGATCAAGAACACATTCTTATCACGCTCGCGAGTCATCTTTTTAAGTACACTAATAGAACTTTCAACACCGCTAGCGTCCATACCGCTATCAACAAGCTCGTCAATAAACAATAAGTTGATACTATGATATAAGTTTTCCCACACATCACGGAATGCCCAGCTCATACTTAGAATTAATCGATTACGTTCACCACGTGATAAGTTATCAAAGTCTAGATCTTGGCCTAACTGTGTAATAATAACACTCAAGTCATTCTGGAATTCAACGATATGTGGCAACCCAATCTTATCGAGGTAATATGTTAGGCGTTGATTCAAGTGCGCTAAGTTTTGATCAATAATTCGTTTGCGTACAAAACTATCTTTATTTGTTAGCAACTTGTGCAGGAACTCTTGATGCTCTTTGATGCGGTTAGCTTCATTTACAGCTTGCCAGTTAATTTCCTGAACCGCACTTTTCTTAAGTTCGTTAATCTGTTCAAGATACGGATTATTATCACCTTCTTTAATTTCTAAATCTTTAATTAACCCGTTGATAGTATTCTTATGATTAAGTGCTTCCTCTAAGCTGTCGTACTGTACTCTAGGACAATCACCCAATTCACCAATTTCTTTCAAGGCAAATTCAGTGTCCATAATTATTTCCCCGGCAGATTCGAAGTTAACAGTAGCTTCTTCGAGATCTTTAAGTTTACCGGAAAGTACAGACTCATGTTTTTCATCGTGAAATTCTTGTCCGCAGGCATGACATTGGTGATTTTTAAGAGTAGCAATTTCAGCAGTTAGCTTATCGAATCGTTTTGTATCTTTATCTTGTTCTAATCGAGTGCGTTGCATTGCGCTAGTTAAATCGTTAATGTCTTTACGTTTTTCATTGTAGAGAGCAAGAGCCTTATGATTAACAATTTCAACTTCTGGATCAATAGTACTAAGCGTGTCAATGCTCTTTAAAATATTTTCGATATTTTTTTCTTTAGTCTCATCCCACAGGCGCTGTTTTCGTTCTAGCGCATCGATACTCTGCTGTATACGCTCGTTGGACACTTTGATAGTTTCAATGCGAGTGTTTTCTGTCGTAATTGAATCTTTGCTAATACGGATAGCTTCTTTAAGGGTTTCTGCTTTTTCAGAAAGTAAAGTAATGCCCAATAACTGCTCAATAATGCTGCGTTGTTCACCAGCTTTCATAGACAAGAACGGTTCGGTGTAAGTGTTCAACGCCACAAGATGCTTAAACATATCGTGACTCATGCCCATCATTTCTTCGATGGCTTTTTGTGTTTCACGACTATCACCTTGACTTTCGTCTAGGTCTTTAAGATATTGTTCTTGACCATTGATACTAAATTTGAGTACGTTAGGTTTACGGCCACGTTCAATATGATACTCTTGACCATCTTTGTCAAATGTCAGGGTAACTAACATACCCTTACCGTTAATCTTGTTAACTAGATTATCTTTTTTGATGTTAGTAAGAGCAGTTCCATAAATGCCATAGCTAAGGCCGTTAATAATAGTAGTCTTACCAGTACCGTTGCGAGCACCACTATCATCTCCACCAAGGTCTAAGTTTTCACCGAGTACAAGTGTAAGCTGGCCTTTGTCAAAACTAATAGCCTGGGTTTGATTGCCCACACTCATAAAGTTGCGAACGGTTAAATTCTTTATCTTAATTGTCATAGGTTTCTATAAATGTCCAACAACATACCTTTGTCAAATGCATCGCTTTCGATAGCATTAATTTGATTCATAACAATTGTATCTACACTTTCAAAGCTAATATCAATTGGAACAGAATTTGATTCTATTTCTACTTTTTCGGGGATTAACATCAACTCACGTAATTTGTACTGAGGAATAAACTGCTCTTTGATAAAGTTTGCTTCTTCGAACGTAATAGGCAAGTCGATAGTCACACGGCAATGCATCTTCTCACGTAGAAGTCCTTCTGGGTCGTCAATAATCTGACTCAGCTTGTAGGTTCTAAACGTGGGCTGCCCTGGCCATGTATGATATTCGGGCTCATTGCCCCACTCTAGAATCATCATACCGCGAACATCGTCACCTGCATCGGCATAATTATGGGGGAAAGCATTGCCAATGTAGGTTACATTGCCTTTACTCTGTCGCTTATGAAAGTGTCCGCTGAATACATACTCTTGTCCACTAAAGTGACTAGCTTGCAACGTTCCGTGATCTGGCATCTGCACCATGGCGTTCATATAGAACAATGGCAACTCTAAGTGTCCAAACACATAGCGGCTTTTAAGTTTAGAAACTCCTCGCCACTCGTCGCCTATTAGCCAAGGCATAATAGTAACATCACCTTCTGTTAATTGATCTCTAACAGGAATAATGTTAGGAAACAGTCGCATAAATTCGATGCTATTAATTTCACGCTTGTCTTTGTAGAACAGATCGTGATTGCCTAGAATAAAATAGACTTTTTCAAAACTTTTGCTCAGCTTCTCTAAGTTGCTCACAGTATAATTCATAGTACTAACGTCTGTAGTACTGCGATTATGATGCCAGTCTCCTAGAAAGATTGCAGTTTCGCAACCTTGTTCTTTAGCAGTGTCACAGAACCAAGATACGAAATCTTCGCAATCTTGATTATGTGTACGACTACCACTTTTAAGGCCAAAGTGAATATCTGTGAAACAAGCGACTTTTTTAAACAATGACATAGTATCTCCTAATATTATTATACAGGGTTAAAGACAAAATGTCAACTAGTCGTTATCGCCAACAGGAGGTGTAGCTGAAATAGTTGCTCCACCGCCTCCGGACCCACTGTTCTGCCTACTCCAACTTGGGTTCATTCCGTTCATTTCAAGAATATCATCTCGAATGTTTTGATTACGCTTCTCAATATTGATAATGCGAACAAAACTGTTAGTAACAGCAGCGGTATAGTAAGCAAACGGGTTATCACTTTTGCTTTCATCAAATTGTAAACCTATCTGGGTGAGCTGAAGGATTGCTTGACCGCGCATTTCATCGTTGTAAGTATAGCCACGAACGTTTCCTCTGGTCGCATATCTTTCACATAATTTTAAAAACATGCGAGCTAGATTGTTAGTCATTTGCCCGTGTTCTTTATTAAACACTCCTGTGGTAAAATCACCTTTCCAGTGGCTCTTACCAACTAAGATTAGGTTATTATTAGCATCAAACTTCCAGTGTTGGAACGGAGGAAAATTCACTTTTTCGTGACTATCGGCAGTATTTTTTAAAGTCTTCTTACGACCCGGAGCAAGCGGAACATGTACAAAGGTCATAACTCTAAAAACTACATCATCTTTCTTGATAGTTTTATAGTCGATTTCGAATTCTTTAGAAGGTAACTTTTTACCACCTGCAAGTACAGCAGCTTCGTGAGCTAATTTAGCTAATCTTGATGCTCTATTGCGTTTAGCTTCCGCTATTGTACGAATATTGATCTTTTCTACATTTGGTATAATCATATCATAGTCTGCGTATTCGGGCGCAGAGTAGGTACAAAATGTGTTTTTGCTTCTGTGGATCTCTTTTAATAGATCTTTGTTAGTTAGATACTTTATTTTGGGTACGGTATTCATTATATAAGGATCTCCTGTTACTAATATAATAGCACATTTTTAATGAAATAAATAGAGTATAGCGGAGATATTTAACCAAAATGGCACTATCTATAAATCCTTTGGCACAACTGATTTCAACAGCGACATCTAGTATTGCACAGGCAACAAATGAAGCAAATGCAGCTCTACCAGGTATAGGGGATGCGTTCTCAAAAGCTAACCTAGACGCTAAGATCGGAAGACTAAGCGGAGAAATTGGTAGCGGGTTAAACGGAATGACCACAGGGGCTAAGGGGTTACTATCTACAGCAAGTTCATCACTTAATGGAGTTGGCGGCTCTATCGGAAATGCCCTTGGACAGATTAATACCACAGGACTCGGCGGACTAGGCACTAGTATCCAAAGCTCAGTAGCAGGCGGTATTAGTAGTCTACAAACGGCAGTTGGGGCAACTAGTAATATTACAGCGGATATTTCCGGCACACTTAACAAACTAGCAGGCGGTAATCTCGGCGGCGGATTACAAGCTCTTGCTGGAGATATTAGTAAAGCAGCAGGCATGCTAAACAATTTTCTAAGCCTAAAACGTGGAGCTAATTTACCAGCCGGTGGCCAGCTATTCACTCAAAACGGACAAGCTATTAAATTACAAGCTAGTGCCAAAAACGATTGGCGTGTAAGATTAAATGCTAACTGGACATTATTTGACAGTCCGCTGTTTAGCCTGTTGGAGAATACCGGCGGTGTTGTGTGGCCTTACTTGCCTAACATCACAGTTTCTACTAAAGCAAATTATAATTCAGTAGAAACTACTCACAGTAACTATCCTACACAGGGATATAAAAACAGTGTAGTTGAAGACATCTCTATTGTTGGAGAGTTTACTTGCGAAACAGAAACAGATGCCGCTTACTGGATAGCAGCAACTACATTTTTTAAGACCGCTACAAAGATGTTTTTTGGACAAGGAGCTAATGCAGGTAATCCTCCAATCATTTGCAACCTAAGCGGATATGGATCAAGTGTATTTGATTCAATTCCTGTTGTAGTAAAAAGTTTTAGCGTAGACCTAAAAGATGATACCAACTATATTCAGTGTAACACCTTTGGAACTAATACTTGGGTACCAGTAGTTAGCACTATTTCAGTTACAGTAAGTCCAATTTACAACAGAGCAAACTTGAGAAAGTTCAGCCTAGCAGATTATGCCAAAGGCAAAGTAGCATCAAGTACAGGATATATCTAATATGGCACAATATAAATCTACAAGTCCGTGGGCAGCTACAAGACAAAACAATCTATATTTGGAATTACTAGAAATTAGACCTGTACCTTCTGAACCCGACGATTTTAAATATACGATCGAAAATCAGTATAGGCATCGGCCTGATTTGTTAGCCTATGATTTATACGGTAATGTAAAATTATGGTGGGTATTTGTTCAACGTAACATGAGTGTTTTACGAGACCCAATATATGATTTTGAACCAGGAACAACCATTTTCTTGCCTAAAAAATCTAATCTAGAAAAATATCTAGGAGTATAAATTGGCATTATTTAGAGATCTTGGTACAGCAGCATTAAACATTGTTAAACCGGACGGAACAAATATTATTAGTTCCGGACTGTCTTCTCTGGTAAGTATCGGGTCGGCAGTACGTACAACCTTAGAGAATCCAGCAAGAGCTACTGACAAACTAGTTGATGGCGTTAGTAAGGTAGCTACTGATCCTAACAAGCCGTTATCTGTAGTGACTAGAAATCTTCCAAGCGTGATTAAGAATCCCTTAGAAAAATTCGCATCAGTTAATTACATGTGGACATTAGCATGTCTAACTCCTAAACAATTTAATAATCCGTCCTTGTATAGAAACAATGATCAAGTGTGGACAAATGACAGTTATATAGATGATAAAACTGGTAACACATTCAGTTCAACTGTGATATTTTCTTCCGGCGGTCGATTTGATAGTCAGCGAACTAAAACAGCTAGTGGATCTCCTGAATACTATATTCAGAATTTTGTTATGAAAACTACTGTTGGTGCAAACAGTAAAACTGGTAATAGTAACGCATTTAAATTTGAATTTGATATATATGAACCACACAGCATGGGACTGTTGTTACAGAGTCTTCAAGTAGCTGCAAACACTGCTGGATATATCAACTATCTTAGTAATGCTCCTTATGTTTTAAAATTAGACTTTATGGGATGGGACGATCTAGGTCTTGGTTACAAAGCAGTAAAATCAAAATACTTTGTTCTTAGACTAACCTCGTGTAAGTTTAGCGTTAACGAAGGCGGCAGTACTTATAAAGTAGAAGCTGTTCCGTATAATCATCAAGGGTTTAGTGATGATATCAATACTGCCTACACTGACTTAAAATTAGTAGCGTCTACTCAAGGAACTGTTGAAGAAATACTATCTACTGGACCAGAAAGTTTGCAAGCAGTTCTTAACAAAATTGAACAGAAGTTAGTTGCTGATAAACAAGTTGGAGTGGCTGATCAATATGAAATTCAGTTTCCAAAAGACTCTTCTTCCTTTCAGCGAGCTAATGCTCCAGTAGGAACACAAAAAGCAACATCAAGTCCCGGCCAGCTAGCAAAAATAGTAATAGCTGGAAGTAATACTGAAGTAGTAGCTGCTTTTGATAAAAACGAAATTGGCGGTTCAAGTTTAGGATTTAGTCAAAGTAGTGGCGGCAACATGACCTTTAAGAAAGCCGGCGATCAGTATGACGCTAAGACCGGAGTTGTTAAACGAGACAACATGACTATTGATCCTAAAAACAGATCATTTCAATTTAGCCAAGGACAAACACTTACCGCAATTATTAATCAGGTAGTAGTCAGTTCTAAGTATGCACAAGATGCAGTTACCAGTGTGAAAAATCTTAAGGATGGGTTTATTAAGTGGTTCCGTCTTGATGTACAAATTGAACTACTAGACTTTGATGTACTAACTAGCGACTTTGCTAAGAAAATTACATATCGAGTAGTTCCGTATTTCGTACATCATTCTATATTTTCTAATCCTAATTCAGTACCCATTGGATATCCAAAGTTGCTAGGTAGAATTTGTAAAGGATACGAATACATATACAGCGGTCAAAACGTAGATGTCCTTAAGTTTGACATAAAAATTAATAATATGTTCTATACTGGTATTCAACCAGGTAACCCTGCAGATGCTTCTACGGCTAGTAACCAAGATCAAAAGGGTGTAGCAGCAGAACAGCCTAAAGAGTCAAGAGTTGCCGACGGCGGATCAAGAGCTGCACAAACAGCTAACCTAGGAAGATCTAGACCTAAAAAGACTCCAGAACAGATAGTAGCAATGAAAGGCGGCACTGGCGATTCTAACACTGAGCGACAGGTAGCGGAACAGTTTCATAGAGCATTTACACAGAGCCAAGCAGAGATGGTAACTGTTAATTTGGAAATTTTAGGGGATACCTATTGGGTAGTAGATAGCGGACAGGGAAACTATTTTGCCGCTACTGTAGAACCGCAAGCACAAATTACAGAAGACGGTACAATGAATTACGAAAGCGGCGATGTTTTCATTTATTTGACCTTTAGAACTCCAATTGATATTAATCAAGAAACAGGATTATATAATTTTCCTAAAGCTGAAAGTCCATTCACTGGGATCTACAGGGTAACTATGTGCGAAAATATATTCAGCGACGGTATTTTTAAACAAAAACTAACTTGTATTAGAATGCCAGGACAGCCAGCTGACTATGCAGACAGCCCAGCAGAGATTAAATCAGATCTCAGAACAGATCCAGCCAATGCATTATCTATTAAACTTGGCCCAGAAGAAAAACCTAAAACATCCGTAATAGATAATACGCCACCAGTGGATTACACATAATATGTCACAACAAAAACGTAGCTCAGTAGCAGTAACAGACAAAAAAGATATCGGCGCAGGGCCCTACTTGGCTAAAATTATTAGTCACTTAGATCCAAGTTTTATGGGAAGTTTAGAAGTTACTTTACTTAGAAATCAAGGAAACACTATTGGCGAGGATACACAAACATACATTGTAAAATGTGCCCAGCCATTTTATGGGTACACTGCCTATGAGAACATGGGACAAAATACTGCTACTGACGGAAAAGTTCCAACAATTGAAGCGTTTAACGATACTCAAAAAAGCTATGGTATGTGGTTCGTACCACCAGATCCGGGAGTAACAGTATTAGTAGTATTTGTTGATGGAGATCCTAGTCAAGGATATTGGATTGGATGTATACCTAGTAGATTTGCTAATAATATGGTTCCTGCAATCGCAGGGTCAACACAAGTCGATATGGACAAGGCGGACAAAGACAAATATAATACTAAACAGCCATTGCCAATTGCAGAACTAAATCGTAGATTGAATGCAAAAGACCAGTCAGTTGACATTGATAATAAAAAGAGGCCATTACACCCTATTGCTGAAAGATTCTTAGAACAAGGACTAGTAGAAGATGATGTCCGGGGAGTTACTACTTCAAGTGCTAGACGTAATACTCCTAGCATGGTATTCGGAATATCTACTCCAGGACCACTAGACAAACGTAGCCAAGCAAAGAAAGCAAGATTAGGAACATTGTCAAGCCAAACAACTGCAACAGTTCCAGTCAGCAGACTAGGCGGAACACAGTTTGTCATGGACGACGGCGACGATCGTTATCAACGTGCAACGCCAGCAGGAGGTCCAACAGCCGGCCCTGTAAAGTATGCAGATGTACTTGCCGGCGAAAAGGGCGACCCTACTATTCCGTACAGCGAATACTTCCGTATCCGTACAAGAACCGGCCACCAACTGCTAATGCATAACAGCGAAGATTTAATCTACATTGGAAATGCTAGAGGTACATCATGGGTAGAACTGACTAGCAATGGTAAAATAGATATCTATGCTGCCGATAGTATCAGTATCCATACTGAAAATGATTTAAACATTAAAGCAGCCCGTGATATTAACATGGAAGCTGGCCGCAACATTAATATCAAAACGTTGTCTGGGCAAATGCATGTTGAAACTGCAACAAATTTTGAAGTATTTGCCAATGCTGATGGCAAAATTACTATAGGTAAGAATCTTGATATACTTGTAGGTGCAAATACAAAAGTATCTCAAGTAGGAACATTTGATCTTAATTCAGGCGGTGATAACAAATTTAGTACTTCTGGAAACACTAGTATAGGTAGTGCAGGGGATCATAAAGAAACTGCGGCAACTATTAACATGAACAGTGATCTTGCTGCTGATCCAGCAGTAAATGCCGACTTCGTTAGGCCGTTACCGTTACATGCTAATCCAGTAACGAGTGGTGATAGGAATTGGGCATCAACAAAATATCAGTCAGGTACCACAAACAGTATTATGAAACGCATACCTATGCACGAGCCTTGGCCGCTGCATGAGAATCAAGCACCTAACTTATTAACTCCGGATAACACGGATAGGGACGTATAACATGGCCAATAAATTATATAATCAAAAAACTGTTGCAGTTAATAAAGCATCGGTCGGCGATGCAGGAGGCAGCTTTGCCTACAAAGGATTTAGTTCAAGCGAAACTAAAAAGAACTTTAAGCTCTATGATATAGACTTAGTCAAACAGGATTTACTCAATCATTTTTATATCCGTAAGGGTGAAAAATTAGAAAATCCAGAGTTTGGTACAATTATCTGGGACATGCTGTTCGAACAATTTACTGAAGATGTAAAAAATATGATTGCCAAAGATGTTGAGGACATTATCAATTATGATCCTCGTATTGCGGTAAATCAAGTACAAATAGATAGTACTGACCAGGGTATTAGAATACAAGCAGATATTACATATATACCCTTTAACATTAACGAGCGCATGAGTTTTAATTTCGACAAGGACAATTCCGTCATTAACTGAGCACATTATTTTGTTTGGTAAATATGATTATAGGACTGAAAGATGACAACGACAACAAGACAAAATAACTTAATTTTAAACCAAGATTGGACTAGAATCTATCAGACGTTTAGTAATGCTGACTTTAAAAGTTACGACTTTGAAAATTTACGTCGTGTCATTATTACCTATCTCCGTGAAAACTATCCGGAAGATTTTAACGATTATATTGAGTCATCTGAGTACATGGCTCTTATTGATGCTGTTGCATTTTTAGGTCAAAGTCTTGCTTTCCGTATTGATCTAGCATCAAGAGAAAACTTTATTGAGCTTGCAGAGCGTAAGGAAAGTGTCCTACGTCTTGCTCGTATGTTAAGCTACAACGCCAAAAGAAACATCTCTTCTAGCGGTCTTTTAAAATTCTCTACAGTTACAACTACCGAAGACATTCTTGATAGTAACGGTAAAAACTTAGCACAGCAAATTATCTCTTGGAACGACCCAACTAACACTAACTGGTTAGAACAATTCATAACTGTGTTAAACTCTGCAATGGCAGATAATACAGAGTTTGGTCGTAGTCAAGGTAGTGCAACTATACAAGGCATTCCTACAGAACAATATAGATTGCGTAGCACCAGCACAGATGTTGCAGTTTACACATTTAACAAAACTGTAGCCGGCCGCGGCATGGCTTTTGAAATTGTAAGCACGTCATTTAATGGTAGCACCAGCATATACGAAGAACCGCCGGTTCCTGGTAATCAAGTAGGATTTGTCTACCGTAATGACGGCAAAGGGCCTGGTAGTTCTAACACTGGTTTTTACTTGATGTTTAAACAGGGCAGTTTAGAGCTTGCAGACTTTAATATTGAAGTTCCTACAACTAATGAAACAGTCTCAGTTGACAGTGTTAACATTAATAACAATGATGTATGGTTATACAGCCTAAGCTCAACAGGCACACAACTAAATGAATGGACTCCGGTATCTACGTTACTAGGTAACAATATTGCCTACAATAGTCTAAGTCAAGATATTAGAAATATCTACTCAGTTGTTACTAAAGAAAACGACCGTATTGATTTAAAATTTGCTGATGGAGTATACGGTAATATTCCACAAGGTGCATTTAGAGTTTACTATAGAGTTAGTAACGGATTATCATATACTATTGCACCGGCAGAAATGCGCGGTATTAACATTGCAGTTCCTTATACTAACAAACAAGGAGTACAGCATACATTAACTATTGGGCTAGCATTGCAGTCAAGTGTATCTTCAAGTGCAGCTTCTGAAGATATTGACACTATTAGAACAAATGCACCTGCGGTATATTATACACAAAATAGAATGATTACTGGTGAAGATTACAATCTTGCACCGTTATCAAGTAGCCAAGATATTTTAAAAATTAAAGCAGTTAATAGAACAAGTAGCGGAATTTCTCGCAACTTTGAAATTATTGATGCCAGCGGAAAATACAGTTCAGTTAATGTATTTGCAAATGACGGATTCTTATATAAAGAAGAAATTGAAAGAGCATTGACTTTTAACTGGTCAAACCGAATAGATATTATTAATTTTATTAAGCGTAGTGTTGAGCCTGTATTTACAGACACCGATGTTTATAACTTCTACATAACTAATTTTGATAAAATAACATTCACTGAAACTAACACTGTATGGGAACAAACAACAACTCAAGTAAATCTTACTACCGGGTATTTTAAAAACTCAGTAGACCAATCGTTATTCCAAGTTGGCACTTATTCTACTAATAATTTAAAATATGTTAAATTTGGTGCGTTGGTTAAATTTGTTCCTCCTACAGGTAAAGCATTTAAGAATGGACAAATTGTAGACATTAACCTTGCAGATTCGTTGCAAACTGATCGACTGTGGACCAAAGTAATTAAAGTTGTCGGCGACGGTACAAATTCTGGCAGAGGTATATTAACATCGGGACTAGGTCCTGTGTCGTTTAGTGATACTATTCCGTCTGGAGCAATAGCTCAGCGTATTATTCCAAAATTTGTAAATGATCTGCCTGCTGCATTAGAATCGGAAATTGTTAATCAAGTATCTCAAAATTTAAATTTTGGACTGCGATTTGAAGTTGAAGCATCAACATGGAATATTATCACTTCATCTAACCTAGATTCAGTTAGTGACTTTAGTTTAGGACGTTCAGGTGACACTACTAGCAACAATTTAGATGCATCATGGATAATTGCATTTATTAGAGAAGCAGATCAATATAGAGTACGGATACGAGGCCTAGACTATATTGCTGGTAGTGTTGAACAAAATAGATTTTACTATGATGTTAACCAAAAACAATACAATAATCAAGTTGGCGCAGTTGTAAAAGATACTGTAACAATTTTAGGAATCAACACAGTTAGCGATGGATCAGGTAGTGCTATCAAGCAGGATTTCGCATTTGAAGTTACCGATACTATTAAATTTGACGATGGATATGAAAGTGCAAAAGAAATCAAAGTTGCATTTTCAGATATTGACAGCGACGGCGTTATTGATAATCCTGAGCAATTTGAACAGATTATAGGTGAAGATGCAGATTTAAATTATCTATTCTTCCAAGAAGTAACAGATTCTGCAGGAAACACAACATACGAATTGGTTGATAATTCTTCTAATAATATCACAGTGGTACAGAAAGAATCACTAGTTAACGTTAATGATTATGCCAACGGCAATTTAATTTATTTTTATGACTTTGCAGAAAATCGTGTTAAGCGAGTAAACAAAGTTACTAACACATTGATATTAGAAAGCTCCTACAAAGGAGTAGTTGGTAGAGATAAATTAAAATTCCAATACGTGCATAACGCTAGTGTTGATCGCCGAATTGATCCTAGCGTAAGTAATATTATTGATGTATTTTTAATGACTAGAAGTTATGATACTGCTTATAGGATTTATCTAGCAGGCGGAAGTACAGAACCAGAAGCACCTAGCAGCGATAGTTTGCAAATAACGTTTGGTACAAATCTAAATGCGATTAAATCGATCAGCGATGAGATTATATATCATCCGGTAACCTACAAAGTATTATTTGGCAGCACTGCGGCAGCGAATCTACAAGCACAATTTAAAGTAGTTAAGAATCCTAATAAAGCAATCAACGACAACGACCTCAAAGTAAGAATTATCACAGCTATTAATGAGTTCTTTGATATAAACAATTGGGACTTCGGAGATAGATTTTACTTAAGTGAAATGAACACATATATACTAAACCAAACAGCACCAGACATTAGCAATTTAACAATAACACCAAGACAGGCTAGTTTAGCATTTGGTAGTTTATTTGAAATTCAAAGCGGGCCTGACGAAATTTTAATCAGCGGCGCAACAGTAGATGATGTAGAAATAGTGTCAGCAATAACAACCGCCGAAGTCGGTTCTAGCGTTTAACAGAGTATTAAGAAGATAAAATATGGCAGATAAAAAATTCCCTCAAAGCGGTTTACCAATCAGAAAAACTGTTGAATTGTTACCAACAGTTTTTAGATCAGACGCGAATGACAAATTCATGTCGGCAGTGGTTGATCCGTTAGTTCAACCAGGCACCTTACAAAAGTTAGTAGGATATGTTGGAAGACGCTATGGAAATACATACAACGGATCTGATATCTATATTGATACTGATAATACACTACGTAGCAGATATCAGTTAGAACCTGGAGTAGTTTCTAGAACCAATAACACTGTAGACAGTTTCTACGATTATCTCGATTTTAAAAATCAATTACAGTTCTTTGGAAATACAGAGGAACGTGACGACTTAATCACAGGCCAAGAACACTACAGTTGGAATCCTCCTATTGACTGGGACAAGTTTATTAACTATCGCGAATACTACTGGGAACCTAGTGGACCACCAGCGATACCAGTATTCGGTCAATCAGCAAAAATTATTAGCACATACAAAGTTGCTCTCGGATTAAACTCTTTTATCTTTACTCCTGATTCATTTACTAATAATCCAACAATTACACTATACCGTGGCCAATCATATAAATTTCAAATTAAAGCACCTAAAGAAGGGTTTGCAATTAGAACAAACTATGACACTGGCTCATTAATATTCAATCCAGCCCGCCCATATTCTGCAAACGAACAAGCGGTATATGATGGCAAACTATGGAAAGCTAAAGTAGCAATTGCGTCTGGAGCCAGCAGTAGTATTACGCTTGGAAGTCAGGATTGGGAATTTATAGCACTTGTAGCGTCAGGCACTGCCCTTGACTATAGCATTGGTGTTACTAATAATGGAATTGAAAACGGAACCTTAACTTTTAAAGTACCGTACGACGCACCTGATGTATTATTCTATCAAAGTTTAATTGATCCTAACAAGTTTGGTAGGTTTCTAATTACTGATATTGAGGCAAACACAAAGATAAACATTGATAAAGACATCATTGGCAAAATAACCTACACTAGCAGCAACGGAATAACATTCTCAAACGGCATGGTTTTAGAATTTAGAGGACAAGTTACTCCTTTAAAATATAGTCTAGACAGTTGGCTAGTAGAAGGAGTAGGCACAGCAATTACATTAACACGGTTTGCAGATCTTATTGTTCCTGTGTTGACAACAGATACTCCGGAAGTTGTATTTGATAATGAAGGATTTGATACTCAGCCGTTTGACGATGCAACAACATATCCTGCACAGAAAGATTATATCACTATCAAACGTGATAGCAAAGATACTAATCCTTGGAGTCGTTATAACCGTTGGTTCCACCGAAATGTATTAGAATATTCTTACACTTTACGAGGCGAAGATTTTTCAGCAACTGAATCTCAAAGAGCAAAACGTCCTATCATTGAGTTTAAGTCAAACATTCAATTGTTTAATCATGGTAGTATTTCTAAAGAAGTTGTAGACTATATTGATGATTATACAACAGATGTATTTTCTAAAATAGAAGGTAGTGTTGGCTACAACATTGATGGAGAAAATTTATTTGAAGGCGCTCGAATTTTAGTAACTGCTGATACTGATATTCTTGCAAACAATAAAATTTACGAAGTTAACTTTATTACACATAATAACAAAAAACGAATACATTTAGCAGAAACTACAGATTCTGATTCTGTAGCAGGCGCCGGAGTATTAGTACGTCGAGGTAAGAATAACGGCGGATTGATGTATTATTTCAATGGATCAAGTTGGTTAGCTAGCCAAGCAAAAACAGCAGTCAACCAGCCTCCGCTATTTGATGTGTTTGACAGTAATGGAATAAGTTTTTCCAATACTGATACGTACCCTATAAATTCTTTTAACGGAAACAAACTATTTGCATACAAGATTGGAAACAGTATTGCGGACAAAGAATTAGGATTTAGTCTAAGTTACTTGAATATTGACAATGTGGGCGACATCCAGTTTGACTGGAATTGGGAAATTGATAATTTCACATACACTCTTGATCAATTAGAGTTGACTAAAAATATATCTAGCGGATATTTCAAAATTAATCCAGACGATGTTTATTTAAACGGATGGACTAAAACTGATAATACATATATCCAGCCTATCATTGATAGTCAGGTCATTACCGAAGTAACTAACACTATAAAGTTAACAACTATTAACTGGGATAATGTTACTGATAATACTAATTTAATAATTAATTTCTATGTTAACCAACAGCAAAAACAAGTAACGCCTATTACTAGAGAGCGCGGAGTATTCACTTTTGCAAATAATTTTGCAGTTGACGACGTTGTATATGTTAAAATAATTACAGATTTGTCTCCAGATACCGGGTATTATGAAATGCCGGTTAGTCTTGAAAAGAATCCGTTAAATCAAGCATTAACAACTTTTACATTAGGCCAGGCAATTGATCACGTAGCTGGATCAGTTGAGTTTGATACTAGATATTCTGGAAATATTCCAGGCATTTCTAATATTCGAGATCTAGATGACTACCAACCGTTTGCAAAAAGATTTTTAAAGCATTCTGGAATTGCACCGTTAGCAGTTAGTTTATTATGTGATAAAACTTCTAACATAATTAAATCAATTCAACATGCTAGAAAATCTTATACAGATTTTAAAAATAATTTTATTGCTAGGTCTACTACTATAGATTATAACGATAACTTAATTAATTTTGTTGATGATATCATTACCGACTTAACCAAGACAAAAAATGCAGATAGTGCATTTTCAAATTCTGACATGATTGGCAGCGGCGCATTTATTGCTATCAACTATACAGTAGAAGATACTGGAATTACAACATTTGCATTATCAGAGAAATTTACACTAACTGAACTAAGCAACAGAGCAGTTTATGTTTACATAAACAATCAACAGTTATTGAACGCTACAGAATATGAATTTAATGCTACTTTTGGTTTTATAACTATTTTAGCTGACTTGGCAGAAAACGACGAAGTTGAAATTAGAGAATATATTTCGACAGCAGCAAACTATATTCCGTCAACACCAACATCAATGGGACTGTATAAAAAATACACACCAATGAAATTTGTCGATGATACTTACCAAGAACCTAGAGAAGTAATTCAAGGCCACGACGGTAGTATTACTGCCTCTTACGGCGATTTCCGTGATGATCTATTATTAGAACTAGAATACAGAATTTACAACAACATTAAGCAAGAATATAATACAGCTATTTTTGATAATGATTTAGTAGTAGGCGGATACTACAGTAACGTATTGTATACTAAATCTCAATTAGACGGCATTGTTGTGCAAGAGTTTTTAAAGTGGGTTCAAAACACAAATATTAACTATACAATTAACGAGTATTTTGATAGTGAAAATTCTTTCACTTACACATACAGTAACATGACCGACCCATCTGGTACACAAAATTTGCCAGGGTACTGGAGAGGAGTATACCAGTGGTTCTTTGACACTGATCGCCCACATCGTTGCCCTTGGGAAATGTTAGGATTTTCAGAGCAGCCAGTATGGTGGGAAGCAGAGTACGGTTCTGCTCCTTATACTAGCGGCAACTTAATTCTTTGGGAAGACCTTGAAGCTGGCATAATCCGCAAAGGCACTACTGCTGGAACGTATGATAGATACAAGCGTCCTGGATTAACAACATATATTCCGGTTGATAGTGACGGTAACTTACTAAGTCCGTTAGACGCCGGGGTATCTAAAAACTTTACATTGATAAACAACAGAGGAAGCTTCGTATTAGGGGATGTTAGCCCAGCAGAGTATGCTTGGAGATCTAGCAGCGAATGGCCGTTTGCTGTAACATTAGCAATGTGTTTAATGAAACCGTTTGAATTTATTACAGACAGCTTTGATAGGTCCAATACAACTACAAATATATTAGGGCAAACAATTAATTCTAAGACAGGAGTGTTTTCAACTCTTAAAGATATTGTAATATCGACAGCTAGTAACGAACTAACATCTGGGCTAGTGAAATATGTCTCAAGTTATATTAGATCTATTGGTGCAGATATTTCAGAAGTTAATACAAAGCTACGAAATCTTGATGTTAATTTATCTACTAGATTGTCAGGCTTTGTTGACAAAGCTCAACAAAAGTATATTTTAGACAGCAAGAATCCAAGTGCAACTTCTAGTAACATTTACATTCCTGCAGAAAACTACGACATTATTTTTAATGTTAGTTCTCCGATCGCAAGTGTTTCCTATAGCGGAGTGATATTAGAAAAATCTGAAGGCGGATGGGTTATAAGTGGCTACGATAATATTCACCCGTATTTTAACTACTATCCAGCTGTAGCTAATCAAGCCGATCCTACAATCTCAGTAGGCGGAGTTAGTGAAACATTTACTGACTGGACAACAAATAAAACCTACAACAATGGACAGATAGTACGTCGGAATAATACATTTTATAGAGCTTTAAGAACTCATAGTAGCAGTACGGTCTTTGATACAGCCCAGTGGAAAAAATTACCACAGTTGCCACTAGTTGGCGCAGTGGAAGCACAACGTCGTAGAACTTTTAATACTTTGAATCTTTCTAGACTCAGCTATGGTGCTAGATTAGATACTGTGCAAGAAGTAGTTAACTTTCTGCTAGGGTATGAAGCATATCTAAAATCTGTTGGGTTTACCTTTAATAGATACGATCCAGCAAATCAAGTTTCTCAAGACTGGACAACAAGCTGCAAAGAATACATGTTCTGGACCAGACAGAATTGGGCAGTAGGGTCTCTAATTACATTAAGCCCAGGCGCAGAAAAATTAGATATTACAATTCCAGTAGGAGTTGCTGATAATATTCTAGATGGATTCTACAGTTACCAGTTATTAAAAGCCGACGGAAAACCGTTAGCTCCTAATTTTATTAACGTTAACAGAAGTTTTCAAAATATCACAGTAGCGACTACTAATACTACAGAAGGTATCCATTACCTAACAGTATACTATGTGCTTAAAGAACACGTTGCTATTTTCTCTGATCGTACAGTATTCAATGATATTATCTATGACAAGTCAACTGGGTATCGCCAGGATAGGCTAAAGACACAAGGATTCCGCACAGTTGATTGGGACGGGGATTACACTAGCCCTGGCTTTTTGTTTGATAACGTTAACATTACTGCCTGGGCTCCTTTTAATGATTATAAGTTAGGAGACATTGTTTCTTATAGAAGTTACAATTGGACTAGCCTTGTAAACCAATTAGGGTCAGAAACATTTAACAATACTAGCTGGACAAAACTAGATTCAACCCCGGAAAAACAACTAGTTGCAAACTTTGATTATAAGATCAATCAATTTGAAGATTACTATAATGTAGATGCTGAAGGTACAGGTGAAAGCCAACGTGCTCTAGCACGTCACGCAGTTGGTTACCAGACTAGAGAATATTTACAAACTCTAGCTGAAGATCCAGTAACACAGTTCCAATTATATCAGGGATTTGTTAGAGAAAAGGGCACAGCAAATGCAATTTCTAAAGTGTTTAATAAACTAAGTCGTTCAACAGGAGACAGTATTGTACTCAATGAGGAATGGGCATTTAGAGTTGGCCGCGTCGGCGGAACAGATCAATTAAGAGAAATTGAGTTTGAATTTTCAAAGAATAAATTTAAAATTGATCCCCAACCGTTTTTATTAACAGCTAATATTGATACAGCTATCACTGATCAATATTATAGAATCGCACAATCAAATTTTACAGTATCTCCTATAGACTTTACTTTTAATGTAACTCCTGTAGCATACAGCAATGGATTAGAAAAAACGGCTGGATATGTAAAAAATGATCAAATAGATTTTATATTGAAATCTAGAGACGACATTTTAGATCTTGATATTAATAGTGTTGTAGAAAATGATCATATCTGGATCACATTTGATTCATACACCTGGACAGTTTTACGATATAACCAAGCACCACAACTTAATATTATTGACGTATCTCTAGCAGATGGGCAAGTAACAATTACACTGTCACGCCGTCATAGTCTTATAGTTGACGACATTGTTGGGGTTAAGGAAATTCCTAATCTTACAGGATTTTTTAAGATTGTTGAAGTTGGAGATTATACATTAGTAGTTGAAGCAACCTCAACTACTGCACCTGAATTTGATGCTAGCACACTTACAACATTGTACACGTTGACTACTGCTCGTACTGCATCCTACGACACATTGGATCCAGAAGCAGCCGCATTATTAGTTAATGGCGCTAAACTGTGGGTTGACAACAACGGCAGTGACCTTTGGGAAGTTATTAGAAAAAATAAACAATTTGTAAACAAAGAATTAACTGAGTATGGCATTACCACTCCTATTAATGCAGGAACTAAAGTTATCTATGATGACAATTTAAAACAGACTATATCTAGTATTCCAGGATCCGGATATGTAATGAGTTATATTGAATCACATAATGGTCTAACACTAAAACAAATTATTGCTCCTCTAAGCGGGTTCGAGTCAAATGTTGTTGGATCGTTTGGTAGCAAGATGGCGATAAGTCCAGACAGTCGTTGGTTAATCGTGTCATCACCATTGGCCAGCGGAATCAAGAGTAATTACCAGGGTGGTTTTTCATCAGCATCATACATAGAGGATGATATTGTTCTATATGCTGGTAGTTTATGGAAAGCAAACAAGGATATAAACACTAGCGATTACAGCACGATTGATCTTGATTCAGAAAATTGGGAACAAGCTAACTCTATTCCTGCACTATCGTCCGGAAGAGCTCCTGGATTTACTCAGCAAGGTATGATTTCTATTTACGAATGGAGTAACCAACAATGGAATATACATTCTTCATTTGTTAGCCCGCGTCCACAAGAATATGAATTCTTTGGCTCAGAAGTTGCAATTGGAGTAAGCGGCACAGAATATTACATGGCAGTCTCTGCAATCGGTTCACTAGAAAATCGAGGAAGAGTTTACCTATTTGAATACGACGGCGTAGAGTGGACACACAAAGAAAATTCTAGCTATGCTGGAATCTATGATCCAACAGGAGCAACTAGTTACCCAGCAGGAACAATTGTTTGGTTTAACGAATCTTTGTGGCAGTCTCTAGAAGACCAACTAGGTGACGGCAGCTCTATTACTGTAGACTCACAACAGTGGACACAACTAGATCCAGTATCTACACATACCTCACTACCATCAAATATCTCCATTGACGATGATGGATCAACATTAGCGCTTATAAATCTTACAGAAGAAGCTACTATTGGTATATTAGGCAACACGCAATTAGCAGAATTAATTAAAGTAGGAGACGAGTTCGGTACTTCGATGACTATGAGCCGAGACGGTGGCATTCTTGTTATCGGTGCACCAAACAGCGACGGCCAATATTTTGCAAACTACAGAGGACAATGGAGAGCAGATGTAGAGTATGCTGAAAATGATGTAGTGAAGTCTGAAACACAATATTATAAATTAACAGATGCAACAAGCATTAACGACGACCCGTCAGGCAGTGGACTGCCTTGGATTAATGTGGGCGATAGTACCACAGTATCATCTGGCAAAGTTTACATTTACCAACGGTCTACATTGGGAACATATGATCTCAAGCAGACAATCAATGCTGGATCGATGGTAGGGTTAAATGATATTACTACCGGCAATACAGAAATTAATGCAGGCGACCAATTTGGATTTGCTATTGATGTTGATTATTCAGGAACTACACTAGTAATAACAAGTCCTAGGGCAGACTTAAATCTTATAAATCAAGGCTCTGCTTATGTGTTCGAAACTGCAGGACTTGCAGCCCTCGAATTTAGATTGAAGCAAAAACTAGAAAGTTTTGAACAGTATGCTGATGAATGGTTCGGCCAAAGTATCTCTATTAGCTCTGGTACAGAAAGAATTGCCATCGGCGCAAAGAATACTCCGTTTGTTAATGTCACAATGTTTGATACTCTAGATGGTACATCGTTTGATCAGTCGCTAACACGATTTATCGATGCAAAGGGATATGCAGGCGCAGTATATGTATTTGAAAGAAAAGCAGATAGCTATTTCCTAACTGAAAAATTAGAAGCAGAGTTATCGCCGTTTGAATCTTTTGGTAATAGCATAGATTGTACTAGATCTGCAATAGCTGTAGGATCTCCCAGATTTGTTGCGCCGGTATTGTCTGGATCAGCATTTACATACCCTGGACAAAAGATAGGCACAGTTAGATTGTTTAGAAAAGATGAAACTATCGAATCATGGGAAGTGTTATCAACTAAGCAAAAAATTGTTGACCTTGCAAAAATTCGAAGCATTGGGTTATATGACAATGTCAAAAACACAAAAATTCAAGACATAGACTATGTTGACCATGCTAATTTAAAAATATTAAATTCTGCAGAACAGGAACTTGCATTCAAAACTCCGTTTGATCCGGCAGTGTACACACTAGGAACTGATGATCAAGTTGTTGAACCAACACAGTCATGGACTACTAAACATGTAGGTGAACTTTGGTGGGATTTGTCACAAGCTAAGTGGATAGACTATCAGCAAGGCGATATTGCTTATCGAGTAGGCAACTGGAATACTCTTGCAGCAGGCGCAAGTATTGACATTTACGAATGGGTAGAAAGTTTACTGCTACCGTCAGAATGGAGCGGAGTTGCAGATACTAACGAAGGTATAGCCGAAGGTATTTCCGGACAGCCATTATATCCTAATGATAATGTGTATTCAGTTAAAGAACTGTTTAATTCTAATACTGGGCTAGCAACCTCAACCTTATACTATTATTGGGTCAAGAGCAAAGTAACAGTACCTGAAAATATGCCAAGCAGAAGAATATCAGCTGCATCAGTTGCATCATATATCAGTAGCCCAGCAGGAACCGGAACAGCATTTGTTGCACTACTAGATACAGACAAAATATTAACGTATAACTTTACCTCGGTTATCTCGTCTGATACAGCATTGTTGAATATTGAATATCGTAAAACCACTGATAGTTTAAATGCAATACACAACGAATATCAATTGTTAACTGAAGGTGTAGCAGATAGCGTACCTACAAAACAGTTAGAAACAAAATGGATTGATAGTTTAATTGGTATAAATTTAACAGGTGACCGAGTTCCAGATTCTACATTATCTGACAAACAAAAATACGGAATAAGTTTTAGACCAAGGCAGTCAATGTTTGTTAACAATATAGCAGCACTGAAAGCAGCTATACAACGAGTTAATACTGTGTTGCAACAGGAATCGTTTGCAGATATTATCAATTTTAATAACTTAAATTTAATTGACCAAGCACCTAATGCTGTATTAAATCGCTATGATGTTGCAGTAGATACATACGCAGACTTATTATTAGTGGGTACAGCTAAAACTCGTCAAGCGACTTTATCAGTTAACATTGTAGACGGATTAATCGATACTATTGATATTGTTAGTCCGGGATTTGGTTACAAGCCAACAGAATTAGTTAATCAATCAATTCCTGGAGTGTATGTTGGTCCAACGATTAGTATAACAGGTACAGGTACAGGAGCCACAGCAGCATGCCGCATTGATGGCCAGGGCAGAGTTATTGCAGTTGTAATAACTTCAAAAGGTAAGAAATATAGTTCAGCATCTGCAACAGTAAGACAGTTCTCGGTTTTAGTTAATAGTGATGCTACTTCTAATAATTTCTGGAGTATATATGCATGGGATGATGTAAGAAAAGTGTTCTTTAGAAGTATATCGCAATCGTATGACACAACACGTTATTGGAGTCTATCAGATTGGTGGAAAGAAGGATATACTCCAACAGACCGCATTGTTAAGGAAATTACAAATCTTTCAGAGTATCCTGCGATAACACATCTTGAGGCAGGAGATCTAGTCCGTATTAAAGAATACGGCGCTGGCGGATGGGCAGTCTTTGAAGAACTAACTAATTTGCAAAATACTAGCATTAATACATTTTTAGATAACCATCAACTAGTAGGTAGAGAAAAAGGTACTGTGGAATTATCTAGCAGTTTGTATGATATTACATCATCTGGGATTGGGTATGATACTGCCCAAACATTTGATGCTACTTACTATGATATAGGAAATTCTACCGAATTAAGAAATATTTTTGCGGCAATCAAAGAAAACATATTTATTGGCGACTATGCAATCGAATGGAACCGACTATTCTTTAATTCTGTAAGATATGCATTTGCTGAACAGACATATATTGACTGGGCGTTTAAAACTAGTTTCTTAACGGCTACTCATAATGTAGGTCCGCTAACGCAAAAACTTAATTACAAAAATGATAACATTGAAAGTTTCCAAGAATATATTAACGAAGTTAAGCCATATAGAACAACGGTAAGAGAATATATCAGCAGATACGACACAATAGAAGCGGCACCGTCTGCAATTTCAGATTTTGATTTACCTCCAACTTACTCAGTTGAAGCAGGAAAAATTGTTCCAGTAAACCAATACAGTATCGAATTGCAATCGTATCCGTGGAAATGGTGGACGGATACTAACGGATATTCTATAACAGCAATTACTACATATAAATCAGGTGCAGATTATATTTCAGCTCCTGCAGTATTAATTACCGGAACAGGTACGGGTGCAACAGCGCAGGCATACATCTCAAACGGTGCAGTCTCTGGAATTAAAGTAACAAATCCGGGAACAGGATATACATCAGCGCCAACTGTTACATTAGTCGGAGGCAATCCAGCAAGTTCAGAGCAAGCAAAAGCGGTAGCATTCATTGGAGACTCGAAAGTTCGAACTTTCGATCTAACTATGAAATTTGATAGGATTAGCAAAACAGGCCTGTTCACAACATTTTCACAGTCTCAGACACTTGTTGGAACTGGAAATGTTTCCGTGTTCAATTTAAACTATGCTCCAACTAGAGATAAAAGTAAAATTTCAGTTGTTAAAAATGGACAAGTTTTATTAAACAATCAATATTCTATTAGCTTATTCACTTCTACCACTGATACTTATAGTTTACTAAAAGGAAAGATCAGCTTCACAGAAATCCCAGCTAGAGGAGATAGTATTGTAGTTAACTACGAAAAGAATGATTCTTTACTAGACAGTGTTAATAGAATACAAAAATACTATGCACCTACAGCAGGAATGAAAGGCAACGAGTTAACCCAGTTAATGACAGGTATTGACTTCGGCGGCGTGCAAATACAAGGTACAACATTCGATGTCACTGGCGGCTGGGATGCACTACCATGGTTTACTGATAATTGGGATAGTGTTGAGTCGAGTGCAGATTATTATGTTGTATGCGACGGCAGTACTGTTAATATTACATTACCGTTTGTTCCGGCCACAGGTCAAGAGATTAACATCTACATTAAAAGAGTAGGCGATCAAAGATCTATTAGAATTGACGATCCGGCATTTAACAATCAAGTAGATTCGTCAACTTCATCAAATCCTAATGCAGAAATGCCAACCTTTATCGGCGACGGAGTTACTGCAACAGTTGATTTTGTAAATCAACTAACTGACTTTCCTTACGTTGAAACTGCTGCCGGCGACATTTTAATATTCCGTCCGGTCGAAAGTGATGGATCTGTATCAATTAACGATGGTAATTTATTAGACACTAATTTAAGCGGTGGCACACTAGCAAGTATGAGCGGCGCATATTCTACAGCTACCGGTATCACAGCAGACGAAATTTCAATAGACGGTGACAAATTTATTAGTCCTGATCAAGTGCCTGCTACTGAAGAAAACGTACCAGGTCAGGTCCTAGATAGTGTAAGCATCAAAGTGTTTAACAACACATCAACTGGAGCTGCACCTTTACAGTCTAAAACTATCATAGCTGACGGTACTACTAAGTTATACACTATTGATTTGAATGTATTAGAAACAACGTCTGTATTAGTTTATGTTAACAAGATTAATCAAGAAGATAGTTATACAATTGATTTTGTATCTAACCAAATTGAGTTTATAGTGGCACCTACCGCAGAATCAATAATCGAAATAATATCTGTAGGCATTGGTGGAATTGTATTGCTAGATTATCAAGAATTTGTGGCAGATGGCGAAACTAGTTTATTCTTAACAGCAGCAAATTTTGCAGATACAAGTTCAGTATTTGTAACAATAAACGGTCAGCGAGAGGATATTGGATTTACCAATAGTTCTGCGCTAACATCTACGACTAATAAAACATTAATCCAATTTGGAACAAATCCAGAGTTTAGAGATGTTGTTAAGATTATTTGTTTAGGATCGTCAACGGTTACTGATTCTTCAGGAGTTTCGCTAGTACAAGTTCACAAACAGTCATTTGAATTTGAAGGAAGTACTAGAAATTTTGACCTTGCAGAATTTGTTAATTTACCATCTGCATCAGCTGCATCGTCGATGATAGTAGAAGTTAATGGAGTTGCGCTACGTGGACCAGATACTAGCTATTATGTCTACGACGGTATTACTAATAAGTTTGTGCTAGGCCTTGACCCGGTAGAGAGTGCTGGTGCAATTTTAACAAGCAATATTAAATTGTTTGTGAATAATGTAGAACGCACAGTTATCCGAGACTATGTGTATGACGGCACTAATAAAATAATTACTATTACACCTGCAATTTTAAGTAATGGCAATACTATTAGAATTGAAAATAATCTACGATCTGAATACTATGTAGAAAATAACAACATTGTTATTGCTGCTGGAGTTGAACTTACATCAACTAATGAAACAGACAATGATATCATTGATGTTACTTGGTTTAGCGAATATCCAACTATGAGTATTATATCAGATGAGTTCACTGGAGGAAAAGTAAATTATTTCCTACAACGAACTCCGTTGTCAATTAATTATGTATGGGTGTACAAGAACGGAATACGATTAACTAAAGATATTGATTATTTCATCACGTTGCCAAGAGGATCTATCTACCTAACAGATAACAGTACTACTAATGATTTAATCAAAGTCGTAATGTTTGGGACTGATATTTATAAATTGCCAAGTGCTTATGAAATACACAAAGATATGTTAAACATCTACCGTTTTACTAGATATTCAATTAATTCTGTAACACTAGCTGTAGCATTAAACTATTATGATCAAACTATCACAGTTACCGACGCTACTGAATTAACAGCTCCTATAGCATCTAGAAATATTCCAGGTGTTGTTGAAATTAATGGCGAGCGCATAGAGTATACACGGAAAGCAGGTAACGTATTGTCTCAACTAAGGAGAGGTAGTCACGGAACATCAATTGGCAATTTATATGCTATTGGGACCCCGGTAGTTGATCAAGGATCTCGAGAAGTTATTCCGTATAACGAAAGTCAAATTAGAGAAGACTTTATTAGCGACGGAAATACTATCTTAATTGGACCCCTAAACTATGTACCAGCTAAGTCTTCTAGAAATAACTGGGTACGTACTACAATTCCTACAACTTATGGACCATGCGACGAAATAGAAGTGTTTGTAGGCGGAAGACGATTACGTAAAGATCCGTTAGCTGTATATAATGAAATTAACGGTGCAAGTAGCCCAGGTGCAGACATTACATTAGAAGCAGAATTTTCAGTAGATGGATCTGCAGTAATTATACGACTTACTGAAGCCGTTTCTGCAGGAACTCGTATATCTATTATTAAACGAACAGGAAATTCATGGTATGATCGAGGTGAAGATACCGCTACTAGCGGGATTACATTGCTAGAAAACGCAACTCCTATTGCTAATTTCATAGCTAAACGCACAACGAAATTGCCTGAATAAATACATATATGGAAACACAAGAGACTAAAATGCCAGAAAATACAGATCAAAATACTAAACAAACTCGCCCTAATGAAACGGGAGGCTTTCACTTTGAAGGTCACATTAAAATATTTGACCCTGAAACTGGAGAAGTTTTTCAAGATAAGCGAAATGCTATTCATTATGAAAACATGTCAGTGGCTATGGTACAAAGTTTATCAAACCAAGGGCAAGGAACAGTATATGAAATGTCATTTGGCACAGGCGGAACTACTGTAGATCCTACAGGACTTATTACATATCTGACACCTAATACTGTTGGAGTTAACTCTAGTCTTTATAATCAAACATATACAAAAGTAGTTGATCAAAATTCAACTAATAATGTTGATCCTATAAGAAATAAAATGGAAGTTCGCCATATTAGCGGTGCTACTTATAGCGATATCATTATTAGTTGTTTGTTAGACTATGGTGAGCCAATTGATCAAGAAGCATTTGATAACTCAATTAGTCTAAGCGGAAATTTTGTGTTTGACGAATTAGGACTTAAATCTTACAACCCAGACGGTATCGGAAAATTATTAACTCATGTAGTTTTTCATCCAGTACAAAAATCTTTAAACAGACTCTTACAAGTTGATTATACAATTCGTGTACAGAGCTTAACCGGCTTTACAGAGGTATAATAAATGCCATATACAGTTAAATTTACCGACAGCGACAATAAAACACCATTAACGGTGTTTGACAATACTTCTAGCACAGACACTAGTTTAACATTTCCAGGCAGGAATGTTACCGGGTACGGGCAGATTATTGCAGAAAATTTCCTACACGTATTAGAAAACTTTGCTAGTGCCGACCAACCAATTAATCCAACTGAAGGACAACTTTGGTATGATAGTGGTAACGGATTTTTACAATTATTTGACGGAACTAATTGGAAAGCAGCTAGTAACATTCAAAAGAGTCCAAATGAACCGAGCGTAGAAACTTCTAAAGTTGGAGAACTATGGGTCGATACTACTAATCAGCAGTTACGTATCTATACAGGAACGCGATGGATTTTAGTTGGACCAAGCGAAAGTTCGTTAGACGGTCTACGATACGGACCTTCTGTGGAATCTATTATTGACTCAGATAACGCAACTAGATCTGTATTAGCATTTTATATCGCTGACATTCCGGTAATTATTATTAGTAAAGATAGTTTCACCCCAAAAGTTACTATCTCTGGATACCCGCTAATCAAGAGTGGTATTAATATTAATATACCTGCAACTAGTGAAGAAATTACAAGCTTCGAAGGTGGATTCCTACCTAAGTATTATGGGACCTCATTAATTGCTAACGCATTAAAAGTTGATTCAACTTACACTCCTACTGACACTTCAATTATTTCAGCTAGTAAATTTTTAAGATCAGATATTACTAATACTACTGATTTTGGAATTGTTGTTAAAAACAATTCGGGAGTAACACTTGGACTTGATGGAAACTTTAATATCTCAACTAGTGCCACTTCTGCTCGAATTTATAATTCAGCCGCAGGTAGTTCTGTAGATTTGCAAGTTAACCGAAACGGTATACCTACTACAATTTTGCGTGTGCTTGATAATAAGATAGGCATCAACAAAGCAGTTCCTGAAGAAGCATTAGATGTTGATGGAAACATTACACTAAACGGAAATTTAATAGTAACAAACGCAACCGCTAGCACTAACTTTGGCAACGGCAGCATCCGCACACTAGGCGGATTAGCAGTTACTAAAAACGTATTAATTGGAGAAGGTCTAAACGTTACCGGGACTACTCAACTTAATGACTTGCAACCTGCAACTACTGATACCTATGATAACGGAACATCACTAAAACGCTGGAACACTGTAAGAGCAAAAACCGTTATTGCAGACACTATCCGAGGTGTATTAGACGGCAACATTAGTGGAGATGCAAACAGAGCTATTAGTTTAAAAAATGTAACTACCTTTCAGTTAACTGGAGACGTAGTATCTCCGGCTATCCAGTTCGATGGACAAGTTGGCAGTTATACTAAAACATTTGCTACTTCACTAACTGCAAATATTATTTCAGCAAAAAGTAATCCTTTTCCTAACGTATCTAAGAAAACAGATTTTATATTAACCTACAGAGAATCTGAAGCAGCTAGTGTATCAAGTGGATTATTAAAACAAACTAGAGATACGTTTGTAGGCGATTTAGGTATACCAATTGGTGCTATCCTTCCGTATGCAGGAGGGTCTGTACCTTATGGATTCTTATTTTGTGATGGCAGCGAAATTGAACGCATTAAATATCCTGAACTATTTGACATTATTTCTACAACATACAATGGTACAGCAGCTCTCAGTGGCGTAAATACATATAGATTGCCAGACTTACGAGGACGATTTCCGTTAGGTAGAGACAATATGGATAATGCTGGTACAGTTCCTAACAGTATCGGCGGGTATGTTGACGCAGGCGGTGGAACCGCTAGTCGGGTTCCAGACACTAAAGCACAGCAGTTAGGTGCCGATGCTGGTGCAAGTTCAGTGACATTATCCTTAGGAAATCTTCCAGATCACGAACACAGTTTACAAAATGCAGGCACACAGTATTCTGCAATCCGAGTTGATACCGCAATTAATCCACCTGCAACAACTGGGTTTGGCCCAACAGCACCTGGACAAGCACAGTTCCTAAATACTTCTGGACCTATTAAGAAGCCAAGTTCCGATTTTACATTTAGTACAGCAGTTGGTATAATGAATCCGTATCAAACATTAAATTACATTATTAGATCAGGTCCTCCTGCATTTACTACGGCGGTATAATTAGGTAGAAAATATGGCATATCAAGTTAACAAAACAGACGGCACTATTGTTGCTACAGTAGCAGATGGACAAATAGATACTCTATCAACAGATATAACTCTTATCGGTAAAAACTATAGCGGATTTGGAGAAGCTCTTAACGAAAACTTTATTAAACTTCTCGAACATTTTTCAAGTACTGCTAGTCCGGTGCACCCTATTACCGGGCAACTGTGGTTTGATACGGCAGAAAATAAATTAAAAGTTTATAATGGTACTACATTTATACCAGTTAGTTCTGCTACAATTGCAAGCACACAACCCGGTACATTAGGAATTGGCGATCTTTGGTTTAGTAGTACAGATGCTCAATTATATTTCTTTGATGGAACGACACCAATTTTATTAGGACCGGCTTATTCTGCTAGTCAATCGTTGAGTGGATTAAAAGTTGATAGTATTTTAGACACGTTAAACCAAACTCGTGTTATCACAAGTTTATATAATAACGGAATTTTATTAGGCATATTTGCTAAAGATGCATTTACTCCAAAAAATGCAATTATTGGATTTAGTGGAAACATCAGTCCAGGATTTAATGCTGGCAGCTTATCGGGATTAAAGTTTAATGTTACTGCAACTAATTCAGATAGTTTAGGTGGCGTGCCGTCTACTACCTATGTAAGAACAGATACTAACAATCAATTAAACGGTTCTCTAACTATTCAAGACGATCTTGGAGTTGTTATTGGATTGGCTAACGAGCTTATTTTACAAGTATCCAACGGAAACGTATTAATCGCAAATTCTTCATCAAACAAAAATATAACATTTCAAGTTAATAAAGATGATACAACTTCAGATGCAGCCATAGTAATATCATCATCGACTAGGGTTATTAACTTATATGAAGGCGCTACTGATAGTCAAGTCAATGTTGGCGGAAATTTAACAATTGCTGGAAACTTTACAGTTGAAGGAACAACAACTACAGTTAACTCTACAACATTAATAGTTGATGATAAAAATATTGAATTAGCAGCATCTAACAGTCCATCTAACGCTAATGCTGACGGAGGTGGAATCACACTAAAAGGTACTACTGATCACACCTTAACTTGGACTGATGCATCTCGTGCATGGAACAGTTCCGAACACATAAATTTAGTTACATCAGATTCAGTTCCCGCTCCGGAATACAAAATTAATGGTGTAACAGTACTTAATACTGATACAGTTTTTGTAACAAACTTTCCTAACGTTAATCAGCTTGGTACGCAATTATCAATTACTGTTGGACCGTATCCGTTAGGAGTTGCTGACCCGCAACTGCTGTTAGAAAATAATAGGATATCAACAGTACCTTCTGATCTTAATCTTGAGTTAGCACCAGACGGCGTAGGTAATGTTGCGTTAATTGGTGATCCTAGAATTATTGGTCTAGCTGATCCTGTTGATCAGCAAGACGCTGCTACAAAAGAATATGTTGATAATACTATAGAACTACGAAACTTATTGTTCAGCATGGACTTATCAGACGGTAAGCCAAATAGTTACATTATTACCAACATTTTAAATAATCTTGCCCCGACTGCCTATTACAGAGTAGGAACAATTGCAAGAATTTTATGTACTACGCTAACTAACAACACTGTGTCATTAGATTTAAATACATTGTTAGCAGCAGGTAAATCGACAGCAACTTTTAATACCCCGACAGGAACTGCACCGGCAGTAACAAATTATTCAATCGGTACGGCTACGGTACCATCGCCGTCGATCACTACAACAAGAATTATTAAACAATTTTATTTGGGAGTAGGCGGTTGGGTATGGGTATCCGACACGATCCTTCCACCGTAATGAGAACCAGGAGCGCCTTAGATGTCGTATATAATTAATAAATTTAGTGGACCGCAGTTAGTTGTCCTTGAAGACGGGACAATTAATACGTCTACTAGCATTGGGTTGGTTGGCAGAAATTATGTTGGCTATGGAGAAACTCAGAATGAAAATTTTGTATTCTTATTAGAAAACTTTTCTAATGATTCGGCGCCATCGAGGCCGATCCAAGGGCAAACGTGGTTTAACTCTACCAACAGTTTACTATACGTGTATAACGGAACTGCATGGGCTGTAGTCGGCGCAGCAATATTATCAGCTACTGCGCCAGAACAGCCAGCTAACGGTGCATTGTGGTTAGACAGCGATATCAATACATTAAACATCTGGAATGGTACTGCATGGGAATTTATCGGACCCGAAGTTGCTGAAGGATTTGACACTACTCGAGCAAAGTCTACTACTGTATTAGGTATTGATGGTAATCGGCATCCCGTCATACTATTGACTATTGACGGCACAGTAACAGCTATCTGTTCTACAAGTGCATTTACAATTTCACTATCTGAAACAATTGAAGGATTTTTAGATGTAGTAGCAGGCATTACAATGTCAACACTTCGAACATTTAAAGGCGATATTATAGGCAATGCTTCTAGTGCAAGTCAATTAGAAGAATTAAGAACAATTAACGGTATAGGATTCAACGGCACATCTGACATTATAGTGCAGGCCAGTACCTCTAATAATTTAATTAGAGGTGATTATTTAACTGGTTCTAATTTTAACGGATCTATGCCGATTACATGGAGCGTTGATGCAAGCTCTGCAAATGTTATTGGAAAAGTTGTAGCAAGAAATAGCCAAGGCGGATTTGCTGCTGGGACTATCACTGCTGACCTAGTTGGCAACGTTGTGGGTAATGTGACTGCAACTACTGGAACTAGCGTATTTGATATAATACAAGCTACTCAAATTATTGGACCGGTATTAAGAGGAAATTCGTCTTCAGCAACAAGGTTACAGACAGGCAGGAATATTAACGGAACTTATTTTGACGGATCTTCAGATGTTACAGTTACCGCTGCCGCAGGCACATTGACCGGCACAACATTAAATGGTGCAGTAACTACATCAAGTCTTACTAGTGTTGGAATTTTAACATCTCTTAAAACCGCAGCAACCGGAGTTGAAGTTGATAGTAGTATTAAAATGTTTACCGACACAGGCGGAATTCCTACGATTAGAGGATTGGCAAGTAATAAACAAATTAAATTTGACATAGTAGATACCCGTCAAGGAAATATCACAGACATTAGGTTTATTCCATCTGCTGATTCTCTAGCGTTAGGCGGCCAAGATAGTCCGGCTCTTATACCTACTACTGGAACTATTACTAATTTAGGACACCCTACTGCTGTTTGGAATCAAGTGTATGCTAGCAACCTAGTTGGAAATGCAGATACTGCAACCTTAGCAGCTACTGCAACAAACATAGCAGCCGGCGCAGCAGGATCTATCCCTTACCAGACAGCAGCTAGCACAACAAATTTATTGCCTGTCGGGATAGCTGGAACAGTGTTAACTGCCGGTGCAGCAGGTACATTATCTTGGCTAGCAATTGGTCAAGAGGCTCTATCAAGTGGAACACATTTAAGTTTTATTAACACAGTGAGCGGTTCGCCAGTATTGTCCTACAGTCTATCAACTCCGACAACGCTGTCAATTGATGCAACATCGTCTAATACTGCCGGTACAGTAGTTGCTAGAGATAGCAGTGGTAATTTTAGTGCAGGTACTATAACTGCTACAGTGTCTGGTAATGTTACTGGTAACGTAACTGGAAATTCAACTACTGCAACTCAACTGCAAACAGCAAGAACAATCAACGGTACGCTGTTTAACGGTACATCGAATATTACTATCTCGGCTCCAGACACTACAAAAGTTCCGTTAGCAGGCGGCGCAATGACTGGGTATTTAACTTTGGTTGGAACTCCAGTAGCCACTAACCATGCTGCTACAAAAGCATATGTTGACAGCAGGATACCACAGTATCAAATTATTTCAGGTTCCTCTTTTAGTACCTCAGGGTTTACTAATCAAGTTGGATCGTTCAATGATGGTGCTAACTACTTTGATTTATATCCACCGAGTGGAAAAACAATGGCTAATCTAGTGGCATTTATACCATCAATCCGCATGATTCACTTTGCAGGCGGCGTGAACGGAGACGACAGTTTACGATGCACATACTCATACCTTAGCGATAGAGTTCGAGTTTATGTACAAAATACAGAACAGCGATCTACACCAGCAGCAAACTACCTAGTAATTTGGAGTCAATAATATGTATTATGTATGTATAGAGAACGCAGCAGTAACAAGTATTATGTCCTACGAGCCAGCAGTACCGAGCACAGTCAGTATTACCTTAATTACTGACGAGCAGTATGCTCAAATAATGGCACAAACACACTATTTTAATGTTGAGTCGGCTAATGTATTATCTGTTTCTGCAGAAGTAATTACGCAAAAAGAAATAGAGATTACAAACGGCCAAGAAAGAGAATTTCTTAACAGCACAGACTGGAAAGTGTTGCGCCATATTAGACAAAAAGCACTAGGTATTACAACTAGTTTAACAGAAGAACAATACTTAACACTAGAGTCACAACGAGAAACAGCAGCCAGCAGAATCGTTTAATTGGCTTCGAATAAATACAACTACACTTTGGGACTATTGAATCATGGCATATCAAGTAAATAATTTTAACGGAACGTTTTTAACATCTGTAGCAGACGGAACCATCGATTCCACTACAGATTTACGTTTCGTTGGTAAGAACTACGCAGGTTACGGCGAAGTGCAAAATGAAAACTATCTACATTTAATGGAGCATTTTGCTAATACTACTCAACCTCCTAAAGCAGTTACCGGTCAAATTTGGTACGATAGTGCAAACAAAAAATTAAAGTTTTATAATGAGACAGATGCAAAGTGGAAAGTTGCCGGCGGCGCCGAAGTAGCAGCTACTGCACCTAGCGGATTAGCAATAGGTGAATTTTGGTGGGATAGCTCTGCTAAACAGTTGTATGCATATACCGGAACCGACTTTATACTAGTTGGTCCAGCAGCTAGTCCAGATTTAGGTACAAGTTCAGTAATTGCCCAAGTAGTTAAAGATACGTTAAACTCTAGTCATACTATTCTTAAATTTATCGCCGGCGGCACGACAACCAAAACTATAGCAATTGTAAGCCAAGACGAATTTACGCTTAACAGCGGAGTGAATCCTATTACTGGATTTACTTTAATCAAGAAAGGTATTACATTAATTAATACAAATAGCTCCGGAGTAGGGTCAAGCGATGAATTAGTATGGGGAACAGCATCTAACTCTTTAAGATTAGGGGGAGTGTTGGCAACCCAGTTCTTACAACGCGGCGAAAATTCGTTTACGTCTGGAGTTAATTTTGCAACTGACGCTGGAATAACTATCGGTGTAGATAGCGACATACGCCTTTGGATTGATCCAAACGCAGGTGCTCTTATTGAAAATCAAATTGGCGAAACAATTACTGTACGGATCACGAACCCAATCGGGTCAATTGCTAAAGATGTTGCAGTGTTTAGCGACACTGGTATAACGCCGTCACAGACTAGCACATACGATCTAGGAACTACTAGTTCAATATGGCGTAACATATATGCAACTACAGTAGCAGCTAACTTAGTTGGTAACATTACTGGAAATTCCACTGGAAATCATATTGGCAATCTAATAGCAACTGATTCTACAGTGATGATTAATGGTAGCTCAAAAGAAATTGGCTATGCTGGTGCAATACTCAGAGGAACATTATTTGGAAACGTGCAAGGAAACTTAACTGGTAACTCAGACAATGCTAGCAAGTTAGGAGAGAACAGCCCATCAGTAACATTGCCTAGTACCGCTGATAAAAGTTCAATTCCTGTTAGAAGTACAGACGGTGATATCACAGCTAGAAAATTTATAGGAACATCAAACAGTGCTGACCAACTATTAGTTGGAGCAATATATCGATCTTCTTCTACATCAGCTGATATCAATACTATTGCAGTTAGAGATAGTGCAGGTGATATTTATGGATCGATATTTCAAGGAACAGCAGCAGCAGCTAGGTACGCTGACTTGGCAGAAAAATATTTACCAGATGCAGAATATGCTCCTGGCACTGTTATGTGCATTGGCGGTAACGCAGAAGTTACTGCTAGCATGTTAGGTAACCGTGCTATTGGAGTAATTAGTACCAATCCTGCCTATATGATGAACAAAGATCTAGAAGGCGGTGTGTATGTTGCACTTAAAGGGCGTGTTCCTTGTAAAGTAGTTGGTTGTATTAAGAAAGGTGACGAGCTAGTAGCATCAAATGATGGATGTGCTATAATAGCAGCGCCACATGCAAGCGGAGTATTTGCTGTTGCACTAGAAAGCAGTGATGACGAAGGTGCAAAAGTAATCGAAGTATTGGTACTATAATATGGCAAAGTTAGATTCACAGACTCCTGCAAGAATTTCAAATCTTGACTATAATGCAATCCGCAACAAAGCGGTTACATTATTAGGTCCTGGTCTTGGTAGTAGAGGCTACGGACAAGCAACAAGTAGCTCAGCTGTGACGTCTGGGAATACTATCCTTAAATCTCATTGGGATTTACTTAGATACGATTTAATAAATGTAAAGACACACCAGGACGGAATTGAACCTCCTATTGTTACTTTACAACCAGGTGATGTCATTCGATACGGTGCTAGCAACCCAAACACTAACTATGAAACAATTGCTGCTCAAGCAGATCTAGCAAGATTTAATATCGGAGCTAACCAATTAATTATTTCATCAAAAGCTAATACCTCCTACAGTAGCAGTTGGAGTACGCAAGCATCATGCACCTTAACAATTGTATTTGGCACAGCAAACGAAGCTAGATATTTTTTTAACAGCGGTGGCAAAATTCAATTTTTTAGCAGCCGATCTGCAGGATCAAGTACGCCACAAAACAATGCTTGGACAGAATTATTAGCAGCAGTTGGCACACAAGCGTTCGGTGGCGCCACTCCTAGTCTTGCTAATTTTTATACACTAACATCAAGCTACCAACCATTTTATCAACTTGCTCAAAGTACTCCTTATTCTAATAATTTTTGTCAATTAGCTGCATTATGCAATGTTGCTAATAACTCAACTGGAACAGCTACATCGGTTACTTTTAAAATAACTTGGCAAGATAACTACGCTAATACAGCAGATCTAGTTAATGGAACACTATCAATTGCAATTAGTGAATTAAAAGCTACCGGAACACTAATACCTAGTGGTTCACCGTTTACAATAACTAGTCCTAGCTATTCACTATCTAGCATTACCGCAAGTTAACATTGTTAAATAGAGTAGAGGAAAGTTAATACATGGCTGTAAATGATAAAATTAAATTCGCAGATTATAACGATATTAGAAACAAAGTTATCGAGATATTAGGCACAGGATCTGGTAATTCAGGCTACGGACAACTGATTAAAAGTTCTGCACTTTCACAATCAACTAAAGTAGGAGTAAATGATTGGACGAATTTGTTTTTCGATATATACAATGCCTATTATCATCAAACAGGTAGCGCACCGTCTTTAGGATCAATTGCAGAAAACGAAATAGTTCGATACAACGCAGCCAAGCCAAATTTTCAATACGATACAATTGCTAATACAATCGTTGCTAACAAATTTAATATTGCAGCAGGTCAAAGTGCAACACGATCTAAAGGCAGTACGAGCACCGCATGGCCTGGACCGTACGGAAACAGCTGGAATACATTAGCGCAGGCTGTTGTTACTGTAACATTTACTTCGCCGGCACAAGCTAGGTATTTTTTCAATTCAGGCGGCCAGATAAGATTTAATTCAACTAGGACAGGTGGAACGTCATCTGGACAAAATACAGGCTGGACAAATTTGTTAAACACAGTTAGTTCTATCAACGGTGGTGCAGGTCCTATATTTGGCGGGAATGCCCCTGGAACTGGTACAGAACCAAACAATGGAACTAACTTTTACCGATTATCTAATACTTACGCAGCATGGTATGCAGCTTCTGCTTCTAGTCCATACGGCGCAAACACTTTTAGAATATTTGCCAGAAGTCCAAGTGTTGCCGATAATAGCAACGGCACCGCTTCTCAAATTGAACTTTTAGTCTATTGGCAGGATAACTATGTTGATCCTGGCGCACCTGCACCCGGCGATAGCGTAGACGGAACATTAACCCTTGCAGTTTCTACATTGTATGCTACAGGAACACTTGTTCCAACAAGCGCTGGTAGTTTTGTAGTAGAAGATCCTACTGTAACATTGGGTGCAATTAGCGCTTAAAATATTTCTCTCTAGCAGCATCGCAAATAAATAAACTGCTATGTTAATTAGGAGAAACAATGGACGATCAACTCAAACAAGCTCTGGACTTTGCCAATTATCGCCAGACATTTTCAATCCAACGACAAACACTTAAAGAAAAAATTGAAGCCAAACTAACTTACGGCGTTAGCGGAGGCATCTTTAAAATTGATAAATCTTTAATTGCCTATGTGCAAATGTTAGTAGATAGAGGGCGCACTGGAGGCGTGCCGTTAATTGATTCAAACGATAATCCTATTCTTATTACTAATCTCGAAGATTTCCGCGATAAAATCTTAGACAGATACTATACTACTACTTTTGAGTACTACGATCAATACCAAGAGTTAAAAAAAAGTAGATCAGTAGAAAAATTGTTAGATCTATGAAATGCGGCGCACTAATATTTGCACATAATAACAGAGAGGTTGATTACGCTTTACTGTCTATAATATCTGCAGGGCTAGTTAAAAAGAATTTACAAGTCCCAGTATCTCTAGTTAGTGATGAATCTACTATTGAGTGGATGAAAACTTCTAACATTTATAGTAGAGCTGTAGAAGTATTTGATCAAATTATCCAAGTAGAAAAACCTGTTACTAATAACTATCGCAATCTACATGATGGTACAAGTAAGAAAATCGTGCCTTTTGTAAATTCTAATCGTGCCAGCGCCTACGACCTAACACCGTATGATAGGACATTACTGCTTGATAGTGATTTTTTAATATTTTCAGATAGATTAAATGAATATTGGGAAGTAGATGAAGATGTCCTAATAGCAGAATCAATGTTAGATTTTTACAGCCAATCACGCATGGGTTATCATGACAAGTATATTTCTGATACTGGAGTACACATGTTTTGGGCTACCACTGTGATGTTTACTAAAAATAAAAACGGAAAAAGATTTTTTGACCTAGTAAATTTCGTTAGAGAAAACTATCAATACTACGGAGATCTGTTTAGATTTGATACAAAACAATATCGAAATGATATTGCATTTAGTGTTGCTAATCACATACTTTTTGGGTTTAAAACTGATAAACGCATTAGCCTGCCAAAGTTATTAACTGCTATTGACAAAGACATATTACACAGCGTAGACGACTCTGGAAAATTAATTTTTCTAATCAATGCAAATTTAAACGATAAATTTTGCGCAGCAGCAATTAAAGATATCGATGTGCATGTTATGAACAAAGAAAGCATTGTGAGAAATGCAAAATCTCTATTGAGGTTAATATGAACTTTGGATATCTAATATTTGTAGCCAAGCACGAAACAGTTGACTATGCTAAACTAGCGTATGCATTAGCATTAAGTATTAAGAATACACAAAAAGAAGGGTACGATAAGGTTGCAATAGTAATTGACAATCCTGCCGACTTAGATAGATTTGAATCTAAATGGGTATTTGATCACATTATTCCGTGGGATCAAGAAACTTTTTGGAACGGTCGTAGTTGGATGGATAAGCTAACCCCGTTTGAGTACACTGTCTGTTTAGATGTTGATATGTTGTTTCTAAAAGATTATAGTCACTGGATTGATTATTTCATTGAAAATAATAAGTTATATATTCCAAATAAAAGCTACACATATCGAGGTGAGATAGTAACTAGCGACGACTATCGTAAAACTTTTACCAAAAATAATCTGCCAAATTTATATTCATTCTTTACATTCTTTAAGAAAGATAGTACACTAGTTAATGAGTTCTTTACTCTTGGACGTTATATTATTAAAAATCCCAAGGAGTTTTCTAACTTGTTTCTTACTGCACTTAAACCAAAAGTAGTAGGGACAGATGAAGCGTTTGCCCTTAGTGCAAAGATTTTAGGAATAGAAGATATAATTGCCTATGATTTAGAATTTCCTAGGGTAGTGCATCTAAAACCGCTAGTACAGAATTGGCCATGGCCTGCCGACAGGTGTTCTGATCATGTTGGATTTTATTTTAATAAACAGGGAAAATTAAAAATAGGAAATTATCAGCAGAATGATATTGTACACTATGTTGAAAAAGATTTAATTACAACCGAAATGATAAACATCTTAGAGGAACTAGCATGGAAGAAATGAGTGACTTAGAAACATTGATGGCAAATATAGAAATGCCTGAAATTAAGTACGTTGCAGTATTTGATCCTGATACTGGGGAAGTAACCAGTGTCGGACCGTCTTATGCGTTTCCTGAAGAAAAGTTTACCTTAGATCTCGATGACGAAACTGCACTTTCTATAATAGAAGGCAGAACAAAGATACATGCGTGTTTTGTTGACCCTACATCAAATACTCTAGAGCTAACTGGACGCAGGACAGAGCTTAAAATGGACGATGTGCTGCATAGAATAGTTGATAGTCGATGGAGCAATATAGAAAAACCAGACCTTCACATTACATACGATAATAACACTATAGTTTTTCAACTAACGGAAGAATTATATGGAACTTATATTTTAGATAAGAAGTTCCAACCGGTAAAGAAAAGAGAAGTTAGATGGGATAGGGACATGCAGCTTCATTTTTTTATAACAGAATACAATGATCCTAATATACTTTATCAGTCTGTTGTTGTAACACTTGCTGATATTATAGCAAAATCTCACACAGTTGATGTAACAAATTTACCAGTAAAGTTTAGTATATATACTAGGCGTGTTTTTAAAAATTACGTGATTGAAAAATTATGAGAATAGTTGAATTTGATATTATTTTTCTAAGTTATGATGAGCCTAATGCAGATTTGCATTACGCAGATTTATGCAATAAAGCACCATGGGCTAAACGTGTACATGGAGTTAAAGGCAGTGACACTGCTCATAAAGCAGCAGCTGAGTTAAGCGATACTGATTGGTTCATTACAGTTGATGCAGACAATATGGTAGATCCTAAATTCTTTGATCTAGAACTAGACATGAGCGATCCTAAGATACAAGTCTACGGATGGTGTGCTAGAAATTCTATCAACGGTTTACGTTATGGTAACGGCGGCCTAAAGATTTGGAAAAAAGAGTTTGTGTTAAACATGCGCACACACGAAGCAGCAGAAAGCGATCGTGCCCAAGTTGATTTTTGTTGGGAAGATGGATACAAGAACTTTCCAAAGATCTATAGTGACAGCATTATTACAGGATCGCCTTTTCAAGCGTGGAGAGCAGGGTTTCGTGAAGGTGTTAAAATGACTCTGCTTGACGGCGAAAAAGTGCCAGCACAAGAAATACAAGAACGTATTTGGTGGCATAATATTCATAGACTGCGTATGTGGTCGACTGTAGGTATGCACGAAGAACACGGTGCCTATGCAATCCTTGGCACACGTATGGGAACATACATGACTAACTGTACAGATTGGAACTATGTAGATGTTAGAGACTTCGAGCTATTAAAAGATATCTACGAAGAAAAAGTTAACCACATCGACGTCGAAGCCGATGCACAAGTGCTAGGTGAAAAGATTAAACAAGAGCTAGGTCTTAAGTGGCCTTGGTTAAATGCAGAACAGAGTAAGTACACATTAGCGCTTTATGATGAAACAATTAATTTAGGCTTAACTTATTACCGACAATGAAATACGATATAATCTTCATTAGTTACAGTGAGCCTAACGCGGACGAAAACTTTAATAAACTAAAGGCAAGATTTCCCTACGCTCAACGAGTTAGCGGAGTTACAGGAATACACCAGGCACACATTGCAGCAGCTAGGAAAGCCTTTACTAAGATGTTTTGGGTAGTTGACGGCGATGCTGTAATTGTAGACACATTCAACTTTAATTATGTAGTAAGCAAATACGATCTAGAATGTGTACATGTTTGGCGCAGCCAAAATCCAGTTAATGGACTAGAATACGGATACGGCGGAGTTAAACTACTTCCTAAGAAGTTGACTATGACTATGGACTTAGCTAGACCTGACATGACAACAAGCATTAGTCCGCTGTTTAAGGCCATGGAAGAGATCAGTAACATTACTGCATTTAACACTGATCCTTTTAACAGTTGGAAAAGTGCATTTAGAGAATGTTGTAAATTATCTAGTCGCGTTATTGATAGACAAGACGATACTGAAACTCAACAACGATTAAACACCTGGTGTACAGTTGGCACAGACATCGATGTACTTGCAGGAGCAATTGCTGGCCGCAAGTACGGTGAAGAAAATAAATTAGATGTAGAAGCATTAAAAAAGATTAATAATTTTAAATGGTTAGAGGAACAGTTCTATGGACGATAAACAACGCATACAAAAATTCATTCCCATAATGAAAGAAGTTAGTCCAACTTTCTGTTTGGCCAAATGGCATCACACTACTATCTATTTGCAAACGGGAGAAACACACAGTTGCTACCATCCTGCACCTCACAAAATTCCTTTGGCTGAAATTGCACTAGACCCAAGCGCATTACATAATACTAAAGAAAAAATTAGTGAACGTGCTGAAATGATTGCAGGCAAAAAGCCTAGTGGTTGCAATTATTGCTGGAACATTGAAGCAATGGGGGAGGATTATATTAGCGATCGCAAGGAGCGTAACGCAAGTATCTATACTGAGGAAAGACTCGGAGCTATAAAAGCTAATCCTCTAGCTCCTGTAAATCCACAATACATTGAGGTAAGTTTTGGTAATGAATGCAATTTCAAATGCGGATACTGCCATCCTAAGCATAGCAGTGCATACCACAAAGAGATCAAAGATTTTGGACCGTATGATATGGTTAAAAATCACCGCAATGATATTAACTGGTTCACTGTCTATGAAGAAGATACTAATCCCTACGTAGAAGCATGGTGGAAGTGGTGGCCCGAGGTTAGTAAGACCTTAACAATATTACGAATTACTGGCGGCGAACCGCTATTACAAAAATCAACTTGGAGACTCTTAGATGAGCTTGATAATAATCCTAAACCTAATCTCGAGCTTAATATTAATAGCAACTTCGGAGTTAAGACGATACTTATCGATCGATTAGTAGAAAAGGTAAATGCTCTCTTAGCTAAAGGTGCAATTAAAGACTTTAAGATTTTTACTAGCATGGATACATGGGGACCGCAAGCGGAATACATACGCACAGGGCTAGATTTAACTGTTTGGGAAAAGAACTTAGATACATATCTAACTAAGACCACGTTACCGGTTACATTTATGTGTACCTTTAATATTCTAACAGTAACAAACTTCCAAAGTTTACTAGAAAAGATCTTAGAATGGCGTGTTAAGTATAATGGCTTTGATCAGAACAAATGGCAGCGTATACGCTTTGACACTCCGTTCTTAAAAGAGCCATTACAATACGACATGAATTTATTGCCTAAAGATGAGTTTATGCCTTACATGCAAAGACATCTAGACTTCATTCTAGCCAATCTAGACGATAAAAACCGTAGCAAATTCAACGACTTAGAGTATGAAAAATTCCTAAGAGTAGTAAAATACATGGAATCAGCTATCTATACCCCAGAAAAACTAAAAGAAGGCAAACGAGACTTCTTTAATTGGTTTACAGAATACGACCGCAGACGCGGTACTAATTTCTTAGAAACATTTCCAGAATTGGAAAACTTCTATTTTGATTGCGGACAAACAGAATAAGGACACTATGAGCAAAACAATTTTAATTACAGGCGGCGCCGGGTTTATAGCTCACCATTTAGTTGATAAAATTTTAACCGAAACTGATTGGAAAATAGTAACCCTTGATCGATTAGATTATAGTGGCAATTTAAATAGATTGAACGAAGTAGTAATGGCTCACCCGGCAATCGAGCGCAAACGTGTACGGGTAGTTCATCACGATCTAAAGGCAGAACTAAATTCTCAAATTAGATCAATGATTGGAAAAGTTGATTTAATAGCGCACCTTGCAGCAGGCAGTCACGTCGACCGATCTATTGCGTATCCTATGGAATTCGTACAAGATAATATAGTGGGCACTGTTAATCTAATGGACTATGCTCGTAATTTAGATAGTTTAGATCTATTTGCATATTTTTCAACAGATGAAATTTTTGGTCCAGCACCTGTTGGAGTTAGCTACAAAGAAAATGACAGATATAACAGCACCAATCCTTACAGTGCTAGCAAAGCTGCCGCAGAAGAAATGGTAGTTGCATACGAGAATACCTACGGCCTTCCAGCAATTGTTACCCACACTATGAATGTATTTGGGGAAAGACAACATCCTGAAAAGTATATTCCTATGTGTATCAGAGGTGTTCGAGATAACGAAAAAATTACAGTACATGCTAACGCAGAAAAAACAATTGCCGGATCAAGGCATTACATACATGCTCGAGACGTTGCAGATGCATTGATGTTTTTATATCATACTGACCTTAGTAAATTAGAACCAGACTACGGTGGCGCAAAATGTCAAAAATTCAATATTGTAGGATCTACAGAGATTGACAATTTAAAATTAGCACAGTTTATTGCAGATGTCCAAGAAAAACCGCTCAACTACGAAATGTGTGATTTCCACACTAGTCGACCTGGCCACGATTTGCGATATGCACTAGATGGTAATAAGATGAAACAGTTAGGATGGGAACCTCAGCCTGCATATAAAAGATTAGAAGAAGTAATACATTGGACATTAAAAAACAATAGATGGCTAATAGTTTAATTAATATTAATAATTTATCAACAGCATTTGATAATTTTCATAAAGAAAAATATTCACACTGTGTAATTGATAATTTTTTAAATGAAGATGTTGCTACCCAGATAGCAGCAGATTTTCTTGCGTATGATTCTGGATTATTTAACGGCAACTATGATAATCAAATTGAACTGAAGCGTACTTGTAATATATGGGATAGATTCCCTGCGAGTATCTACCAACTAATAACATATCTTAATTCACCTACATTTATAGACGTACTATTGACATACACAGATTGCGGCACGCTATATTCTGATCCAGGAATCCACGGAGGTGGCTTACATTCTCATCCAGATGGCGGTAAACTAAATCCGCATCTTGATTATAATCTTCATCCTAAATTAGGCCTACAGAGAAAGTACAATCTTCTTATCTACCTTACTCCTGATTGGCAACTAGAATGGGGAGGAGATTTTGGCATATGGGGAAGTGATGGCACTGCTCCCACTCATCTAATTAAACAAATATCTCCTATCTTTAATAGAGCAATTTTCTTTGATACTTCCCAGTCGTTCTGGCACGGACTAGCAACTACTGTTTCATGCCCACTAAATATATCAAGAAACAGTCTAGCAATATATTACCTAACAGATCCGCCAACTGACACCAATACTCGAAACAGAGCACTTTTTTCTCCTACTTCGGATCAAAAAAATAATCTTGAAGTATTAGACTTAATAAAGAGGCGAAGCATTACTAATGGCAATAATGTAGAACAGTGGAATAGATTATGAATTTTCTTTTTGAAAACACTCAAGAACAAACAAATTTTTTAGAATGTCCAGATGTTAACTCATCAGGTATACGACGATTTACTACTAGTCCGTTTGTATCTTCTTTAATTAGATGGAAAACTACAAAGCAGCCTCTGTCCGGTCTTAACAGCATATCTGTAAAAGTAGATTTATCAAAAAATAAAAAATTATATGACAAGTACATTATATCAACCGGAGTAGCACATTCACCGTGGGATTGGTGCGGGTATACTGAGCTAAACACGCAGTATGATTCTTATATGTCTGAACGAAAATCAGTATTTGCCTATCTAAGCGAAAAGCAACTATCAGCAATTCGCAAAAAGAAATGCTACTTACTATTAGATCAATCGCATGAAGGCTATCATACTATTTGGCTGTTTAAGTGGTTTCACGACTGCTGTTCTCATTACAATATAAACCCAACTCAAGTAATATATGTAACTGGCAATCTTGCAGTTATTGAACAGTATAGTAATTGGTGCAGTGAGAATGTACCCCAATCAAAACTATGCGTAATTCCAAATATACAATTTGAAGAATTTATACAAACCGCTGTTGAAAATCAAATAAGAACTCTGCCAACATCTAGTCAACAAGTAGAATACAAAACAAAAAATATAGAAGACATCAAAGTATACAACGCATTTCAAAAGCGATCACGTCCCCACCGAATCTGGCTGTTCAGCAAGTTATACGAAAATCAATTAATGAATGATGGCGTCAATAGCATGAATTCTTTTAGTTATCGTAACTCTCACTATGAAGGTCGAGTGCTTGATCCAGAATTATACAAATCGTTTATAAACTTGTTACCTATGTATCCTAGAAACAATCTTGATAGTAAGAATAAAAAAGGATTTGAAGGATCGTTGGGCGACTTGTTTGAACAAGATTTAAATCAGCAAGAAACATTAGACACTTGGATCAGTGTAGTTAGTGAAGCATCATTTGCTGAAGATACTTGCTTTATAAGTGAAAAAAGTTTTAAGCCAATTGCAGTCAATCATCCATTTATACTGTATGGAAACAAAAATAGTTTAAAATATTTTAGAGAGCTAGGATATAAAACATTTGGTGAATTTATTGATGAGTCTTATGATAGTTTAGAATCTTGGGATAGACTAGATGCAATTATAAAAATAATACAAAATATTAAAGCAATGTCTTCCGATGAAAAATTAAAATGGTTCATATCAATGCAGCCTATTTTAGATCATAATTTTAAAACCTTAGAAGAAAATACAAGAAAGCGATTACCAAGTTCTATAACTTTATTGCACAACTATTTTCTTGGAAACTAATAATGTACAATAAACAAATTATCGAAATCAATACTGATCTCAAAAGAACACGTAAAGCTATCATTAGCTTAGGATGCTCTTTTGTTGAAGGTCAAGGCGCAGTTAATCAAGAAATTTATGACAACTATGAATGGAGTATGACAAAGACCGGAATTCCTATGAGTCCTATCTTAACTGCTAGTCAACAAACTACTTTGCTTTCTAATCATCCTGAATTGTTACTAGAAACTGGAGGTATAAATTGGACATTTATGGAATATCAAAATGCATTTGTTAATATACTATGCAAAAAATATTTTGATGCAGGCTATACTCCCATTAATTTTGGTCTAAGAGGTAAGGGTAATCGAGCTTCAATTAAAAGTTTGTATTTTCATCCTCAACTAAATTGGCAGGACATTGACGAGTTGATAGTTATATATGTGCCAAGCGGCCCTGAACGTTTTGATTTTGTAAGTGACGAATTCAATGAACACCAGCAGTTTCAATGTGCTTGGCCTTGGTATGAAGATCAAGAAAAAAGCCCTCGGAAGACACTGTGGAAAGGATACGGTACTGCAATATACAGCGAAAAGTCAGCAATGCTAGAGCAAATATCAAATGTTATTGAATTGGAAAACTGGTGTAAACTAAAAAACGCAAAATTAATAATTACTCCTGGATTTGATAGATCGTATAAAAAAGAAAGATTTAACGAAATTATTCAAAATACAGTAGAGAGGAATCATCTCCAACAAACTACAAAGTATACAGACTATGCACATGACAAAAAAACAACTAGACGATCTGTTGCTGACCAAACAATATTTAACGCAATTGTAGAGCAATGGCCATGGGACAAAATGTTTGTTCCGCAGGGCTGCAACACATTTATGGACTTATGCCTAAAGCAAGAAGGGCTAGAACACACTGGTTACTGGGACTACAATGGCAAGGGAACTCCTAATTATTGGATAACCAAATGCTGTCATCCTAGTGCAAAGGGGCACGATCTATTTGCACAAGAACTTTTTAAATTCATTACGGCGTAATATGTATAAGTTGCTAAATGCAAGCCCGTTGCCTGATTATGTAACTGATTATAAATTTTTAAAATCCTTAATACTAAATTACGCAGACGATGCAACACCCGGGCACCAAATTTATTCAAATAAGTTTACTTCGTATGATTCGCCTGCCCTGTTTGAGAAAAATTTACAAACTCAGCCAGATGACTGGCATTATCGATCAAAAGAAGTAACATACGCTTGCAATCTTAATGGTTATAGAGCAGACGAGTGGCATTTAATTGACTGGCAAAATGCTGTTGTAGTATTTGGATGTTCTTGCACACTAGGAGTAGGGTTAGCTGAGGATGAAACAGTTACTGCTCAATTGTCTAAAATGTTAAATAGACCAGTGGTTAATATGGGCGCTAGTGCATCTTCTATGCAATTTTCTTTTATAAACTCAACATTACTATCTAAGTATTTTCCAACTCCGTATGCTGTAGTCAACTTATGGACAAATATAGATAGATTTACTATTTTTAAAGATTACAAGATAGATCACGCTGGTCCGTGGGACGATACGGCTATGTATAAAGAATATGCAACTAATATCCATCATTCAATGACAGAAGCTAGCTACATATCTATTGCAAGTAGGGAGCTTTGGAAAAATCGGTGCAAGTATTATTCTGCTAGTTTTTTTGACCAAACAGCACACTACACAGAAAGTGCATGGATTGAAATTGATAATCAAGCAAGGGATCTAACTCATCCTGGAAGAATATCATCTAAAAAAATGGCTCGATTAATTTCTAGAAATATTGCTTAAAAAATAGTTTTAGTTGATTTATTAATGTCGGTTTTAAGTCTAACTATATCAACCTTAAACTCTATTTTCACAATCTCGTCTTTATATTCTCGAAGCGTTTCTACTAATCTAGTAGCAATTGTATCTTGGTCTAAACTGATAGTCTGTTCTTTAATATTAATTTCCCATACTCTGCCGTTAGCAAACTCTAGATGAACTACATCTAGATAAGCTATAGGCACCGTATTCATATAAAGATCCTCAAAGACTTCTGGCCATTCTTTGACCAGATGTCTTGGAGGTTTAAACAGCCGACTAGGCATCTACTGATTCTTTAGCCTTTGTTGTTTTTTTAGCCGGAGGATCTAACTCGTCTGCATCTTTACGTAGCTTGGCTGCTTCTTTATACATGGCATCTGCTTGACTACGATAACTTTTAGCAATATCTTTATCAGACAATGCTTCGTTTGATACAGCTTGAGCACGTACTGGCGCAGGAATGTCAGTGTCAACTGCCGGTACAACTTCTTTCTTCGGTTGCTCTCGCAACTTAACTGATGGAGTTGATCCCTTAACGAAGTTACATAGCTCGTCGATTGTGCAATTCTTTTGCTCTGCAATCAATACATTTAATTGATCCAACGGCATATTATGCTGATTAGTTGGAGTCATAATAACTGAATCAGATGGAACCTTCTGCATACGATTATCAATTTGCATAGCCTGCAACATTGGTCTACCGTCTGGGAAATACTTGACAAACATCTGCTCACCAAATTCAAATGAATCTTGTGCAGGCTCAGTTTCGACTAGATCCATAATAGCATTATGATATTGATCTGGCAATGTTGCTGTAGGCAACACTAATGACATATGTGATTCGCCTGGCAATGTACGGAAAACAACAATAACTTTATTACCGCTGTTTTTCATTTTACCGATGTGTTTTAATGACTGCATATTAAGCCTCCTTTTTGTTTGCTACAGATTCTAAGAATGTGTTTAACTTATTGAAAGTTTTACCTACCGCTTCTAGCTCTGCTGCTTTAAACGCCCCGCGCTGACTTGCTACTTCTATAATACTCTTTAGTGCAACTAGATCGCTGATATTAAGATCAGTACTAGATTGTGCTCCTTGAGCTGGCTGTGCTGCAACATCTTCGATTGCTTTAACTTCTTCTGTCATATTAGGTTCTCCTTAAATGTGGACAGGCTAACATAAAGTATGTTAGTTCTTTTTGGTCTTCAAACGCCACAAACGTGGCAGATTTTAATTTTCCGTCTTTATCAATTGCAGGTGATCGAACAACACAATATCGTCCTTTCAGTCTAGCATCAACCCAATCAATTAACTCATTATCAAATAGTACCATCTCTCCAATTTTTGTTTTGGCAAAATGTGGAGGCAATGTGCTTACTCTACGTTGTTTTAAAATAGCAATAGGGTTGAGATTGAACATAGTGAAAATATTTATAAATTATTGTTGTTAGGTTGCTGATTCTTGGCTAAATCTTTTTGCTAGGGCCTTGTTATATCCTATCTTACGGATATCCCCAGAAAATAGATAAAGCTCGAATGCAGCACGTTCACGTAGTACAATGATATATTTTTTTGTTATAAAATAGGGAGATTCAATAAAGTTATCCAACCAAACTAGTACTTGAGGAGTAATAGCAAAGTCTTTAGGAAAGTCTACTTTATATGTTTTAATTTTAGCATGATCGTTGATAAACGTCAATGCGTGTTCACTCAAACGTTGCCCGCCTTTGTCCTTATCGCGAACGTTCCACCACCACAGACTGCGATATTGTTTGAGCGTATCCGAGTCGGCTGGTTGTCCTGCAGCCTCTAAGAATACCTTAGTATAGGTATCCTTGATGTCCATATTATTCTACCTTTTCACCAGTGGTTAATTTGTATACTTCAAAGTCTTCAGTTTTAAAAAGACGATTTAGTTTCTTAGCAAGATTATGCGCATGACCAGGATTGCTAAAACTTACTTTCTTATATTTTGGGCCGGGGTAGCTAGCAACTAGACTACCACTCTTTAGATTAAAAGGTTGGCCTTTATAGAAAACCGCCCAGATAGCTTCACTATTAAGAATCTGTTCGATCTTAAAGTTTTCTTTATTTGCATGTTCTAACAATACTTTTGGCTTTGGTCTGCTCATACTATACGTGTTCCTAGTTAACCACGTATATATTTATATCAATTAAAGCCGCCCCCGTCGAACTTAACATCGATATTAGTAGTTGATTCCTTAATTACAGACAACATAGCATGTATTTCTTGTACAGTCTTGCCTAATTTGCTAGTCATAATAGCTAATTCTGCTGTTAGATCTCTAGCTTCTTGAATACTGATACGAATATCTTTTTGTTGACTACGTTCGGCAGCAACTACCCGCTGAATTAGCTTTTCTACACTAGGTAGATTAGTAGGAAGATTACTTTGAGACATTTGCTAGTACCTGCTTCATTTCAATTTCTGTTTTAAACGGACCTTGATATTCATAGCGTTGTAATGTAATAAGTTTGGGACAGTGACTCTTGACCCACCCTTTTTCAAATTTAATAACATAGTATCCAGCACAGTACAAACTCTTGCTATCTCCGCTCTTAGTAAAGAGTGGAAGCTTTCTTTGAATATCAAACATTGAGTTGTGCGGAGTGGCACTAGTTGTATATCCGTGGACTTCATTTGGTTCTGCACCTGTTGCTTCTTTAATAATCTTAACAACAAAAAACGCTTTGCCAAACTCTCGAGTTAGACTTTCTTTGTTATCGTAAATTTTAATTCCAAATTCATTGCTTAGAACAAACCGGTTGTCATCATTCATCCTAAGTGTTCCAAACTTTTCTCCGCCTTTTTCAACAATCCAAAATTTATTGTCGATGATCGGTTTAGCATGTAGTTCTGTTGTCATAGTGTGTATCTCGCATTTAAAGGTTCAGCATATGCTTGTGCTTGATCTGAAATCTTCTTTAGATCGTACAGTCCGCAAAACTTCATAAGTCGCAGACCAACTTGACTAATGTTTTTATTAGCACTAGTTGCTTCTGCAATATTCTCAACCATAATAGATTTAATATCGTCGGGCTGGTGTGCAAGGTCGATGAGTCGACGATTGCGTTCGTAATCTTCTAGCACTCGATGTTCTAGTCCGTTGTGGTCAGTCCATCTCTGTAGCATTAGGTTGTTCCACGAAAAGCCTTTGCTTTTACGATCTTCAAACGCTTCAGTGAGGCCTACTTTTTTGCTTGTGCCTTTAGTGCGTACACCGGGATATGCTGAGAAGACATTATCGCTAGTATCGCCACGCATACATTTTTCAAACAACAACCACTCTGGATCTGGGATTGCTTTAGGTAGTTGTGTTTTCTTGTCAATGACTCTTTTACCTTTTGCGTCAAATACGCCTTCATGGGTAATTGTAGTTTCCATTACACCGTTGTACTGTTTTACATTAGGCGCAATTAATTGTACAAAGTCAGTGTCAGTACTAATAATGATGTGATTGTCGTTAGGATGACTCTGTATCCAGCCAGCAATAAGATCATCTGCTTCTAGGCGAGGATGTTGCATAACTGTACAGTTAGTCTTATCTTTGATAAAGTCTTTAAACGTGTCAAATGCTTCCCAGAAGATTTTTTCTTCGTCTGCTTCTTTTTCGGTATGTGCGGCACGAGCTGCTGCACGTTGAGCTTTATAAGGCTTGTAGTAATCTTTGCGCCAGCTGCGACCTTCTAAACAGAAGATAACGTGACTGCCGTTAAAGTCTTGCCACGCCTTCTTCACGCTGTTAAGAGTGATATGAAACGCCATGCCTAGCTTAATATCAGCGTCGCCGTTAATAACGTGTCTAGCACGAAAGAATGTATTTGCTGTATCAACTATAATGTAATTCATTTGTTGTTCTTTTTAACTGTGTTAATATCGATCACACCAGTGTTTACTGCACCGCCGAAATCACCATCTATCACTACGCCTGCGCATAGTTCACGGAACCAACGATCGACAATCTCTTCTTCTTTGTCGCCATCAAACCCGTAACCTTCTTGCTTTAATTTTAACACAAACTGTTCGTTCCAGTCAAGCTCAAAAAACCCATTACGGATGTTGTCTTTGTTTACATGTGTTTCGATTACACCTACCCAAGGTTCTTTTAAACGAGTTGCTTTATCTTTTGCGCTAAGTTTCGCTACTTCTTCTGCTTCTTTAGCAAGCACTGCTTGTTCTGTTGCTTCTTTTGCAATTTGTATAGAACGTTCTGCATCTTCTACAGCACGTTTAGTTTCGGCTTTGATCTTATCAATGCCAAACAATTTTTCAACCCACTTGTTCATTATGTACCCCACTCATTTTTAAACAGCGGCACTTGCAGTCGGTCACTGTATCGCAAACCGTTCTTCATAGCTAGCACTGCTACGTTCTTATTGTTCATAGCATATACACTTTCGACACCGCCGACTGGCATTAAGTAGACATGTCCTTTAAACCCTGCTGCACGGAATGCAGCAATTGCACGTTCGGCATCGGCAAAGTCTTGTTCTGTAGCAATAACAAACTTCAAATATGCTGTACCAACTTCTTCATACTCACAAACAACTTCTGGCTTAATAGCGTCTTCCCACTTTTCACCACTGCATGGCAGTTTAGCACTTACACTGAATGTAAGTTCTTTACCTACTTCACTATTCCACTTAGCCAAGAAACCTTTAAACTCCGGAGTCAGTTTTTGAGTACCGTTTGTTTCAAAAGTAATCTCTTTCAAGTCACGCATCTTGGTGTTGTTAAGCAAATCCGGATAAGCACGTTGCCAGCCCAGTAGCGGCTCGCCGCCTGTAATAACCAAGTGTTCGTCCTTCCAATGATCCTGCGGGAGAATTTCCATAATACGATCTACAATTGCTTCGCTTGTAAGCATCGGACTAAGAGTTTTGAACTCTGGCATCCAGCTAGCGTAGCTATCACAGCCAGTACTAACTAGTGGCAAGTCCTCGTATTTTGCAAACATATGAGCAACTACTGAAATTTCTTCAGCTTCCTTGCTTAGTTCACCTCTAGGCATGCCAAATCCGCTACACGTAAAGTTGCAACCAAATGTGCGTAGAAATACAGAAGGGACGCCCATATAACGTCCTTCACCTTGAATGCTGTAAAACAGCTCTGCGATTTTAATTTTACTCATAGTTTATTATACACTCTTTTTCTGTAATTGCCAAGAACCGTTGCCTTGATCTAGCCATTCTAATGTGTCTCCTTCTTTCCAATTTTGCATATCTAACAGATCTTGCGGTATTGGCATAATAAGATCGCCATTCTCGGGATCTTCTTTTAGGGTAACTGTCCAGTGTGTCATATTCTATCACTTAATAATATTTTACAAAGTAATGCGTCTTGTTCGTTATTGAACTCAAACGACATTGAATTTTCTGTAGGATGGGATGTGTACTTATCACCAGGAAGCCCAAACTGTTCTAAAACCATCGCGCAGGTTTCATTCCACCAATGACTATTTTGATTATCCCAAGGAACGAGTATAGTATTCATCGGCCTCTTAAATTAGTACTAGTCTTACTAATCTTAGGACCTGCGCTTTCAAAGTCCATGCCCGCCATGCGACCTTCATACTTACTACCATTCCAATTCATCAATAGTTTAACACTCTTGTTCATAACCACAGTAAGGTTACGTCCCTCGTTACACTGCATGACTTCAGCCTCCATCTCTCTTTTACTGGAAACCTGAGTAACAGTACAGGTGTTATCGTGCCTAGTTATTACACTCATTTTGTCCACCATTCTTCATAAGGAAATTCAATCCACACATCGTTTTCGGCTTTGTTAACTTCCATACCACAGTAGTTCATACCTACGCTGCATTGGCTAGATAAGTTATCAACAACAACAGCAAATCTTACGTTGTTACTCCAGATCTGTTGCCAACTGGTGTCATCTGGAAAACAGCCACTTGGCCAATCATTCATCAGCCAGTTTAGTGTACTGCCTTGATCATTAATGTCGTCAACAACAAGAATGTTCTTTCCGTAAAACGCATCTTCAGCCATGCCTAGATTGCTAGTACATTCTCCGCCGTCACGCAAACTGATATCTAACGATTGCATGGGAACGTTTAAGTAATGGCTGATCATTACAGCAGGCAATAATCCGCCTCTTGTAAGTCCTACAATGAAATCCGGCTTCCAATTATCTGCGGCAATTTCTCTACAGATAGTAGAAACTAAACCTTTAAATTTTCTGTCATTAATTATGAGTTTGTTCATTTTGTTCTTTACGAGTTTTTAAATAATATTCATTTTGAATCCATTCATCATTTACTAGAAATCCCCATTCTCGTTTGTGGGGACCTGGCATAAACAATGTCCAAGGAGTTATTCCTTCTTTTAATTCAATGCGGTGATAACTAGTAGGGCTAGACACGCGAAAATGACCGGGTCCACGCCACTTACGAATCTCGCAACTTTTTGTACCATCTGGATTAAATTCTGGAATCCATTCATAATAGCCACCTTTTAAAATTAAAGTAAAATAACTCCATGGATGATCGTGAACATCATCTGGATCACCTTTATGGAACTTGTGTAGAAACACATTAAACGGAAAATGCTTTCGATCTTTTAGAAAAAGATAATAACGGGTTAACAACGGTTCGTTGCTCACTCGATCCATAATTATACGTTTACGACCCAGCCTATCTAAAAAATCGAGAAACCATTTCATTTACGTGTCTCCATATTTACTAAAGAAGCAATACACTTATCGCTTATTGGATTCTTGGAGACTCAATGTATCAAAGAACTCTTTCTTTGTACCTGGATCTTTATTAAACGCACCTTTAAGCACTGAAGTAGTTGTTGAACTATCGTGTGCCATTATGCCTCGGTTCTCACAACATCCATGAGTCATTCTTAAATATACACCTACGTTTTCTGAATCAGTTGCTTTACTAATTTCTCGAGCAATGTCATTACATAGTTCCTCTTGTAGGGTGCCACGGCGAGCGCACCACTGAGCAATGCGAGTATACTTGCTAAGACCAATTAGTTTTTCTGCCGCAATAATGCCAATATAAGCAACCCCAGTAACGGGTTGGTGATGATGTGAACACATACTACGAAGTTCACTGCGAACCACGAGCATGCCTTCGTAACGGTCTGCCGAATTGTTTGGAAATGCTGTTACGTCTGGTGCTGGATCATATCTGCCTGTCATGATTTCATTAAAGTACATTTTAGCAAGCCGCTTTGCAGTGCCTTTGCTATTTGGATCTGTTTCTCGATCAATAAGCAAGCGATCTAGCACACCTTCAAATGCTTCTGCTGCTTCGGTGATTAGTGTATCCTTTTCAACATCGCTAACGTATTCGCTGATGTTGTCTCCTGCCCAAAACCGTTTGTTATCGCGTTTGAGTTTGTCGCGGATAACCTGGCTTAGCGGTCTTCCGTCTTCTTCTCTATAATTCAATTGTGTCAATATATTTCTCCGATGTTTAAGCAGTGGATTGCCTGTATAGTTTTATTTTAGCATCTCTAATAGTTTATTGCAACTAAAATAATGTTCAGTTAATGCATCTACTTGTTTATTTAGGCTGGGTAAAAACTTTTCGTAATTTTCCATGTACTGTATAATCTTGTAGCAGATTTCTTGTCTATGGATATTATAGTTCTCCCAAGTATCAGTCCATTCGCTCGGATACTTGAAAGTATCAAATGCCATTTCGCTGTAGCTTAGTCTATCTGGCATCATTGGAACAGCGCCCACTAATGCACCTTCATACCAACTAATGCCTAACGTTTCTTGCAAGTTTGCACTAAACACAATCTTAGATTGTCCTAGCAGATTGTGGTATTCATTCTTTGTCAGCTGTTGATCCTGACATACAACAAACTCATACTGAGGCAAGTGCATAGCTAAGTCACGAAAGATATCTACTTGTTTCTCTGGCGCTATGCGATGAGGGAACAGTATAAGGTCACGCTTTGGCATGTTCTTATACATAGTCAATGTATCTTCCATATACTCCATGGGCCACCCAGTCTGGACAATCTTCTTAGAAACTTTATAGTTATAAACTGTACCTAAGTTAACCTCTAACAAATTGTTACGAAACATATCGATATGAAAATTCGTAGCAAAATAGTTATGATCGAACGCATGAAAGAAACTTTTCTCAGCGTGTCTAACCCAAGGCTTATTACCAACAAGACGTCCTAAAAAGTCTTGTGGGTCATAACTGCCAGCATGCCATAGTCCATGTGTAGTTACTGGAATACCCAGTAATTCGCTCATGTACTTGAGATTGATGATACCAGGGTGCCAAGCATCAGTAAATATAAAATGATCACCTGGGCGAACGGCTCCATTACAAAATAAACGGCCCAGCTGCTCAACTTGACTAGCCTTGTATATATTAGTTCCGCCAAAGTTGAGAAACGCTCCAGGAGTAGTTGCACTAGGAATATCCGCAGGGCCTGATATAATTTGAACATTGTGTCCTTTCTCTCGTAGTAAGGCAGGCACATGGGACTGCCATTGTCCAGTGTACCTTGTCTCGACTGCTTCTAAATCAACGAGAAAAATTCTGCTCATTGCGCTTTCCGTTATTATCCCAACGTGGGTTCTTGCCTAGGTAAGGCCGGCGCGGTCGCTTGCTTGCTAGGAACGCACCATAGTTAGGAGCACCTTCTTTGCGGTAAATTTCCGCAGGGTCAAACTCTCGAAGTTCCATACGACAAAAGTCTTGAAACGCTTCCAAGTCATCAAAGATCCGAACAATGTCGGGGCGATTTTTAAAATAGGCAACGTCGCGGTAATTCTTAGCCATGTTAGCTTTCCTTAGTACTTAATAATATTATTATGGTTTGTATTCGATGATACCATCGGATTCACCGTCTTCTGACACTACAATTTCGTAGTATCGATTTGATCCATATGCTGGAATCAAATGCTTTTCCAAGATGTCTGTTGCAATCATTTCGCAACTCTTGTGATTCATTTTACCGTCTTTAATAAATTCTGCCAATGCCCACTTAACAAGGAAGAACTCTAATTCACGGTCTAAGTGTGTAACACTAATCTTTACTTCAACTTTGAACATGTGTCGATGTTCATTTTCAAGAAACTGGATACGTGGATCAATTGATCCAGCGTTTGGGTAATAGTGAAACCCTTCAAATTCTGTACGAACTTTAATAAACGTCATAGTTGCTGGGCGAATGTCTTGTTTAATAATCATAGAATGTACTTTGATGATATAGGTCCTTTGCCTTGCAACCCGAAATGCTCTTTGATTGTAGATCTACAAAGTGTACGTTGATACTGTGCTGCCTCTGTTGGACCTTCTTTAGTAAATTGCATATTATCAATAATTGTAACACATTCTTCTAGCAATAGTCTAGCAAAATTCTCTTGATTGGTAACATTGACACCTAAAATATTTTCAGTTGCCTTGTCTAATGCACGTTTAATTTTTTGGTTCATCTCATACTTTCCATAGTTATAATTTTACCAAGTTCCTCACCGAGGTCTTTGTCATCGTGAATGATGTACATTTTATTATTGTCCTCATCACGTTTACGATCATAGTTACGAACTTCTACTACAAAGCCGCCACTACCTTTGTAGACCTGTAGTTTCATGCCATCGCTATGAAAACGCTCTTCTGATTCTCTAGTGGGCTTCTCGTACTCAATCGCGTCGTCATTTTGATTAAGGACCCAGTTGCGGAATCGTTGTTTCAATGTCATTTTTATGCTCTTTACTTTATTAACTGCGGTGCGTGTGCCTTGAACTCGGCAACCGCTAGTGCCTATTCCACGTGAATTACGGGTTGATACTTTACTAGAGGAGTTGTGTATGCTGATCCATGTGGTCCCATTACTTTACAATCTCATCGTTTTTGTATTGTGACCAGTCTGCAAACTTACTACGATCCATTAGCGTATGTAGACTATGAGACCATACGCCGGGATTGGTTGCTTTAAAATCTTTATCATCAATCTTTAGCATTGTATTATAATTCCATAACTTGATATATGGAATAGGCACACGAATCTGCGGAATAAAGTTATTGTATTCGCAGTAACCGCTTTCATGAAACTCTTCTACCTGGCTCATTGGAATATCTAGACTGCACAGATACTCTTTCTTCAAAAAGTAAAAGATCATCTCTTCCCAACACTTATGCTCTTCGTAGTCTTTAGGGTTAAAACTATGATTAGCGCCAAAGAAGATATGCTCACAGCCCTGTAAATTCAATGCAATATTTCCTACAGGTTGTACGCCTGTAACAAACAAAGTTTTTAACCCGTATGCAGGAGTATGTTCTACTTCATTACCGATAAAGAATACAATATCGTCAGCAACGCCGTCTGCGTAATCACGTTTCATTCTTCAAAACCTCCATCTTTCATTTCTTGTGTGCGTTTACGTTCTTGCAGTTCTGCTTCATGGACATCACACAATGTACGTATCCATCCGTCGCCTCGTCTCTTTCCAACACTACCACACTCTTCGCATGTAATGTCTGCCCACGATTCTGCCATGCTAACTAGACCGCGAATGTAGTCATCGCCGCCATCGTAGTAGAAACGCAGTCCACCAAACTTTTCTTTAATCTGTGCCACAGTTACTTGTGGAACAACTTCCGCTGTTTTATTCTTCCAGTTGAGGTGATGCTGGATATTAGAACAGAGTGTTTCTAACAGTAGATACCAGCCAGCGCCTACAGAAAAGCCGCCGTAATCACCTGCAAACATCTTGGGAAACTGTTCTTCCATATTCTTGGCAAATGTTTCGTACTTGTTAAGTCCTTGATCTTCACCCATTACCATGTACTCAAATCAGTGATGTCAATTTTAGTATCGACATCTTTATCATTGTCATTAAAGAGATTAAATTCAATAGTAATCCCTTCCCCTATGCCACTACTACGATCTACCCTGATAGTGAACCATTCTATTTCTTTAAAATGGGTCACTATCTCGGTGAGCTTTTCAATTTGTTTACGATTAAGTGATAGTGTATTCATACATTAATTATAGCATCAAATTGCTCAGTTAGCAATGTTATTCTGCTACCAGTTTATCCAACTCGCCATCTTCGCGATCATCGTTCCACGAATCCTTGTCTTCACTGCCTTCTTCATAGAACAGATCGTTTGAGATATTCGTAACGCCACCACGCAAGCGTGAGCCTTCCAAATTCTGCATAAAGCCTCTAGTCTCTGCGTCAGCAATCATAGCAAATGCGGATTCTTTGTCTGGACAGCCAAACAGCTCTTCAACAAAACGATCAAAGTACAGAATGTTACGGGGAACCCAATCACTATACTCGTCACTCATGTCACGATCTTTGTTCTTCTTCCACAGTCTCCAGTCTGGTCGGATCTTAGCCTGTTCAATATCTGCCAAGTTGTTAGCACGTTGTACAGCAACAATATGTTGATAAACATTATGACCCATCATCAGTGCATAACCAAAGCTGTCCCACGAAGTCTTGCCTTCTTTGCCAATCTTGTTTAGCATTCCTGGCTTGTAGTGACAGATATCTGAAACATTTAGTCTGCGACCAATCTCGCTTTCGAATGGAAACGGAATGTCCGGGCGCGACGCAAGTGCTTTATTATCTGGAGCTTTGTCCATAATAACACTCCACCGCTTGGCTGTATGCTGACTGTTAGTGTAAACAAGTCCGTGTGCAGTTGCAATAAACGGCGACGCACAATCAAAGCTAATTGTAAAGTTAGGATTAATATGTTTACGGACCTGACGTTGAATACTGGTCAAATAGCACGACCAATCTAATTGTGCAGTGCCCAAGAAGTGCATCCAATCCTTGCCTTCTAGCATACCGTCAAACCGCATAGTGATTATGCGGCGTAGTGCAATATGCATCTTACACATATTCGCACCGCCCATTGCCCACCCTTCAGCGGCTTTATCGCCCCAAACTTTCTTATCGCTAAACTCTTTAACACCTTCGTACCACGCTTCGGCAGTATCCCAGTTACTACCTTGTAGAACGTTTAGGAACTTAGTAGCACCTAAACGATTGTCCAAGAAGTACTTGTTATTGTGACGAGTTTTATCTAGACAGTCTTCAAATGACTTTAGTCCTGTCTTTGGACTATGAATATGGTCACATGCCCACGTAGGAACGTCTAGCATCATTGACCAATCAGCAGTTAGTTCAAGCCAGTTAAGAATATCATCACGAGTCTTGTTAGCTTTTTTGCCTTCAAAGTCTAGCCAATCAAACTTAAGGATACCTTTACCAATCTGGTAACCACCGGAGTCGCCCAAGATCATTGTTTTGTTGCGATCACGTTGCTGAATCATTGAGTCATGATCCATAGTCTTAACTAGATCTAGTTGTGCATGGCCTGCTGAATACAATCCGTACTTGTAATAGAAGTATCCTTCTTCTGGGTTTAAGAAGTTCATACCTTCGATGCCTCGATCAAAACCCGCTGGAATTCGATCTTTGGGTACAAAATCTCCCTTGCGTTGTTTTGCCACGTAGGTAGAATAGAAACTACTAATCGCAGGCAAATAGACTGCGTAGTCTTTCTGTAGGGGTGTTAAATCAACTGGTTGTTTGCTCATATTCTCTCCATAATTTTACTGTTATATCTAATTGTTGTCTTGCCTGTTCTAAATTGTCTAATGCTATTTTAACAGCCTTATTGTCATTTGCCAAGCTATGCAACTTTAATTCTTCGTCACGCTTCTTACGTACCCATTGTACTATGTCTAGTATATCTTGATCAAGGCCTACAGTAGCATAGCTGGTGGATAAGTATTGCCAACTGGAGCCATTAAACACTTCTATATCAGTGCCGTTGATTCTCAGCATACCCATCATTGGATTAGCAGCGTTCGGGGCAACATACGGCAGGACAGTGTTGCCGCTATTTACCGTTACACCGTTATAACCTTGTAAGCCCTTAATCATATTTAGGCCGCTTGTGCTGGAATGATATATTTGTAAGTAGCAAGACCGCTGTCTAAAGTAATCTGGATAGCACCTTCATTACTCAAAGACATCTTTGTGTTGTTAACATCCGCAATCTTAAGGATACTCAAGATTGGCACAATAGGCCAAGTCCAACCACGATCCAATTTACCCGCAACGTTTTGTGCAAAGATAAACT